CTTGGGTTCAATAGTATAAAAACTAAATGGGTAACTGGTACATTATGGAATGGCAATGAATTGAGTGTAGGAAAAAAGTTTAATAACTTAAAGTATTACAATGAAAACAAATATGCTTGAAAACTGTATATTAGAAACCAAAAAATTTATTAATTCAGGCAGCAGATCAGATGCAGATTTTGAAGCAATGGCTTTAAAATTGTATAGATTGCATCATGAAATGAACGATTATTACTATTCTATTTGCGGTAGAAAAATTGCTTCAAATTTAGATGATATACCCCTTATGCCAATAAATAATTTATCCGCAGGGCAAAATTTGGGCTTAAAAATAGATACAAAAATGCCATATCCTGGCATTGTTTTAAAAACTAATAGTAGCGAGCATTATATTAGAGATACAGAGCTATATAAATATAATATCGCTAAGTCATTCCCAAAAAATATTCTAAATGAAGATGATTGGGTCCCATGGATTAATTATGTTGGCATAGCTAAATATTCTGAGCAAAGCTTAGAAAATTATATAATTGAATATATTTTTGAATCTTTTCATGGAACTTATTTGAACGAAATAAATGATTTTGCTCAACTGGTAGAAAAACTTGTAGAAAAAGAAAATGAAGAAATAAAAGTTAAGATACCAACAGTGTTTATGGTTACAAGCGTAATGATACAAGAACTTGTTAAAAAATATAATGCTGAATCTAAAAATTATGTAGATGGCATACATCTGCCACTCGGTTCAATGTTTATAGAATTAAAAGAAATAAGTGCAAAAAGTTCTTTAGAAGATATCTATAATATTTGCAATATATTTGATTTAAATAGTATTATTAAGCTGGCATACGTACCAGGCTTAACATCTCAATTTTATTCCTTAACAAAAAAATCAATACTCGAATCATGCAAATATAATAAATTGCCTGAGACTACAGAATATTTTTTTAGCCCATGGATAAGAGTTAGGGTAGTTGATGAAAAAAACAATAATGATGTTAAAACTGGGCAATATGGCAAAATTGCAATATATGATTTAGCAAATTTTTGGTCTTGCCCATTTATACTTACAAATTATTATGGTAAAATTGGGCCAAGAGGCGGTATAATAATAAAAGAAACATAGCTGGATCAATTTAAGAAAGTAAACAAAATTATGAATTCTAATTATATTATTGATCCATCTGACTCTATTGCTAGATTATGTAGCGAGAATGGATTGTTTTTAGAAGACGATTATTACATGTCAATGTCTCATAACGAAATTCCAAAAAATTTTTGGGAAAGAGTTGACAAGACAGATACTTCAAATAGAAAAATTGTTATAATTGGTTCTTATGAAACACCAATGCTCGTGACAAAAAGTGCTTTTCTGGCCTATGCGTTAGCGAAACCACAAAATATAACCGTAAAAGTATCAGGAAAAGATGAAGCAATTTTGCTTGAGGAAATGTTTAAGCAAAATTCAAAATATAATGATGGTGAATATTCTGTTTATCAAAGCAAAAAAGATGAGCTATCGTCAAGTGGTGCATGGTTAAGAGATGTAGAAGATGCAACTGATGTAATTGTTTATGGTGGCATAGACACTTTATCTTTCTTTAATATGGAGCCAAAAAAGAATAGAAATGTTTATTTGCATAAACCAAAATTCAGTTTTGGCATTGTAAGTAAAGAATGCTTGGAAAACGAAGATAATCTAGCAGGGTTAGTTGGAGATTTTATTTCTTTTTTTGGCGAAGGCACTTTATCTCCAAAATTTTATATTACTCTAGGAAAGCTTTCGGATGATCAGTTAATATACATAGCTGATTGTATTAACAATGAACAAGATATAATTAAAGAATTTAGGGCTAAATTACCTTTATCTAAAAAATCTTTAATAGTACATGAGCAATCACTTACGAATTTTATTTTCCCAAACGTAAAAAAATCTAATTTTGATAATTTAGAATTTCTTTCACCGTTGTATGGCGATGTTAGATTAATAGAAACAAAAAACGAAGAAGAAATTGAAGAATTCGTTATTGAATATGAAAAAATTATTAGCTCAATAGCTATTGAAGAAAATACTTTGGGTCATATGGTAGCTGGTTGGGAAGTTGATATCCCAAGATATTGTGATATTGGTTCAATGCAGTTCCCATATTTTTATGAACCTTATGATGAAATAGACGACATGTTAGTTTATGGCGGAGATATAACAACTTTTTGATAAATCAGGCCAAAACGCATGTATAGTGATAACATTGAGAAAAGAAAAGAGTGATCTATTAAAAAATGAGTGCATTTACCGATTTTCAAACAGCAATTTACAAAATGCTGGAAGCTATTCCAGGAGAAGATGTAAATAGACCAGGGTTAAAAGATACGCCTGAAAGAGTTGCAAAATTTTATTTGCACGAAATGATTCATGGCTATACGCAAAATGTCAATAACCTTATTAAAAATTCAATCTATGAATCTAGCGCAAATGATCTTATATCAGTAAATGATATAAAGTTTTATAGCGTTTGTGAACATCATTTTATACCATTTTTTGGTAATGTTGATATTACATACATTCCAAGAGATGGAAAAATTTTAGATGTATCAAAATTTGGTAGAGTTATAGACGTTTACTCAAAAAGGCTTCAGTCTCAAGAAACACTGACACAGCAGATAGCAACAGCTTTATATCAAAGCAGTTTGCGACCAGCTGGGATAACCGTAAAGGTTAAAGCTGAACACCTGTGCATGGCCATGAGAGGGGCTAGAAAACAAGATACAAAAGTAACAACTAGAGCCAGCTTTGGTTCATTAATTCAGTAAGAAAGAGAGTACATTAATAATGAATGAAGTTAAGAATTTAGCCCAAAATTGGAACACAATGTTTGAGCGCAATATTGCTATCAAAGCAAGTAAAGAAGAAGAGGTCCAGGTAACAACTCCTAATGATAATTTTATAGGTTTTATTTGTGGCCTCGATGATAATTGGATTCAAATTTGTGGCAAAAATGAGGATCAGTACAGCAAAGGAAAAGATTGGGAATTAATCTTACTAAATCGTGGTAAAGTGATTTCAATTCATTCTACTGGCGCAACAAGTAATGACCTTGATATAGCTGTCAAGGATTATGTGCAGCGTAAGATTCATACGTTTTCTACTGTAAGCAAAACTTTTCTAGACAAGAAGAAGTAAAATGGAAATAAAGCAGCTTGAAGTTGAGTTAAGAGATTTTGATACAAATGATTATAGTGTTGAATTCATTGATAAAGAAAGCGCAAAATCAAAACCAATAGAAAGTTTGCTTAAAAAAGAAGAACCAACAAAATTGCAAGAAGTTATAAATTCAGATATTGAATCTTGCAATACTGAAATACCTCTTGTAGATGGCTATAAGTTGCAACAATATTTTTTGAAAAGATTCAAAGAAGTACATGGATATGAGTTTGTTTCAGCAGACAATAGTGATATCCAAATATTTGATGATTTTAAAAATAGATATGGCGATGATGCTGGTCCAATGATAAAAATATTATTTGATAAACATCAGGGTAAGCTTAAATCTGTAGATGGCGTCATTACCATAAATGCATTCAAAAAAAATGCAAAATGGATACAAGACATGTTATACTGTGAGTTGCAAGAAGATAAAAAAAATAATAATGTGGACAATAGTACAGAAGGGTTAATGTCATCTCATGACTTCATCAGATTCTTTTCCGTGGCAGAGTGATTATGTAGACCTTAAAACTAGGTTTATATCTGATGCCACAAGTGAGTATCTTTCTAGCAAAGTTTCTCAGTATGATGTAATTGTAAAGCATGGTTGCCCCTCGTGTGATGGGCCAAACAGTGCTGATAATTGTGGAAATTGTAGAGCGCAGCTTCAGTTGTATAAACACTATCTTGCTTCAGGCATTGGCTTATCATATCAACGTTTAGATTGGTCTGATTATCATGGCGATCAGGACGCTCTTAAAACAGCTATGATGTATTTGCAGCGCCATAGGGATATGGTTAAGGTTGGATTTGGCCTATTGCTTCATGGCGAGTATGGAACTGGCAAGACTCTTCTTTCTGTTCTTATCGCTAAGGAATTAGTGAAGCTTGGCTATAATGTATATTTTGCAACTTTTTCCCAGATGGTAGATGAATTTACTCGTGGTTGGGGAAATGCAAGTGAAAAGGTGCGGTTTGAGAGCAAGGTTGTCAAGAGCGACGTATTTTTTCTTGATGACATTGGTAAGGAGTTCCAGGCAAAGAACAATCTTTCAGAGTCAACATTTGATCATGTAATGCGTCAGAGGGCGCTTGATTCAAGACCAACGTTTATCACCACCAACATGAACATGTCTGAATTAAAGTCTGGATATGGTGGTGCTATCTTTAGTTTGCTTACTGAGCGCATGATTGATCATCACGTAGTAGGCCAGGATTATCGGCCAATTGCTAGGGAAAGGTCCCTTAGCGAAATTAGTAATTCTATCTTTAGGAGTATTAAGTAATGAACCTTGAGCATGCATTTGTCAACCATTTGGTAAAGATTGATTCTGTATCAAAGTTTTGGGATCTAGGTGTACGTAGTTCACATTTTTTTGATGAAGGTGTCAAGGAACTTTTTGAGTATACGCTCGATTATTACACTAGGTCAGAGCTTACAAAGACAGTAACGAGGGAGTTGCTGGAAGAGAAGTTCCCAGACTGGTTTGAGATGAATCAGTGGCCAGAGGAAGAGTACCTCCCAGAGGTTATTACTGAGGATCTTCTTGATAAGTATCGTCGTGTAAGAGTCCAGGACGTTCTCATTAGGGCAGCAGAGAAATTGGATGATGACCCAGATCTCTCAATTCGTGAGACTTTGCACAATCTCAATAGTATCCAAAGCAATACAAGCACTAGAGAGCGACTTGAGCTTTATGGCGATGGTTTTGATCTTCGTATTACTCATTACGTTGATAACAATCTTGATGCAATGGCACGAAAGCGTGGAATCTATTTTGGTTGGGATGAAATTGATGATCACATGTATGGTCTTCACCCATCGGAACTTGCAGTAGTTGTTGGATGGACTAATATTGGTAAGTCTTGGGTTGGTGCTAAGATTGCTGTTGAAGCAGCTCGCCGTGGGACAAAGGTATATTTTGCATCACTTGAGTTGAGTAAGGAACTTACTATGATGCGCCTTGATTGTCTTGTATCTGGTGTACCATTTGCTCGTTATGAGCGTGGACAACTCACTTCTGATGAGATTGAAATGTTGAAGCGTGCTAGGGACGAAGTAGAGGGGTTTGGTGAGTTCCTAATGCTTGATACCCCTAAGCGCCGTGATGAACGTACCGTTCTTGAGCTTTATTCTAGGGCAAAGCAATGGGGTGCAGAACTTATGGTAGGTGACCAGCTGAGCTGGCTTTCTTCAACTAAGAATTATGGTACCAATTCAAATTTCCAAAGCCAAGAAATGGCAGAAGCAATTAATGATGTTGCATCTCTCACTAGAGAAATGAAGATGGCTAGCGTTTGGTTGGCTCAGTTTAATCGTGAGTCAAAGAAGTCTAGTAACAAGCGTGGTGGGCTTGAGCACATCGGGCTTAGTTCACAGGTAGAACAGATTGTTGATTGGGCATTTGGAATTTCAGCTACAGAGCAGATGAAACAGAGTGAGAACCTTGTAGTTGATATTCTTAAATCTAGGCGCTCAGACCTTAAAGCATGGTTAATGGATTTTAATCTTCAAAATCAGACAGATCTTCGAGTCAACAGGATTTATGAAGAAGATGATTAGTTCAAAGGAAATTCACAAGGACATTGCTGTTAATATTGACGCATATTCTTTATTGCAGGATTTGTGTGGCATTAATGAAATTAATGAAAGTGGTAATGAGCTGATTCATTCATGTAGGCTTCCATTTGGACTTCACAAGAATGGAGATCAAAATCCATCTGCAAGCTTGAACAAAGAAACGTTGATGTTTAATTGTTTTACTTGTGGCGGAGGTTCAGTCTTCTGGCTTGTTGAAAATATTCTTGATATTACTTTCAACCAAGCTTTGGCTAGGGTAAAGGAATACTCAACTGGTTCTTTTGTAGATTACGATAAGTTTATTGATCGGCTCAAGGCAAATCTTTCTCAGGGAAGTCCAGAGGGCAAGGTAGATATTCCTGTTTACTCGCAGAACATTCTTGAACCATGGATTAGGCAAACTGATTACATGGACTCTCGTGGCATCTCGCATGAAGTACAAAGGGATATGAAGATTGGCCTTAGAGAAAATACTATGGAATGGGTTCACTCTGGCGATGCATCACAACAGGTAAGCGTTTCACGAATTATTATTCCACATATTTTTAATGGCCAACTTGTTGGTTGGCAAGGTAGGAAGCTCACAGAAGATCCCAGGGTGCCTAAGTATAAGAATTCTAAGCAGTTTCCTAAAGCATGGACGTTGTATAATTATGACAACCTTGACCCTAATGAAGAACTTATTGTGGTAGAATCGCCAATGTCGGTTTTGAAGCTTAAGTCTTTAGGTGTCAATAACGTTGTATCAACGTTTGGGGCAAGTATTTCTAATTATCAGATTCATTTGATCAGGCGATTCCAGGATGTATGCATCTGGATGGATGGAGATACTGCAGGCCGAAAGGCTAGCTCATATCTTGTTCATTGTCTTTCGAAGACGAACATGGTGACAATCCTAGAAGAAGATAACGAGGACCCTGCTTCAGTTGGTGATCCTCTTGATTATTTGCTCAATCAGAGAAAGAACATGCTTCAGTGGAATCTAAGCCTAAAAGGATTAAAGGTATAGAGTACCCTTCATCTCTATCATTGGTCTTAAGAAAAAGAGAATATATAGTAGACCCAGAAGGTTATTACAAAATCTTAGGGATAGACCCAAATGAAAAAAATTGGGGAAAACAAGAGATTAAGGACAGATTCCGAGCTATAATAAAAGTCAAAGGTCACGACAAAAAACTTATTGAAGCTTACAAAACTTTAACGAGTACGCAGAGAGTTGTATACGATTCTTTGACTAAAAGCCTGGAAAGGCTAATCGAAGAAGTATCAACTGGTAAGAAAAAAATGACAACAGATATTCAAGAAGAAAAAGAAATTTCATTTGCGTACTATGTCAGTGAAGATCATGATGAAAATTACAATCTTGCAAAAGAATGGATGGCTCATTTAGCTACCTATTACCACCGTTCTGGTCGTGAACAGAGTGCCAAGGTTGTTCTTAGTGACCATTTTGAAAAAGCAATTTACCCATGGGGTGAGCTTGTTTACGTAGATACAAACTACAAGCCAGATCTGGATGTTCTTGCATATCATCTATTGAAGGATACCAAAGACAATTGGTACCTAGATTATTGCAAGATAATCAGAAAATGGGAGTAATCCCGATATATAATAAACATGTAGGCCATAAGGCAAGCAGAAAAATAGAAAGAAGAAAAAATGATTAAGAAGGGCCGTGAGGCAATCAACGAGTCTCTTACTAAGGGACAAGGAACCAAGGATTACCCAGATACAAATTGGATTTCTTGGAAGGGCGGAGAAACTAAGGTTATCCGTTTTATTACTGATATTGACGATACACTCGTCGTTGCTGTACATAGCATGGTAGATACTCATGATGGTAAGAAGGCTAATTTTGTTTGTCGTTCTGTTTTTGAAGAGCCATGCGAGCTGTGCCAAAAAGATGTTTATAAGCGAGACACTGGATACGGCATTGCTGTTGTCAGACAACCTGTTTATGAAGATGGCAAGGTAGTTGGTTATGAAGACCAGGTTGTTGAGAATGATGAAGAAACTCCAAACGGTATTGTTCGAAAGAAGAAGCCGGTTGTTGGTATTGTAAACCAGTCAATGCGTAATTTCTGGAACACCATTGCGCTTATCCATGAAAAGTATGGTTCTTTGCGTGATTTTGATCTAGAGATTCATAGACAGGGTAGCGGTACAGACACTACTTATGTTTCTTTCCCTTTGCCACCAAAGCCCATTGACAATATGGATGATAGGTATGGCAATTTTGTACCAGACCTTGAGGGCTTTCTTACCAGAATTGGTAGCGAGGAATATTATAACTCTAGACTTCATGGAATTTTGCCCGACAAGGAAGACAAGAAGAGCAATTTTAGTAACAGCGAAAGCATTGCTCCATCTATGAATAACCACAGCGCAGATATTGATGAGCTTACTACGGCAGATCGTTTGAAGGCTAAGCTTGTTGAATCTCCGTATAGTTGATTAATTAAGCGTTAAGCTAAGTGGGGGTACTCTTGATAATATTGAGAGTGCCCCCACAGAGTCAAAAGTTTTATATTAAAAACAGTAAGGTCTTTTTTTGTGGTTGATAATCTTGTTCATCTTCATGTTCATAGCGAACATTCTTTTCTAGATGGTCTAAGCACTCTGGATAGCATTGTCAATAGAGCTGTTGAGCTAAATCAGTCTTCTATTGCAATTACCGACCACGGAGAATGCTCTGGCCATTTTGCTTTTCAACGCAAAGCAGATAAGGCTGGTGTTAAGCCTATTTTTGGAATGGAAGGATATTTTACTGATAATAGGCATGACAGAGTTGGCAAAAAGGGTGAATTTTATGATCACATGACTGTTATTGCACTTAATCAAACTGGACTAACTAATTTGTGGTCTTTGTCAAGCGAAGCGTGGTTAGATGGATCATATTATGGTGATCCCAGGTTTGATTGGGAGCTTTTGAAAAAGTATTCAGAAGGTCTTGCAATCACTGGTGGTTGTATGGGTGGTTGCGTTGGAAAATTTCTTAATGAAGAGAATAAGCAATTTTCTTTTGAAAAAGCTTATGAACGCATTTCTAAATTTCAAAGCATTTTTAAGGACAACTTTTTTCTTGAAATTCATTCGTACAAGTCACCAGATAGTGAACGATGGAATAAGCAGATTGTTCGAGCAGCAAATGATTTTTCCGTTCCATTGCTTGCAGTAAGTGATTCTCATTATACAAAGCCTGATGATTGGTATGCCCATGAAGTAATGACTGCTATTCAAATGGGAAAGACAGTAAATGATGAGGATAGATTTTCTTATGGTCCTGATCAACTATGTATTGTTTCGGAAGAAGATATGCGAAGAAAGCTTTCTTATCTTCCTGATGGAGTTGTATCCGATGCAGTAAAAAATACAAAGTTGCTTGCAGATAAGTGTAATGTTCAAATTAATGAAGCTAAAAGCATGCCTGTATTTTTTGCAAGTAAGGAACAAGATATTAGGAAGCTACATAATGCCGTAGAGGATGGGTTTAATCGCAAGATCGTTGGCAAAGTGTCAGAAGATATGCTTCAAACATATCGTGACAGAATTGATTACGAGACTGACATTATTGTAAGTAAGGGTTTCCCTGGGTACTTCCACATGGTTGCTGATGTTATCAAGTGGAGTAAGGAAGAGGGAATGCTTGTTGGGCCTAGCAGAGGTTCAGCTGGTGGTTCTTTGCTTGCATATTGTATGGATATTACAGAAATCGATCCTATTCCTGCTGGTTTGCTGTTTGAGCGATTTTTGGACCCTGGCCGTGATACTATGCCAGATATTGATATTGATTTTCCACAGCTTGAGCGACAGCTTGTTCGTGATCACCTAGAAGATAAGTATGGAAAGTTGAATATAACTAGCATTGCTACGCTTAATACTCTTGGTGTAAAACAAACCATCCGTGATCTTTGCCGTGGTCTTGCGATTAATCGGTCAGATACAGATGCTATTTGTAAGATTGTTGATGACAATTGGACAGTTGCACACAATGGGCCAGGTATCAAAGCATGGGAAAAGCTTCTTAAGTCATGCAGGTCAGAATTTATTCAATGGCAAGATAAATATCCAAACCTTTTTGAACTTATACCTAAGATGCTTGATCATATTAGACATTCTAGTGCTCACGCTGCAGGAGTTGTTATTTCTAAGGAAGAATTATTGGGTAAGCTTCCTCTTAGATTTAAGACTGGCGATGTACGCACGCAGTTTGAAAAAGATGATGTAGAGGCCCTAGGATTCGTTAAGGTAGATGTTTTGGGTCTTAGGACACTATCTACATTGATGGCTGCTTATAATTTGATTAAGCGTAATTATGGTGATGTTTTGCCTCATTTTTATGAATGGCAACATGATTGGGACAAGTATTATAACGATAGTTCAGTTTGGGATATGCTTTGCAATGGTCATACAATGGGTTGTTTCCAGATTGAAACCAATAACCTTACGATGCTAATCAGGCGTTTTCAGCCAAGGTCTGTTGAGGATCTATCTGCTATGATTGCAGTTTGTCGCCCTGGAGTTACTAGAACAATTGACCCAGAAACAGGCATGAACCTTTTAGAGTTGTATCTGCAAAAGAAATCTGGAAGGCGACCTGTTACATATAAGCACCCAAAGCTTAAAAAGGTTCTTGAAAGTACATATGGCACATTTTTGTTCCAGGAGCAAATCATGGAAGCTTGTGTTGAGCTTGCTGGGTATTCTCTTTCTGAGACTGATCGTGTTCGTCGTGCTATGGGTAAGCAAAAGCTTGATGAAATGGCTAAGGAAAGAAAAGTATTTGTAGAAGGTTGCGCTAAAAACGATATAAATGAAAATGTCGCAAATAGTATTTTTGATGAAATGCAATCTTTTGGTGTTTATGGTTTTAATAAGAGCCATTCATATGGGTATGCAATCCTTGGACATTGGACAGCATATATCAAAAAGCATTATCCAAAAGAGTTTATGACAGCTCTTTTCCAGACAAATCCATCGCAATCAGTCGCTTACATTAGAGAATCAAGAAGAATGGGTATTAATGTTTTAGGCCCAGACATTAATGAATCAAGCAGTGGATACACATTAACTAAAAATGGTTCCATTCGTTATGGTTTAAATAGCGTAAAGTTTGTAGGTGGTAGTGCTTTGTATATCAAGAAGCTCGGTCCATTTACATCTATGGAAGATTTTGTTGCAAGGGTTCCTAAAAAAAATGTCAATAAGCGTGCTATAATTGCACTTATTAAGTGTGGTGTTTTTGATAACATTGTTGTTCCTTCTGATGGGAGGACTCGTGCAGAGCAAGCATTGTATGAATATTGGAAGTGCAGGGGAGATTGGAAAAATCTTGATAACAGCTGCACTGATAGCTGCAAGCATTGTTTTGGTAGACTCAGTGCGTTTACATGCCATGTTAATCAAGAAAAGATCAACGATAGAGCATTGGCAGAACGAGAATTGCTGGGAACCCTGGTATCCTTAGATCCTTTAGGTGAATATATTGATATCATAGCTTCAGAAGAAAATTTTCCTGGGGAAAAGAAATTATTTACTGGAGAAAAAGCAACAATTGGTGGTCTTATAGCTAAAGTTAATGAGCTAGTAACCAAAAAGGGCAAAAAAGCTGGTTCAAAAATGTGTCAGATGTGGATTGAATTGCCAAACACGATTATCGATGAAGAAGATGAATTTGATAATTTTGATGAAAACGATAATTATGGCGGAGATAACCTGGTACAATTAGTTTGTTTCCCAGACGTTTATTCAAAGTATGAAAAAAATATAGAGGTTGGTGCTCCAATTATTGCAAAAATTGAAAAATTGCAAGATGGTTTGCAATTGAAGAATTTGTTTAGACTTGATTTATTGAAAGCAGAGGTAGCATAATGAGTCCACGTAGAGCAGATGAAATTGATAAGTTGTTGCAAGATTTAAATAAATTCACACCAGATGGTGCAGAGCGACCAGTAGCGATGAGAGGTTCAAATGTTGACAAAGTACGAGCGATTCCTTGTTTTTCTCCTTCATTGGCGTATCTTTTAGCAATTGCTGGTTGGCCAGAAGGAAAGCTTATTGAAATCTTTGGTAAAGAACATGCCGGAAAGACTAGCTTTGCTCTGCTTGCCCTCAAAGATTGCTTTGAATATTACAATGGCGAAAGAATGCTTGCATATATTGATCTTGAGCATAGGTTTAATCCAGAGTGGGCAGAAACACTTGGCCTTAGCGTAGATGATAATTTAGTAGTTGTTCAACCACCTGATGCAGAGAGTGGCACAGATATGATGGTTGAACTTATTAAATCTAAAAAAATTGGTGCAATTGTTTGGGATTCTATTGGTGGAGCAGCTACTAGACATAGTATGCAAGCCCTTACAGATAAGAATGATAGAATGGGTGGTGCAGCTTCTGTTATGAAGCGTAATGTGCAAACGGTTGCCCCTTTAGCAAATTTGTACAACGTAACGTGTTTCTATCTTAATCAATTAAGAGCTGATATGGATGGATACAATCGTGCTATGACACCTGGAGGGCACGCAGTAAAGCACGCAATGAGCGTTAGGCTTTACTTGAGGCCAGGTTCAGATAAATATTTTGATAAAATTAATGGAGAAAATACACAGGTTGGTTTTCCTGTTGTTATGAAAACTGTTAAAAATTCTTATGGACCACCTTTGAGAGAAGGTTGGACAGATTTTTATTCACAGCCAAGTGTTTGGCTAGATCATCCTGGAATTGATGTTGAAAGAGATCTTACTAGGATGGGTATTTTAGTTGGAGCTGTGAATAAGGCAGGTTCTTGGTATAGCTATGAGGATATTAAAGAACAGGGTAGAGAATCTTTCTTCAAAGCACTTTATGAAAGTGGCAAGAAAGATAGTTTTTTTGAAAAAGTAATTGATTTAATTCGTAATAAGTCAAACGCAAACGATCTAATTGTTAATGAGGATGAAGAGTATGCAAGACCTGAGACAGACCCTAATGAGGATATCAACGACTCAGAAGTATGATTGGAGAGATAAGTCTTTGTGCAAAGATTTGGACACAGATTTATTTTTCCCAGACACCAGAAGAGTAAATATTGAAAAATATATTCAAGAAAATTTACCTTGTGGCAATTGCAAAGTTAAAAAAGAATGTAATGATTTTGCAGATGAAAATGAAGAAGAGTTTGGTGTTTGGGGTGGAGTTTATAGATCACCATATATTATGAAGTTGGGAAATGGGTAGTAGAGAAAAAAGATTAGCAGATAAACATGAAAATGATGTTGCTAATTGGTGGCCAGAAGCATCAACTACAATATCATCAGGTAATAAATTTGAAAAACTTGATGTTCAAACTAAAAGAGATAAAACACATTGGCGTTTCTTAATAGAATGTAAAGAAACACAAAAATTATCTTATAACATTAAAAGGGAACTATGGGAATATATTAGTTCTAAAGCTTATGAACGTTCATCTGAAATGAGGCCATGTTTGGCTATCAGATTCAATAGCCCAAATATTGAATTAGAACCAATAGAGCATGAAGTTCCGGTAGAAAATATAAAAATATTACAAGATATTGCAGTATTAGATTTGCATGATTTAATTGAACTTGTTGAAGAAATTAAATATTTAAGGAGAAAAGTTAATGGGAGTTCTTGATAGGACGCTTAGCACAATTTCTAGGAAAGAGATTATTACTCCTTACCTTGAACAAGCAATTGCTAATGCAGATTGGCCAGAAGTATACCCTGTAAAAGTTTATAATAAAGAAAGAGTTTGGGACGGTTATTTTCACCCTTCTTCTGATGCACATGCTGGTGAGTATCTGCTTTATTGTAAGTTCCACCCTGAACTTCAGAAGGGTTTGCAGAAAGAGTATATTTCTCCTACCCTGGCCATGACATTCCAGATTGGTTCTGCTCTGCATGCCATTGTGCAAAGCATGCTTATCCACCTTGGTTTTACCACCGAGGAAGAAGTTGAAGTAAGTTATGTCAACGAAGAGCGTCATACTAGTGGTACAACAGATATTAGAAAGCTCACTTTACCAAATGGCAAGGTAGTTCTTGTAGACATTAAAAGTTGCAATAGGATTCCAGAATCAGTAACACCAAATTACAAAACCCAAGTAAGAATTTATCAAGATAATGTGCCAGATGCACCTGAAGAAATGGTAATTCTTTATGTAGAAAAGTCATATCCACATAGGATTAGAGATTTTATAGTTGAGCAAGATCGTCAAGAACTTGACTCTATTTATGCTAAATGGAATAAAATACTAGAGGCGGTTGAGTTTAATGACCCATCTTCATTACAAGCTTGTTGTACAGGATCTGGCGATAAGAAATTTGATGAATGCCCAGCCAGATCGGTCTGTCCTTTATGGAACCACTAATATTTTCTTTGGACCCTGGCGTATCAAAAATAGGCTGGGCTTTAACAAATTTAAATGGTAAAACTATAGATTTTGGTCTTGTTAAAGACCCATTCCCAGAATATGATTTTAATAAAAGAATGAATGCGTTAATTAATTATTTGATATTTTTTTATTCAAATCAATTAGATAAAAACGTAAATTGTGTTGCTTGGGAGATTGTGCCATCATTTGCAAGAATGAAAAATAAAGACCTAGTTCAAGCCACAGCGAACACTTTAAAAGTTCTTACATTCCAAAGAAATTTGTTATATCGTGGCTATCAGCCAAGAGAATGGCATAAAATTTTTTTAGATAATCCTGATTGCACAAAAAATGAAGTTAAAGAAAAAGTTTTAAGTTCAGAAAATATTTCTGATAAATTAAGTTATGATGTTTATGATGCTATCGCTATAGGCAAAGTAGCAGCTTTCAATACATCATGGGAGAGTTTTGATGACATTTCGTAAAATGCCTGGTCTAGAGTCACCAACGCAAGATACCCTTCATGACAAAACAGATTTACATGATTTTATTAAAAGGGCCTTTAGTTGGGAAGAAAGAAAAGATGAAAAAGATGTGATTGAAACAATTGAGCGAACAGTTCAAGATTTTTTCAATACTCATTTTAAAGAAGCAGAAAAAATTATAGAAATTTTTAATATTACAGAATCAATGGATGTTGCAAAAGAAGATAGACTTCTTTTGGAGCTTCAAACAGAAATTGCTAGTTTGGACCAAGAAGTTACACGTCATTACTTGCGTGCTCAATATGCATACTATATGATGGATGATAAGTATTGGGAAGAATATAGAAAACCAGTTTCAGGTACAACAAACGACTTAACAGCTTATGCAAGGTCAAAAACAAAAGAAGATAGATATTTTTATTTTGTTCAATATTCTGCCTGGAAACAAATTAATGACAAATTGCAAGGTATAAAAAATATTACCAAGCAAATACAATCAAGACAATATCACAGGTAATATGACAGAAAATCAACCTAAAAGAAAATCTCGCAAAGAAGATATTTTACCAGGAAAAATGAACTGGAAAATTCTTGAAAATATCCTTAGAAATTATTACGAATTCAAAGCACTGTATGAAGAAACTGGGATATACGAGATAACATTAGATAATGGTTATATAGTCAATTTCCATGACATATTAAAAGGTTTAGACACTTTACCACCGAGACAAAAACAAGCTGTTTGGCTTATGTGTATTGAGGGTAGAAAAGAAGTCGAAGTCGCTAAAATAATGGGATTTGAAAAGTGGTCTGCTCCTGTGGGAATGTATAAACGCAAAGCGTTACGAACCCTAGTGGAGACAAAATGGCAAGAAGAAAAATAAATAATAAAGAAGAAATAAAAAAATTAATTGAAGAACACGATATTGTTCCGCCAAAAGATTTTTTTGAAATGCCAGAAACTTTTCAGCTAGAATATATAGCATCAAGAATGTTGCAAAAATCTAGAACAACTACCTCTCATAATGAAATGAAAGAAGAAGGTTGGCTAAGCCCTTCTCAATACCAGAGAAGATTAAATAGAGAAGTATTTTCTCAATATGGATCGCTTGACGAAATACCAACCAAACCTGGTGTGTTTAGCAGAAAATATCGTAAACCAAAGCCAATAAAATGAACGAAGAACAAACATACAAAGCATTATCTAAATCTACGCCAAGCTTACGAGATCTAACTTCTGTAAAAATTGATGGACAACGTTTTGAATATGTCCATGTACCACAATGTAGAGTTTGCAAATCCCCAGATGCATTAAGAAGAATTGTAGATTCTCATCTTGTTATGATGAGGCCATACAGAGATATTCTTAACATAGTAGCTCCATTGTATGAAAAATTTGGTGTTGAACCAAAAGATATGATATCATACTCTAGCTTAACTAATCATAAAACTAGACACCTTCCAACTGACGCCATCGCAGCTAGAAGCATGATGGAAAGGCGTGCAGCTGAAGAAAATAAATTAATCATGGATGGCGTAGATAGCCTTCTTACAGCTAAAGGTGTTTATGAATTAATTGCTTCAATGGGTGTTAAAGATATTGTTGATGGCAAACTAGAACCAGATCTAAAAACAACTTTGTATGCAATTGAAAAACTTAACGAAATTGAAAAAGAAACTAGCAATTCATACAAGCCAGAATATTTGTTGGGCCAGTTGAGTATAATTTTAGATTCAATGAGAGAAGTTTTGCCTCCAGATATGTTAGACTTAGTTAGTAAGAGAATTGAGTTGAAGCAAACACAGCTCACAAAACCACCTAAAGTTCTTGAGATGGAATACATTGATTCAGATCTTATAGAAGAAAAATAAAAAAAATAAAAAAACAACAGAAAAAAATGCTATAGTAATAACAACGCCAAAAGGCACAGTAAAAATACAAATATAAAAGGAGTAATGCACATGCAAGTTAAGGACCTGGCCACTCTCGTTGAGAACAATGGCCCTAAGTATACCCATTCTTCGTTTTCTAACCTGGAGTTTTCTCCTGGTAGCCTGAAGATCAAGGGAACTGATCTTGATTTCTCGCTTAGTGAGCAGGGATTGAAGAAGTTCTCCACGTTCCTTGGTATTCCCAAGGCTTTCCTTCCTAAGCTCAACACGAGCCTTCAGACTGATGTTGTTAACTATTTCCTTGAAAAGGATTCAGCTTATGATGCTTTGATTAGCTTTGATGCAGACCACAATTTCAACGCTGCTTATCCAGGTAACACAACTCTTATCCGTGACGAGCTTATTGTTTCTGCTATTGAAAAGGCATTTGATGGTGAGGATCGTGTTCGCTCACTTGAATTGTCAAATGGCATTAAAGTTTCAGTTGTTACCAATGAATTGACAACTGAACCTCGTGTTAATGATATTACTGAGGGTGGTCTTCGTATTGTTTCTACAATTGGCGAGGCACCAACAATCTCTACTTATCTGGAGCGCCTTGTATGCTCAAATGGCATGGTTGTCCCTTCGATCAACTCTACACTTAGCCTTCGTGGGCGTACTGTTGATGAAATCATCGAAGAGATGGAGTATCTTGCTAGCACAGTCCTTGGTAATGAGGTCCAGGGTGCTCTTGATAACTGGGCACACATGACTGAGATTGATGTTACAAATGCTGAGCAGCTCATTCACCGTTTTTGCCGTGAGTATGGCCTTGGCTCCCGTATGGAGTCTAAGCTTATGGATCGCATTGATGAGCTTGAAGGCAACACTTATTACGACATTATTAACCTCATTACTTCTATGCAGCATGAGATTGGTGTTTCAAATACGATGCGTGAGTCTGTGCAGCTTGCCGGAGGTTTGATTGTCGGTTCTAATGGTGGGCACCGCTGCAACACTTGTCATCACCCACTTAGTTAAAAATGGATTATCTTAACAAATCTTTGGCAGACATGGTGTTTGCTAGCGAAATGATTAAGAATGAGTCGTCAAGGTTCTCTGGAGGGGAGTTAGATTCTCTCCAGAGAATTATTGACGATCTAGAAAATATAATTTCAGATTTTGAGGAATTTTTAAGAAATAAAAGGAGTTATTAATGGCTGATGAAAATGATTATATGAATGGCATTAGACCAGAAGATGTTAAGGTAACTCCTGAACAACAAGCTCAGATTGATGCTTTTCGTGCGGAAAGAAAGCAAGAAGAAGAAGAAGATCAGGTTATTGAACTTCATGAATCTGAAATTATGGATGCTGCAAGAATTATGGCAGATCTTACCGCTAAGTATTCTAGAAGGCCTGCCACGTTTGACAACTTATCCTCACTTAGGGGAGAAGCTGAAGAAAGATTTGAAAAAATTGGGCTTCTTGTTCGTGTTGATTGGATGATGAGTAGTTTTACAGGTGAACCACCAGAAATTTTAATCATTGGAAGATTGACTGACTATAACCCTGAAAGAGCAAGATTTGAGACAGGTAAAGGTGTAGCTGACCCATTCTATGATATGAAGAGGCAACAGAATAAGCTTCTAAAGAAGGGTAAAGGGTAGCTAATTGGCAAGGGTAAGCAAAGAAGCTAACCAGGAGATTCTGTCTCAAGAATTAGACTTCTTATCTTCTGCTAGCAAGGCTTTAAAAAAAGAACCTGATATTCCGCCTATTTGTGAGTTTGCTGAACACCCAGCATTCTTAGGTAGAAAGCTGTACCCACGCCAAAAAACTCTTTTAAAACTTATTAATTTAGAGGTTGAAAATTTTACAGATTATGACCTTGAAGTTATTGATCAATGGTCTAAAGGATTCTCCAAGACAGGCGTATCAATCGGTATCTCTCCAGATATCTGGAAAAGAATAGAATGGCTCAAGTCCAATGACTATAACCATTTCAAAGAAGTAATTAATATTACTGGTCGCCGTGGTGGTAAAGGCCATATTGGTGGAATCCTGGGAGCATACAACAACTGGAGGCTTCTTCAGCTAGACGATCCTCAGTGGTATTATGGTATTGACAGATCAAAGGATGTTTACCTTTTCTGTGCAGCTACCAATATCCAGCAGGCTAAGGCTTATCAGTTTGCTGACCTTGCCAACACAATCATCGATGCAGATTGTTTTAGGCCCTACATAGCTGAAGCAAAAGAATATTTTGTAGCTCTGCGTACACCAGCAGACACAAGAAGAATTGCTGCATTCGAGGCTAGGGGCATTAGACCACAACGATTGATTGCATCAGTTCGTAACATGGCTATCACATCGAACTCTAAGGCATCTCGTGGTGCTGCATGTTTTACAGTCATGTTTGATGAGTTTGCTCACATGCTTGTAGGAACAGATGGTCCTAGAACGTCTGATGAAGTCTACAACGCTATCACGCCTGCCCTTGACCAGTTCGGTAAAGACGGTTTTATTTATATTCCAACGTCACCTTTCACCAAAATTGGTAAATGCTATGAGCTGTACCAAAATGGTTTAATGGAAGATGCAGAGACAGGTGATCCTGTTTACCCAAACATGTTAATAGCACAATTGCCATCATGGGGTCCGTATGAGGATTGGGATGATCCAAAAGCTACCCAAGGATTCCAGTTCCGTGGTGCCCCACAGCTGTACAACGAAGAGATGAAGAAGCTTGAGCAAAGAGAACCAAGTGTTTTTAAAGTTGAGCGATTAAGCCAATGGGCTGATGTTATTGATGCTTACCTTAATCCAGCTGTTATTGCAAAGATGTATGACCCATTTATTGATGGGCAAGGTAACCTTAGGCAATTAGTTGAACAAGAGTATGGCTTAATGGCATTTGTTTATAGAGGCCATTGTGACCCATCTAAGTCTCAGGCTAACACTGCAGCAATGATTTGCCATGTAGAACCAATTCCAGATCCAGAAGATGGTGAGATTTGGTCACACATCATCACAGACTGGATGAAAGTCTGGAACCCAGAAGACTTCCCAGACCATCAAATTGACTATGAACAAGTAGAGGAAGAGATTGTATCAACAATCAATAAGTTCCCAACTCTCAAAGTATTCTCATACGACCAGTATGGATCATTCGTTACAATCTCCAGGATGAAGAAGCGATTAAGAGAGTCCAGGCCACCACACAAGGCAATAGTAAAGGAAGATCTTTTCACGCCATCTGCAAACATGAAGCGTGCTGAAAGATTTAAATCAGCAATTGGTCAGGGCTGGGTACATGCGTACAGAGATGAATTTGGCAAAGATGGTTCTTGTCTGCTGGAGAACGAGCTTCGATTCCTTCAGGAAGTAAATGGAAAGATCAAGAAGCAGGATGTAGGACCAGTACAAACAAAGGACCTTGCTGACTGTCTCATGGTTTGTGTTGACCAATTGCTAGAAGATAACTTCAGGAGAATGGAAACACGAGATAGGCTTGGCTCAACACAGCTACTAGCTGCATCCCAGGGTGGTTACCACACACCAATGACCATGGGTTATTATGAGTCTGATATTTCAACCGCTAGACAAAAATTGTCTTCGATGAAGAATCGTGGACCATATGATTATGGCTCAATGGCTAGACGTGCCAAAGGAAATCCAAGGCGATAACAAAAAAAATAAAAAAATCGCCAAAATGTGTTGCAATCTGCTTCAGATCTGATAGAGTTACCTCAGTAAGAAAAACCAACCAGTAAATATCAAGGAGTAAACATAATGAGTATCGCAATCGACACCAACGCCATCAACATCCCGAAGCGCAAGGAGAGCAGCGAGATTGTCTTGAGTATTGAGTTCACTAACCGTCAAAAGAATCTCATTGAACGTGTCGTTTCGTACACGATCAGGTCTAACGCTCCCAAGTTGTTTGCAACCACCGTTGACAACAATAGTTTTTGGTCGATCCGTTCAACTGCTTTTTACCGTTCGATGAATGAGATGACTAATGGTTGGCGAAACTTTTTTAAGATGGACATTGACACTGCTCAGTCTCTCGCTGATGCTGTTACAGATTTCAGCAACGAAAACCTTGGTGATATCCGTGGTGAGCGCATGATTGCAACTCGCATCGTGAACGTCATCAACGAGACTATCCAGTATGAAATTGACAATGCAGAGAGGAACTACCTTAACACTGTGATGAACATCAAGAACCAGGCTGCTCAGGAGATCAAGCCGATTGATTACAAGATTGAGTACACCGCACAGCAGAGTGAATTCCGTCTTGTTGCAAAGAAGGATGGAGACACCTGGGGCAATATTGCTCAGGCTTACATCATGACCAAGAACATCGTTGATGATTGTGGGGAGATGCAGGTTGTGTTTGTTGTGAATGAGAATGGATGGTTTTCGCAGGGTGGCGAAGAGTACAATTCTCTTCATGAGGCTAAGGCTCACGCTGAGTACCTGATCGAGGGTCAGATTACAAAGCTTGAGAATTCTGAGCATGATGCAATTTTCGAAGCTCGCCTTGTTGCAGAGGCTATGGGCATCGTTGCAGCCTAAAAAAAATCTGAAAAAACGACACAAAGCGTTGTAGACCTGCTATATTGATAAAAGTAGCAAATACAAAAAAAGGAGTAGATCAAAATGAACAGTGAAAATAAAAAGATTGACCTCAATGGCAACACATGGGTTCTTCAAAACCCAGAGAATCCCGATGATGGCTGGATTATGGAAAACAGCAAAGAGTTCCCAGTTGCATATCAGGATGGTGGCACTTGGGAAACTGATTCAGATGGATATAGTTCTTACTTCGATTTTTTTCCTGAATTCAGCATCAATCAAAGCTGCCCATTTTGTGATGGCAATCTTGATTTTGAAGTTGTTGACAAAGATAGGGAGTTTGCTCTTGTAGCTGCATATTGCAGCAACCATGGAGATGAATTGCTATGGTTCCCAACAAGCGAAATCTATTACGATGGAAACGATTACGATGAAGATGGAACTTATGTTCCTTACGGGGAAACCTACATCAAACTTTGACAAAAAACATTTTTAAAAACAACCGAAAAAATCTGTTATAATACAAAAGCAACTAGTAGAAAGAAAAAAACAATGGTAACAATTGAAGATGTTATGAAAAAGAAGAATTTTGGATTCAGTGATCCTGATAAGCTTGATAAAGATTTTATTGATGACCTAAAAGATTTTGTGAATTTTTTGGAAAACAATCCGCACTTTATTCCTCGCTATAGGGGAATTTCTTTAAATTATTTTGCTGAAAACCTTTCAGATATGTTTGCGCTTGCAAAGGGTGAGAATTGGGAAACATATGAAAGTGGTAACTCTCAGTCGCTCGTGAAGAATTTTGGAAAGCATAGTTTTTCCATTGTGCTTTTCAAGAAAAAGGACTAGCAAAATGATTTCATTTATCATTGTTTCGATTTGTTTTATATTTATTGTATTCAATGCTTACAAGATTGGATATGATAGAGGCGACATTGATGCTACTAAAACAATTCTTGAAGCTTTAAAAAATCAAATTGCAAATCAAAATAATCCAGATCAGTTGAAGTTGTTTGATGACTGAATCAAAAAACGTCATTGATAAAAAAACGATTAATAGAATAATTTCTGACTATTTTGAATCAGGTGTGGAACAGGATTTTGATTTCATAGATAAAGCTTGTGAAAGCGATGACAATTGCAAAATTCATCGTAGAAGCAAAAAATACTAAAAAAAATAAAAAATCGTAAAAAAAACGACACGACAGACAAAAAATCGTGTAATGTAGTTAACAGAGAGGTACAAGAACCCTCTCACTAGTAAGAAAGATAGGTTAGTAAAATGCGTACCATCAATTCAGGTGATGTGGTCAAGGTCCAGGGCTATGAGAATGGCCAGCAAGCAACTGTTATCAAGACAGACCCAAACAGGGGAATCCTTGTTCAAATGGGTGCAAAGTCAATGTACGTTAACCCAGATGCTGTTCAGCTCATGTGCCGTTCATTGTACGATGAGAATGGAAACAAGGTTGATTTGAAGCTTGAGATTGGTGATAAGGTTAAGTACACTTACCCCAATCCTCCTGCAGACCCTGAGGAAGAGCAGCCATTGCGTTATGGTGAAGTTGTTGGATACATCACTGAAAAGCGTGTTTTGGTTCGATGGGTTGGAAGTGATGAGGACAAGGCGGAGCGTGTCAGCAGGCTCAAGTGGGTTGCTCAGGTTCCAGAGTGGTACGTTCGTTACTACAATTAGGAAAAAATAAAAATGGAAAATACAGAAAAGAGAGAAAAGATGGAAAATAAAACTACAGAAGTAACAATTTCATTGGATCAGTATTATGCTTTGTTGAATTTGGCAGAAGCAGCTGAAAACTTTGTCATGGATAATGATACGAGAATGCCTGATTTTGCAGCTGCAGTCCAGAATTGGCTTGAGTTCAACGATGGTTCTGAAGACTATGATGATGATTATGATGATGATAAGTGTAATGACGTTTGTTGTAAAACTTGTAATTGTGAAGCCAATGAATTTGATGAAAATACTTTGATCAATAAGTTTGAGTCAGCTTTTAATGACATGCAAGATAGAGTTGATAACCTCATTCAAAAGATGAAGACTGTTGAGATGAATGTAAGGGCGCTTAATTATATTGAATCTTTGCAAGAGTCAATTCCTTCAAAGGCCAATGATTTTTTCAGTAAGGATTTCGCAAAGCAAACACTTTGGAAAAAGAATATTAAGTGAAAACAATAATTCATGTAAATCAACACAACATCAAAAAAAATATTAAAAATAGCGCCAATCATCCTGTCATTACAGTAAAAACTTACAAAAGCAATGATTATGCTCACCAAATAGCTATAAAAGATAAAGATGGTGTTGAGGTAGCAAGAGTAGTTTATTCACCTGATAAACCACTTTCTTGTGGCGCTCGTGTTTGGATTGAAACAAAAAATGAGGTAGAAATATTACAATGATATTAACTGAAGATAGCGTTAAGATGATGTTTAAAATAGCTTACAAATCTGCTTCAGTTAGCCCTGACACCAGAACGCAAGTAGGTGTAGTTCTTGTTTCAAAAAAAAATTTAATGATTCCAGCTTGCAATGAACCATCTCCTGGCTTTACAATTGATAGTGATGAGTACAGAAATAATAAATATGCCATCATGGAACATGCAGAAAGAAGTGCCATTTTTGCAGCTCATAAAAAAAATATTCCAACGGATGGCTCAATATTGTTTTCACCATGGAGTAGCTGTGCAGATTGTTCAAGAGCTATTGTTCTTTCAGGCGTTACAAAGGTAATACGTCATAAAGAAATTGTTGAACAATCATTCCCTAGGTGGACTGAATCAATTAGAATTGGAAATAAAATTTTAATTGATGGTGGCGTTGATATAATTGAATATTCATTTAAAAATATTGGCGCAGCTCCTATTCTCATGGATGGTAAAGAATGGAACGCTTAGTAAAACAACCAGGACAAACAGCAAAAGATTTTTATTTGCAAAAGCGCAAAGAAAATTACAAGAAGAAGAATAATAATTATTTGTGGGAAGGTTTTAGAACACATACCATAACATCTTCTCAAAATATTAATTTCAATGTAAATTATAAGGCAATAAACTGCACTCCGATGAGCTATAATAGCTATACAAACATTGGGTATGAAAATAACATTTCATGAGGATTATTGTAGAAATAATTACAAAACAAAATTAATTGTATTTCATGCAACGTTCACGCAAAGTTCATTTAATTAAACTAAAGTTAACAGCAGTCACAGAAGCAACTAAAAACATATCTATATGGACATTAGGATCAATCAAAGAGTTCTTTAAACAAATAAGGTAAGAACATGGCAAAAAGAAAGCTTCGCAAAGGACCACACAAAGCACAAGATCTTTTTGACATGGTTGAATACCCAGAATTATCAAAAGTTTGGGGAATTTATGTAGGTGAGGGTTGCGTTACAGGTAATGATCCATTAGATTGGAAAATTATCGAAGCACATGCACATGCATTGCAAGATGATGAATGGAAAGGTTGGATATGTATAGCTGATCCAGGAGCTGTTATTACAGCCACAGGTAGGCCATCACATACTCTCATCCATGAAGTAGCGCATCTAATTCTACAAAACGCATCACACAACAAAAAGTGGCATGATACTGTGGTAGGGTTAGGTGCAACAGTAGAGGCGAAAAAGTATTATCGCTCAAGAGTAAAAAAGGAAAAATCAAATGTCATACATGAAGAATCATCTAATGGAAATGATTGCTGAAGATGAAGAGGCTATGATTAATGATATGAAAAAGACAACCCATGCTTGCAAGCGTTGTGGAAACATTGAGTTCTTCATGGCTCCAAAGAATGCGTTTGATATCATGTTTATTATTTGTGATAAATGTGAATAAAAAGTAAACAAAAGGTAAACAATGGGTGAATTAGAAGACGGTGAAATGTCATGGGATTACCGTGTCATGATTGGTTTAGATAAAACTGTATCTATAAGAGAAGTCCATTATGATATTGATGGTGATATTACATCTTGGTCAATGCTTCCATTAGAGTTATATTCAGACCACGTAGAATACCTTTGGGATTGTTTCCAAGATATCAAAGATGCATTTGATATGCCTATACTGATGGAAAGAGATTTAGAGAATCAATTCTTAAATGCTGGAAAACCGGCAGTAAGATTAGAGAGTGAAGATGCCAAGCAAGAGGACTCACAAGAAGCTGAGTAAGCCATGGCACGCAAGAGCAAAGCGTGATGATTTAGAGTATTCTTTGGGATACTATGCAACATGGGAAGAAGCTCATAACGCAGAACTTGAGTTTGCAGAGTGGTACGAAGACCAGTATGATCATAATGTAACAACAAGAAAACGTATCAAGCCAAAAGTTTAAGAAAAAAAAATAAAAAAGTGCTTGACAAACTGTGAACACCTGTTAGAGTAGTAATCAGTAAACAACAAACAAGGAGTAAGAACATGAGTACGACACTTAACTTTGATCAGTGGGAGATCAGCCCACTAGAAGACACGATTTACAGCACTGACGTTGAGGCACGATGGAAGGAGCTTCAGGAAGAGGCTGGTGAGCGTGATCTGGATGAGTCAGAGGCTAAGGAGCTGAACTGCTTGAGTGCTCTGATTGAGCAAGGTAGAGGTTTTGATGACTGGAATTATGGTGCAACCCTTATCTCTGATCGCACGTTCATTGAGCACGCACAGGACTTGGCAGAAGAGATGGACATGATCCCATCTGAGTACACTTGGCCCATCAGTTGCATCGATTGGGAAAAGGCTGCTTGGGAGCTGAAGATGGATTACTCTTCAGTTGAGTTTGCTGGCAACACATATTGGATTCGTTAGAAAGGAAGATACAATGAGTAAGCGTAGCCCTGGTTCAAAGCACCAAATGAAGATTGGCAAGGAGCGTTACAAGAAGGAGCGTGAGGCATATCGCCTTAAGCTTGCTCGTAAGCTTGCTGCTAATACGAATGTCCTTGATGTGTTGGGGGAGGAAACGTGACGACAGACCCAGATGTTTGTGATGAGTTTGAGTGGGATGATTTGGGCACTGGATGTGTTCGTTGTCGTCGCCTTTTTGAAGATCACATTGCAAAGATTGATACTGTGAATGTTGACAATAAGACTCTCATTAGTTTGACAGAGCTTGAACCTGGTTTTATTGAAAAGGTTTTTGACGTTATTTCAACTGCATATGACGTTACGACAGATGAAGAGATTATGGCAATTTTTAGGGTAATTGGCAATGAGTCACTTGATAAGCTTGACCAAACGCTTGATGCACTTGGTATGTATAAGGAAGATGAGTAATGGCAACGAATTCAGAGGCAAGGAAGCGTAAGGAAGAGGTTGTTGCACTAAATAAGGAGAATGATCCTTATCGTGAGTATTATCTTGCTACGGAAGAGTCTTTCACTCTCAGCGAGACTGAAGGTGTGACTAGAGAACAATGGGAAGCATCAGCTGAGCGTCTTGCTAAGGCTTCAAAGGCATGTGAAACGTTGGAGTTGTTCTATGACTGAGCTTCGATCAAACTTTACTTATTTACATGATTATAGATTTCCATGTGATTGTTCAGATTGGCATCACATTAGATTAATTACAGACGATAGAGAAGAGGATTGGGGTTATTTTGAGATTGTAAGTTCATATGAACCCAGTGGTATTGTTGATAGAACCAAGGCAGCAATTAAAATTTTATTTTGCAGGCCGTATCACAACGCTGGCGTTGTATTGAACAACGATAACGTTAAGGATCTCAAGGAAGTTATTGACAGCTATTTATTAAAGAATAACGAAAAATTTTTAATGACAATGACTGATAAATCTAAACTTGATGATTGGGAAGGCCTTTATCCTGATGGGTGGAAAGCTATTGTAGAAAAACTCTATGATGACATTGAGGCTATTTCACCTGGGCATAATATTTTTCAAATTAAAGAAAAATTTGGTGGTCTTCGTTATTACTGTGGTGTAGAATCATATGATGCTATAAGCAATCTTATCGCGGAAGCTGAGAAGAAGTCTGTAGAAACATGCCAGATATGTGGCGTTCCAGGTATACTAAGGGAAGATAATTATTGGTATGCAACGCTTTGTGATGAACATAGGAAGAATGGTTTAAACGATGATTGAGTATTCACCATGGCCAATGAAACAAGAGACTGAAACAGTGACCATCACCATCACCAGGGAGCAGTTTGAACGCATGTCGAACGACACCGCTGCGAGATTCATTGAGGCGCTTGATGCAATGGACGGAGCGACCGAACCGATGGAGAGCGACTCCGATATGAACGTCAAGTCGCTTGACTCCGATAATGACGTAACAAGCGGTTTACACGCTCGCTCCAAGCGTTTAGAGCACTCGACGCCAGACGCATTAGGGCAGCGGGATGGAACACAAAGTCACCTTGTGCCAACTTTTGTTACCATCACGATCAGCCGAAAGGCAGCGAAGAAGGTTGCCGACTGGCCCGACGATGAGCGATACCCGTTCTCGGCGGAGTTGGGCAAGGCAGCCCGTGCAGCACTAGAGGGGGAGCGATGAGCCAGAACACAAACAAAGGAAAGAACATGACAACTCACGATTTCAAGGACGGTAACGGACCGGTCCCAGCCCACCAGCACTCAAATGGCGGTGGATGGGTTGCCGACACAGCAACAGTCGAGGACGCCGTTTATGTCGGTCCTGACGCTCGGGTCTTCGGCAACGCTCGGGTCTCCGACAACGCTCAAGTCCTCGGCAACGCTTGGGTCTTCGACAACGCTCGGGTCTACGGCAACGTTCGGGTCTACGGCAACGCTTGGGTCTTCGACAACGCTCAAGTCCTCGGCAACGCTTGGGTCTACGGCAACGCTCGGGTCTACGGCAACGCTCGGGTCTACGGCAACGTTCGGGTCTTCGACAACGCTCAAGTCCTCGGCAACGCTTGGGTCTACGGCAACGCTCAAGTCCTCGGCAAGGCTCGGTTCCTAGAGGGCTTCGCATTTGCCACCAAGAACAACGACTGGCAGATCACCGAGGTTTCAAATGGCAACGGCACCACCACCCTTTACGCCAATGTTGAGTTTGAGCCAGTGGAGATTGAAACGACCAAGCCCGACCTGCCACTCGTCATCCTTCATGGCGTCACCTACGAATTGCGAGCACTAGAGGGGGAGCGATGAGCAAGCGAAACCGAACCGCCGTCAACTACGCACGGCATCGAATGATCGACGCTCGGGACCTGCTGAGCGAGGCGATCCGCACGCTGGAATCGAAGGCCGGACCCGGCGATCCCGACACCGTGACCATCACTATCAGCCGTGAGGATGCCAATTTGCTGGCGAACTACATGGAACTTGATTACCCCGAAATGACCCGTATCGCCAGAGCAGTCCGAGCAGCACTAGAGGGGGAGCGATGAGGCGCAGATTCAAGGCACGCAACTGGAACGATCCGAAGGCGGTGCAAATGCGCCAGACGTTTCGGCACATGAACGAAATCTCCGCAGAATTCAATCGTATGCGAGAAGGCTGGCGACCCGACGCTGAGACGTTGCAACGGTGGCGTGACGAGGCGGAAGCCGCCCTCGCAGACCAAGGTGGTGAGCGATGAATAGTTTTGCATGGGGATTTGTATGGGGAGCTATTTTTTCACTCATTGGAAGCATTAGCTCTCTTATTGCTGCTCTTATTCTTGATGAAGATAAAGAAAAGAAAAATAAGTTCAAGTGACATAAAAGTAAACTTTTTGCAAAATCCTAAATAAACTATGATATAATAAAAAAAATAGTTTACGAAAGGAAATTAAAATGATTACATTTGTGATAGTATTATTCATAGCTTTTATGGCAATGGCAATCGTCGGTGGTAGTGAGCGCAAGAGAGACTAGAAAGAATAACCATTGTTTAATTTATTTGAACAAATGATGAAATATGAGAATGGAGAGCTTGATTACGATGGTGTAATTAAGTTGTTCCAGGGCCTTGTTGATAATGGAATGGCATGGAGTCTTCAGGGTCATTATGGAAGAACAGCTGCTTCATTGATTGAAGAAGGCCTTGTAACTATTGACAATGGTATAAAGGAGTAATATGACAGGTGATCCAAGGTTTTTAGCTATCCTTGATGAGCTAAAAGCTACACATCAAAAGAAATCTGCTGATTATGGAACAAATAGTGATTTTCTTGCTAACGTAAGAGCTTCAGAGAATTGGGGAATCCCTGCTTGGGTTGGGACAATGATCAGAGCTAATGATAAGATCATTCGCCTTCAGTCTCTTCTTGTAAAGGGAAAGCTTGAGAATGAGTCAGCAAGAGATTCATTAATTGATTTAGCATCTTATGCGATAATTGCGCTTATTCTTATGGAAGAGCAAGAAAAGATTGAAAATGTTTTAAACGATGACTTCGACCCCGATGGTATGTGCTGATGGCACAAGGTTACATTGGGCAGAACCAGATTGATGTTCAAGCTGTCTATGATAGTGAATTTGCTCCAGGAGATAAGGTAACTTGGAAAAGTGCCCCAGGTATTCCATGGACAGTAGAATCTATTGTTGATGATAGGTATTTTATTATTGTTGCTGAAAATGGGAACAAATGGAATACTTGGCAAAAATGGTTTAAGAAAATCGATTAAACCAACTAATTTGTATGCTAGAGTGTTATCAGTAAACAAACCAAAGGAGTAGAAATGGGACTTGACCAGTACGCATACGCAGTGATGCCTAGTAAGGACAATACTGATACCAACTTTGTTTGGTGCCAGGACAATAACCCTGAGAATTACTCAGAGATCTTTTATTGGCGCAAGCACCCTAACATGCATGGTTGGATGGAGAGCCTTTTCCGTTCTAAGGGCGGTAAGGGAGAGTTCAATTGTGTTCCTGTTCGCTTGACGTTCAAGGATCTCCAGGAGCTTGAGGATGCTGTGAAGGGTGAGAAGCTCCCTTACACTGATGGATTCTTCTTTGGGCATTCTCGTCCTGAGGAAGATGAGCGTGATCTTGAGTTTGTCAAGAAGGCTCGTGAGGCAATGTCTCAGGACATGGAAGTTTATTACGACAGTTGGTGGTGATTATAATGTGACATAACCTGTGAAGGTGACAAAAAGCATTGAGCACCTGGAAGTCCCAGGTTGATAAAAAAGTAAAGGAAAAACATGGAACAGCTTACATTTGATATGACTGAGGCAGCTATCCAACGCTCATATGACAACGCAAATGATGAGTGGAAGAACGTTGCTAGGGAAGCAATCCACTATGTGATTGCAAACAATGATGAGTTCACAGCTGATGATATTAGGGATTACCTTGACAATCAAACTGTCACGACTCATAATCTTAGTGCTCTAGGCCCAATCATTCGAGAGTTCAAGCGAGATAATTACATCAATAGCACCAATCGCACTAGAGAGTCGATTCGTCCTGTAGCTCACAAGAAGCCTAATCGTGTCTGGGAAGTTGTAAAGGAAGATCAGTAAATATACCTACATATTGGTGTATAATTGATCCTGAGCTAAAATAGCCACGGATGGGGAGATTGTAATGAAGACCTGGAACTACCGAATCATGGTAAATGAAGATGGACACTTCAATATCCGTGAGGTATTTTATGATGAAAACAAGAAGATTGAAGGCTGGACTGATGAATGCTCACCATTTGGTGAAACTTTGGAAGAGCTGAAATCTGACATGAACTTGATGATGCAGGCAATTCAGCGTGAAGTTCTTATTGAGTCTGAGATCATGACTGATATCATCGAAGATTTCAAGAACGATTTGGAAGTTAACAATGAGGATGAAATGGAGTCAGACAATGACGACTGATATGAAGAGTTATATCAACAAGCGTGCAAATCAAGATAAGTTTGTAGAGAAATCTGCTGAGCTTGTGAAAGTTGCTTCACCTGTTGTTGATTGGCTTGAGTCTGGCCATATGACTCCAATTTATGAGGAAGATGTTGCGAAGTTCATCAAGCTTTACCGAGCATTAGAGAACAATACACTTCTGTCATCTTGATATAATGGAAGATCAAGAAAAAAAATATCGTGGCGTTCTGATAACAGCTAGCCAATACGTAGCTGCACGTAGTCTCATTAACGTAATAAAAGAGCAGCATTACCCAGTTGAGTCTGAATACAAGACGCCAAAGCAATGTAAGTGTTTAAAACTTATATCCAGGTGCAAAGAATACCAATCATTGCAGGTATTAAACTCTTTGATTGATGAAAACGAAAAGCTAAAGATAGTAGATTATAATGATATTCCACAAGACAAGTGAAAAAAATAAAGTTTGGCAAGTAAAATGTGGTCGCTGGATTTCAAAAACTTACAATATTAGGTCAGAAGCAAGTAGAGTACAGCGAGTTCTTGATGAAGGAACTTGCATGTGTGAAAACCATGAGCCATATTATGCGATAAAGGCATAACTAGGCATTTATTTATTGAACGCTCTCACAATACATAGGGAGAACCCTTTGTATCACTGTCGAGAGGATAAAAAATGTCAGAGCGTATTGCAGGTCGTTTAGGTCGTAAGCCAGCTGTTAGGCCAGATGGTCTACACATGTTAGCTTATTACCAGGAAAATCCTCTTCCAAAAGCCCCTGCCACTCTTGGTGCTCCTGCTGTACCAGATTGGTACATGCTTGGTAATGATAAGTATGGCGACTGCACATTCGCTGGAGCTTACCACGCTAAGATGGCGGTAGCTCAGCTCGATGGCGTTAAAGAAAAGCTTCTTAACGACCAAGACGTAGTTAACGCTTACCTCCAGTATACCAATGGTGCCGACCAAGGTGCTATTGAAGCTGATCTTCTCGCCCATTGGGAATCAGAGGGTCTATTTGGATCAAAGATCGCTGCTTACGCTCCTACTGACCACAAGGACTTCGATGAGATCAAGTCAGTAGTCAATGCCTTTGGCTTCTGTTACATCGGTATTCTTGTCCCTGCCCCTTGCATGCAGCAGTTCCAAGAGGGCAAGCCATGGGCACTTACTGGTACTCCAGCTGACCAGCAGATTGAAGGTGGCCACTGTGTCATCATCGTTGGTTATGATGAAAAGTACTTTTATGTTGTAACCTGGGGAGAGATCCAAGCTGTAACAAAGCAGTGGTTTCAGTGCTACCTCGAAGAGACATGGGCAATAATCACTCCTGAGGCTGTAGAGGCTGGAAAGCTACGCAATTTCCGTCTATCCGACCTTCAAGCTGACATACAAAAGCTTAAGGGCTAGTAATGGGTTATTACTACGCTGATAAGGACAATCATGATTTTTCAGAACATCTTTTTAATGATCTATCAAATCAATTTAGACTCAAAGGTAATGGCGACATAGCATGTAATCATTGTGGTACTGAGTATCACCCAGATACTGAGTTCCATGCTTGTGGCCTATGTGGATGTGGTCACGATGACGAGGACCATACTACGTTAGATGATGGTTGGTCAGAGTGTAAACATTGTGATTGTGATCTTTATCAAGGCAGTATAGGTAAATATTCTGGTAAAAACAAAAAAGATTACGATCATATCATCAAACATCGTAAGGGCGACCCAACAGACAAAGAATTATATTCTAAAGTTAAGTCTGAGGCCAAGCAAAAGTTTGATGTATATCCTTCTGCCGTAGCTAATGCTTGGGTTGTTAAAGAATACAAGAAGCGTGGCGGAAAGTATGGTAAAGAAAAAGAGTCATCAATGAATTGGTATCATGAAGCTGCATACAATAAAACAACTGGCGAATGGAAGCCAGAAGAATGGTCACATGAACCATATCATGAAATATCTTTTATGAATTATCCACCATATAATGAAAATGGCATTGATAATTCTATTAATGTAACTGAACCTAATAGTGCTACAAATATTGGGAAAGGTCATCTTTTTTCTGGACACATAGAGCATGAACACCCAGAGGGGAGAACAGATAATTTTACGGGTATGTATGACATATATGGAAGATCAAAAAATTTAGATGAAGCTAAAACAGAAGCAAAAAAATATGAAGATTTGCATAATGCAACGTATCATGCTTCATATGATAACGGGCATGTAGTTTTTCATCATGAACCAATTAACGATAAACATGGGAATCAAATAGGTGTTTCTTGGTCACAAGCTCATTTTTTACCCATTGATTATGTAGAAGGTGAAAATGATGTTGATACTGTCAAAAAACATATAGAACATATGCATAAATTCCTTTATGACAGAAATAATAATACTCTTGGTGGACAAAAGCCTATGTTCTCATCTAAGAATTGGTATGATAGATAACTAATGGCATGGTACCATGAATCAGCTACATACTCAGATTGCTTATTTTGTAGTGGTCCTAGTCACATGTTGCATATTGCAGCTAAAGCACAAGAATTTAGTCCAAAAGGTCCAGAAGTAATAGGCTTGCCAAGGCCTTACGTGAAGACTCGTGAAAAAAATCAAATATATGATCGCTTAACACCCAAAAATGAAGGAATGGGTTATGAGATAGGTGACCGCAAATTATTTAAAAGAATTCCAATGCCATGGAATAGCACAAGAGTTGATGCACAAGATATACCAAATTTTGCCAAAGACGAACTAGATAATTCAGTTATGCAATCCATAGATAAAAGATGTTGCCCTATGTGCGGTGATAGATTTGAAGACAATGATAAAGCAGTAGCTTGGCAACCAGATAAAGAAGACTATTATGGATCAGCTGGATCTGGTGAGTTTGGAAGCGATACATTGCCATATCATAAAGAATGCATGCGTTTAGTAAGAATACATTGCCCACACCTACGTCAAATATCTGATGATCAATTTGTAGAAGGTAATTATAGTTCTTTGATAGATAATGTAAAAATAAACACACCATGGTATTTTGAAGCTTCTGAAAAAGTAATACCAAACTCGGAGAACAATCCTTTGGAAGAAACCCCAATATATACTAAGCCTAGTAACGCAGAAATTTTAGCAGCTCATTATAATGGTGTTAATTTATATGATTATGTACATGCTAGAGACTCTGATATTAATCATAATGAACTTTTAGAAGCTCATAATAAAGGTATTGATTTAAGTGATTATGCATATGCCAAAAATTCTAATCTTAATAAAAATGAAATTTTAGATGCCCATGATAAAGGAATTAATGTAGGTGACTATGCATATGCTAGAGGGCCTGTTGTTACTCATGATGACGTTTTAAAAGCTCATGATAAAGATGCACGATACGTAGCTAGTGGAATTGCTAATCATTACGAAGATTACTCAGGCAAATACGATTTAAACGATCATGAAGCATACCATTTTGCTAATGACATTACAAACCTTGCACTTACCAAAGATGATTTTAGTGTAGAAGACGTAAATAAGACTTTGCTCAATACAAAAGCCAATATGTACAAGTGCGCTCCTGGGTACAACCCATACAGTGAAATTGACTGGAAATCTTCTTCGAGAGAGTTTTATTGATTATGATGCGCTATCCTAAAGAAAAAAGTGCTATTCTTACATGCCCAGACTGTGGTTTTGATAATGTTGAACAAATAGAACCACATGGGTATCAATGGAAAAATATTTTTGTAGATGACGAAGCGTGTATGAAAGCATATAAAGATGCTTATGGTGATTTAAATAGGCAAGAACCTCAATTTACATGTCATAATTGTTTTGATAATTGGTATGAAGGTGAGTATGACGAAACAAACAATAAATATTGGTCGCCACCTAAAGGCCTAGCTCCTTTAAGTAAAATGACAATACAAAAAATAATGCCTCTTAAAGACCCAGGCATAGATAAAGTATGCAATTACCCAGACAAATGTTACTGTGGAGAATGCCCTAACCCAGATCAGCTTGAGTTCAATCTTCACGGCGCTTCAAAAGATTGGGATGAAGATAAAGATGATGAAAATTACGAAGATGATTCAACGATGGAAGGAAGAATGGGGCGATGTTTCCAGCTTTCTGGTAGAAGAGCAATATTTGGTGGTGACCCAGGAGCAGTATTAGTTCATGGCACTATCCAAGGTATGGGAAGCCCACCATTAGCTCACGGTTGGGTAGAACATTCAGATGGAACTATTCATGAGCCAACTACTGATGAAACGTTTCCAAGAGAAATATTTGAAGCTTTCTTCAATCCAGTTGTGGAAAAGCGTTATGGGCAGGAAGAGCTAAGAAATCTTATCCAGCATCATGGTCATTGGGGTCCATGGCATGAGACTAAGGGAAGAATATAATGGCTTATCATGCTCATGACAATGAAGAACATATTCTTGTTTGCCCAAATTGCGATAGTTCATACATTCATCCAGTGTCTAAAACGGATACGTTGTATAATGGCCATTATAAAGGAATAGAAGGCGATCTTTATGGTGATTTAGGCGCTGATACTTCTTGTGAATATGGACAAGATTATAAAAACAAATATAATCATAAAGCTTTGAGAAGACAAAATCACTTTTTTTGTGAACCATGTCTTTACCGTTATCACGAATGGGAAAGTGATTACGACTATTTACCAATTTATCCATATAAAGACTTACATAGAGTACATATTGATGATATAGAAGAGCCATTTATAGAAAACCCATATAAGCATTTTTTTGATTGATATGAGATACGCACTCAAAGCACCTGATGATACTGATGTTCTAGCTGGACTCTGTGTAAAAGCAGAGGACACTGGTAATGTTCTATTGCTTAAGAGAAGGTCACACTCTGAGCTTCCATTGAACAGCCCAGGAGTATGGGAATTTCCTGGTGGGCATGTAAAAAAGGGTGAAGACCCGTTCCAAGCAGCAGTGAGAGAGTGGGAAGAAGAAACTGGGCGCAAACTTCCTGCTGGATTGTTCAAAGGCAAGTTCCAAGAAGTCGGTTATCACGGATATATTTACGTTATTTCAAAAGAAAAGCTCGTAGATTTATCAGATAAGGGAAGATCAGTAGATCCTGACGACCCAGACAACAAACATCATCAGATGTTAAAATGGTGGAAAATCAAAAAAATTAAAAAAGACATAAGAAATGGTGAAGTTCGCCACCGACTTCATGATGTTCAATGGAAAAATATTAAAAAAGCTCAAAAAGAATGGTATGATCAATGAGTTTACATTACGTATATGCATCTGATGATGGCGATGAACAGCCTTATGCACCAGCAAGTAGTGGGAGAGGTCCTTTCTTCTCTTGTTATGGGAAAAAGGAAACCCCACACTTCCACGTAGTAGATGGTCACCCAGACATTGAGAACAATGAGGGTTTGAATATTCGTCAAATGCACGTTCCTGGTTATGACCAGCATGATGGCAACGTAAAAACTAATTTCTCAACTATGCCTCCATACCACATTATCACTGGTTGGCACATCATTGAGCCAAATACAAATTCACATATCACTCAACTCTCAGCCACAAAGAAGTATAGTACCACAACAGACGCTAATGAAGCTTTAGACCTGTGGAAGGAAGAGTGTACTAACGTACACGGTCCTGGTGCATTCATTAAGCGTCCAGCTGATAATGCAAAAGACCCTAGCGATATTGTTTATGACTTTCTTCCTGGCAAAGAACAGCCAAAAGAGCGTGAAGAGCAAGAACAAGATCCAGAACAAGAGCCAGAAGAGCAAGAGCAACAAGAGCAACAAGAGCAAGAAAAGCAACAAGAGCAAGAACAGCAACAAGAGCAACAAAAGCAACAGCAACAAGTTCCTTTTGGTTTAAAGCCAGGTGAAAAGGCTTACAGTATCGTATTCCACCCATCTAAACAAATGAAGAGCAGAATTCGTCCTTCTTTCTCACGTACAAAAATATTTGAAGGCCACAATAATTCTTCAGAATCACAGAATTCTCTGTTAAACTATGCTGACAAGCTAGATATGAATAGTATTATACAGAATTACAAAAAGTCAGAGGAAAACCCTGACATTTGGGAAGAGCTGTATAAGAATTCTAAGAAGAATAAGGGCCGGTATTAATAATGAGCCAATACGTCATCGCAGCTACTGATGATAGTTATTATGAGCCGTACAAACCAGTTAATAACAGAGATTTAAAGACCGGAAAAGAAATTCTTGACCCAGAAGAGTTAAAACAGAAGCGTGGGCCATTTTTTTCATGCGATGGCGCAATACATGACCCTCATTTCCATGCAGTTGACCGACACCCAATCATGGATTCAGAGATCAATAATAAAAAATTAAATATTGAGCAGCTTCATGTACCTGGTTTTGACGAGCATGATGGTCATGACCTCAGCCCAAGTAGCTTGCCATTCAATGTAGCCACAGGATGGCATATCACTATTCCATCTGAAAAAGAAGGTGGAGATCACCATTTCTATCAATTCTCGCATACTCAGAAGTTTCCTGAGTCTGTTGACAACGATGAAGCCCTTGACAGCTGGAAAGAACATATGGGAAAAATGTTCGGTGGTGGAATTTTTGAAGAAGAGCCATTGAAAATTGGTGATAACAATGGAAATTTTGCTCCAACATATACTTTTCACCCATCAGAGAATGCAAATAATCCTAGCTCAACTGATTGCACATTTTTTCCAAGAGTAGAGCATGCTGGTATATTGTCTCCTGCAATTGCTAGGACTAATCTTGGTGATGATACAACAAGTGCAGAAGAGGCTAAGAGCAAAATTATTGATTACGCCAACATAACTAAAGAGCATGCTCACCAGAATATGGAAAATAAACTTTCAGAAGACGCTAACATATGGGAAGATCGTTTTAAGCAATCGAAGCGTATCTATACTCTTGGTAGTAATGGGCGTATCCTTGATGTGCAAGATTATGCACCTGGTTTAATTCGTCATGGGAAGAAATGCGATTGTGATGTTTGTTCCCACTGGTCTGGTATGGACTTTAGGATAGGTTGATCATGCAAAAAATGGAAATTGGCGATTGGGCGCTTAATAACCAGGGTGGCAACTGGTCAGATAATTGGTATAGCGAGAGTGGTAAAAAGATTAATTGCCCTCAGTGTGGATGCTCAACAGTATCACCAGTGCCAATTGATGAATATATTGCACACAAACAGGATAATTTCCAAGGGTATAACGAACATGAACGCAATGAATATATAAATGATTTTTATCGTGGTTCTCTGGGTAGCCATCCAAAAGATATCCATGAAATCAAAGATTTAAACGACAATGATGAGCTAGAAGCATTTCATCGTAAACATGGTATGTTTGTTTGTGGGAATATACCCTGTAATGAACAAAACTATACATTCTTTAGCCCACATGATGATGTTTACCCATATAGACCAGAAAACAAAATGGTATGGGACAGAAATGAGAAAAGGGACCTAGGGTATAACAATCCATGGGATATGTCAAGAGGAAGACTCAACAAGCTCAAGATTTCTGATGATGGGGAGCTTTGGTAACATGGGTTTATGGAATGAAATTCCAAATTGTATAAACTACAAAGATAGTGATTACGACGATATGCCATTTGAGTACAATAGTTACCATGGCAGAGTTGTTCACAAATATGAAGAAACATGTGGAAGATGTGATAACCCAATAGATTTAAGACGTGGGTTAGGGCGTAATACACCATTTGATGGATGTCATAATAATTGGTGTATTAATAACAATGACGTTGAAGAAATATTACGTTCATTTTCACCAGAAGACATTGAATATGCAGAAGACCATAAATGGGGATTAGACGGAAAATCATTAAGTGGTAATCACCTGGTTGATCACATAGGTCACGAACTTTCTAAAGCAAGCAAAAATCTTTATTACAAAATGCTTCAAGAGCAACCTAACAACATTGATAACCCTGAAGCTGTTGACGCTTATATGAAAAAACATAAGTTTGTTGAGAAAATAGTTCCTGATGCTATAACTAAAGGCCATAAGCAAGCCATCAAATGCATGAACCCATACAATAATATTGATTGGTCATAGAAACTAGCATTTTAAGCGAATTTCAACTAAAATTATCAACAAGTCGTCCTTTGTAATAGAAATCATTGGTGCCAAGATTTTTGCCTGTCCAAGGAGAATAGAATGACATTACCGCCACGCTGGTCTGAGCTAGAGGGCCAAGACAGTTTTAAAGCATATGCTAGCTTAGGAGATGGTCCTATCTGTCAGCATTGTGGTGACCCAACTAATTACCCAAGCATGAGTTGTGCATATAGTTCACATCCATTGCTGGATAATACTTGTGTAACTTGTCGTGATGCCGAAGATAACTTCCATGATGACCACGTTTGCCCAATGGAAGTTGGTTGTGGTTGCTGTTGGGATACGCACAAAAAGATTTCTGAGCAAGGTAACCATAACCGATTTGCTGTAAATGATACAGCTAATGATGAAATGTACATGGACCTTGGACCCATTGCTGGCACAGTGATGAGCGATACTGAAGAAAACCCTGAGGGCATTCTTGTATCTGCTTCTTCGTGGGTAATAGCAGATGTAATGCCTAGCCCAGAAATGTCTTCTCCAGATGTTCAAGAAGGCGCTTCCGCTGTTTCAAACGTAGACATGCCAGAAACAGCTAATATGCCACAAACAGCACAAATGCCTACTTCTACTGCATCTAAATGGACAGCAGAAGACTATTATAAGACAATGAATAAAATAGCTTCTGACTCCGATGTATTTTATAAAGGTTATTCCGATGCTACATCTGGTAAAGAAATGGATGAGGGAATGGCTAATCTCTCCATGGATTACTATCAGGGTTATAAGCAAGGACTTCTTTATAATGAGCCAAACCTTGTTTCATCACCACCACATCCACAAGATGTTAATTCGCAAACTCATTATGAAATGCCTAAAAGCGCCCCTAATTACCCAAATAACTTTAGGGGGAATTCCCCAAAATAGCCAGCCCAGTGGAGTATGAGCCTGGGCTAGGCTGCTCCCATTGTGACTGGGCAGGATATACGTTACAAGAGCGTGCTGATCATATGAATCAAGCACACCCTGGAGAAAATCAATTTGATCCTGAAATTGATCATATGATTAATCGTCTTAAGGATATTGACGATCAGGATTATGAAAAGATGACTGGCCCATGGTCAGAAGTATTTCCTAATCCTAATCCAGCTCCACAAAAATGGCCTGAAGGCACAGATAAGCCTTCTGATGGCCATAAGTGGCCTAAAATTACTATTGTACGTAAAGATGACGATGATGATACCCATACAGCTTCTGTAAAGATTGCTGCTGGCGAACCATACACTTGCCCACATTGCGATAAGAATCAAATATCTAAGCAAGCCATTGATTACGCTTATGAGTACAATGAGTGCCCCGATTGCGGTGGATACATTGATAACGAAGGACCTGGTGGTACAGAGCTTACCAATGATTACCAGAACTCTTGGAGAGAATCGTCTAAGCAATTACACATTTTAACTATTTGTGATGGATGTGGTGCTAAAAATAATAACAGTTTAGATCCATATAATGAATGGGTAAATGAAGGGTCTGAGGACTATTGCCCAGATTGTGCATATGATTTATGCCATAATTGTAATTGCAATGATTATTATCCTGAAATAGACCACCTTTCTAGCTGTAACCGCTTTGACAAGGGCGGTAATTGTTCATGCCCACCATGCGGTTGTGATTGCCATGTATGATTCCTGTGATGATATCGCTCCTAAAGAAGCATCGCTTGTAACCAAGGCTATCTGTGATCATGTGGATGAAGATGGTGGCAGAATAACTTATTGCCCCAATGAAAATGAAAGCATTGATAATAGAGGAAGAATACGTCAATATTATGCCCTAGAAGAAAATAAATGGGGCAACGCTACAGCTTCTGATCAACATTTCTGCCCAAAGCACAAGAAACTTCATTGTGTAGACAATGATGAAGTTGGTCATGGATGTGGTGAGGTATTAAACAATTATGGTAAATGCGACAATTGCGAAGCAACAGAAGAAGAAATAGAAAAAGAATATGCCGATTCCTGGGGATTTAATAAAAAAGCTTCGTTTATTCCAAGAGTAAGATGTAATCATTATGGAGACAATGGTTATTGTCAGAATGAAATAGTTGTTGATCGATCAGGCATACTATCAGGATATGGTGCTCAGGGTAATTGGGGCGTAGCTAATGTCTCAGGATCAAACTTTAAGCACAACGATTTTGCAACAGAACATTTCTGCCCAGAACATAAAGATCTGCATTGCGTAGATGATGCAAATCATCACCTTACTACAACAAAAAACGGTTGTGGTTCGTTATTAGGACCATATGGTAAATGCACTTGGTGCTCAAATCAAACGGAAGATGGCTTGGTAAAAGAATATGCCGATGCCTGGGGATTTAATAAAAAAGCATCTACATTTTTTCATTGTGATGAAGAAGGGTGCAATAATATTGTTTACCATGATGACTATGAAACATTAGGAGATTGGCTATCGGGAGAACAAGATTATGATTTCTGCCCAGAGCACAAAAAACTACATTGTGTAGATAGAGATGAAATTGGTCATGGATGTGGTGAGCTTTTAAATAAGTATAGCCTTTGCGATGATTGCGAGGCAACAGAAGAAGATACAGAAGAAAATTATAAAAATGCATGGGGTTTTGATAAAAAAGCTTCAGAAAATTCTTTTGTATGTGACAAATGTTGCTATGATCACCATATAAAAAATATGAATAAATATGGGGATTGTGTTTACTGTAAAGATTGTTACGATCAAATTAAAAAAGAAGTTAAAAAAGATTACAAAGACGCTTGGGGATTTAATAAAGACTCTAGCATGCATTCAACCGGAGAGATTGATTGCGATCACCCATTATGCAATAAAATTGTAGATCTTGAAGATGCAATAGATAAGAATTGGCAAACAGCTGGGCAAACAGCTGGTGGAGAAAAAGATATAGCTGATTTTTGCCCAGAACATGCTCAACTTTATTGCATAGACCAATGGGATGAAGAAGGAAGAAATTTATTAAAAACTGGCTGTGGGAAAAAACTTAATAAAAAAAATGCAGGCATATTTGGACAATGCTTAGATTGTGATGGCAAGGACTCAAAAGCTTATTTTAATGCCTGGGGCTTTGATAAAAAAGCTTCTAGCCATAATCCAGATCTTCTTTGTTTTCTTAGTGACGGTGGAGTGAAATGTCCAAGCTGTATACAAAAAAGCTTTCCAGGAAAAGACATTGAACACGATAAGCTAGTAGATGAATACGGAACTACCCTACAGCCTATTTATCCTTGGGATGTACATGGTTACCATGATTCACTTTATTGTGATAATTGTTCTGAATATATTCTTGGTGAAGATACATGTGGACACTGTGAAGATACTCACCCAGGCCCTAATATGCATTGGGATGATAAACATGATTGTTACATATGTCCTCCATGTGCAGGAGATACTACATTCTGCCCTAGATGTAAATCATGGAAAGAGGGAAAGTACGGTCAGTGTGAAACTTGTGATGGATCTAACGAAGAATATCAAAAAGATTACAAAGATGCCTGGGGATTTGATAAAAAAGCTTCTACGTTCCATCACTGCGATGAAGAAGGCTGCAAGAACATAGTTTATCATGATGATGAAGATGCGCTTGAAAATTGGTTTTTAGGTAAACAAGATTCTGATTATTGCCCAGAACATGCAAAAGAACGTTGCCCTAATTGCACAAATTTAAAAGGCAAATATGGTCAATGCCTAGTATGTGATGGTTTAGACGAAAACATAAAGAAAAATTATGACAACGCATGGGGTTTGAAGAAAGCTATCAATTACTTCTCATTAGACCAACCCAATGAAGCTATCATGCCAGGAATGGCACAAGATACTGGCGACACAGATGGTTTAGGCTTTGGCTCTACTCCGAACCCAGATCCTGGAAAAGATGGAATGGCAACAGATGCGCCAAGCATGCAAGACTATGAGCGTGGCTTATCTTCTGCTGCCTCAAAAGAAGCATTTATAAAAATATTCTGTGATAGTTGCTATTCAGAGATCCCCAGATATGAGGGATATGACCCAGGTAATGGATCACATTATTGCAATGAATGTTCAATCAAACAGCCAGAAGTATATAACGATGCATGGGGTTTTGACAAAAAAGCTTCATTTGAAAGAGTTATTTTTTGTGATAGATGTGGAGAGCATGATCCTAATTTTGACCAATATATTAATTCTAAATGGGGTAGAGCTAGTTTAAATGGTTTTAAAGATAAAACGCCAGGATTAGATTATGATGATTCTGAAGAACTTCATTTTTGCCCAACTTGCAAAAAAGGAAGACACTTAGATGAGAACATTAACGACCCATTAAATATGACGTTCGGTTGTGGACAAAAGCTCGGGAAATTCGGCCAATGCACATTATGTGAAGGATCTGACAAAAAATTTTATAATAGCGCATGGGGTTTTGGAAAAAAATCTAATGCTGATCTAACCAATAGATCGATTCAGTGTGGAAACCACAAAACTGGTGATGATGAAATTTGCCATAATAGTTTCCAAATTGGTTTAAGAGAAAGGCCAGTTCAAAAAGCTATTGAAAATGGTTGGACAATACAAAACCAGCAATTTGTCTGCCCAAAGCACACTGATATTAATAGATGTAATAAATGCGGTTGGAAGATAGAAAATTCATCTACTATATGCCCACATTGCGATTTTGTTACACATAATTACAATAAGGCTTGGGGATTTGACAAGAAAGCTACCATGACATACGGAGCTGACTGTGATCACCCTGGCTGCAATGAACATGAAGATGGCCTTGACTATGACATGGATCATCCAATTGGTTGGGAAACAGTTCATTATCAAAATGGTGACCCAGACTCATTATCTCATGTATGCCCATTGCACAAAAATCTTTATTGCACTGACCAATATCAGCAAAGATTATACGCTAAATTCAACAATAAAGAATATAATGATTGCTATGGATATGCAGAAGATGGTTGTGGTTCTAAATTGGATAAAGATAAAGGCCGTTGTTTAAATTGCGAACCTTTAACAAAAGAAGAAAAAAAGCAGGATTACAATAAAGCTTGGGGTTTTGATAAAAACTCTTCAGTAAGACAAGCTATGTGGGATGATGATAATTATCGTTTTAGGTGCGATGAGTGCTTAGATGTTGGTGGCGTAGACGGTGACGAAAAAAATGCAGCTAAAAAAGGCTGGAAATTTGGCTACGGTTTAATTTATTGCCCAGAGTGTTGGAAAGATGAAATTTGTCATAATTGTTGGTCGCCTAAATTAGATACTCTTTACAATCAATGTAAGTACTGCGAAGGTGATGACCAAGAGCATAAGAAAAAATATAATGACGCCTGGGGATTTTGATGCGTAAAAAAATACAAAATTTTGAACAACCTAATCTCATTGTCGATAGCTTAGATAAGCCTAGGTACGCATCAACATATATTGGCTATACTTGTGATGTTCATGGACCAGAGTGCAATGAAGAAGAAGTTTCAGAAGATGATATGTGGAAGTCTGATTGGAAAGATGCATCTGATTTCCCAGAGCATCGAAACAATCATGATGCTTATGATTTTCACATCTGCCCAGATTGCCAAAAGACAAACTGTATGGAATGTTTTCATGGAGTTTTAGAAGATAGTGGAAGATGCGATAATAAGAATTGTGAATACCATGACAATTGTAGAGAATGTGGCGAACCATATTATCAAAGTAATAGTGGAAAAGCTTATTGTGAAAATAAAGAATGTTCTAAATATAATTCTTTGGGAGAATCTACAAGAGCTATAGAAAATCTTAAAATTTCCACAAAAAATTATTGGGTAACGTGTGATGGCTCACCAAATTGTGAAGCTGATGGTTGGAACCCAAAATATGATCGAATGCCTGAAGGTTGGCATCGTAGAGAACATCACAGACATGACGAATCTTCCACCGATTATTGTAAAAATTGCTGGGATCATTTTGTGTGCCATGAATGTGAAGAGCCATATCGTGATGATGAACTAAAACAAGAATTTATCGACAATGACTCTCAAGTTTGCCATAATCCCAGTTGTTATATGCATAATAAATGTTTTTGTGGAAGCGAAGTTGATAAATTTGGCAACTGCTTAGATGAAAAAAATTATGATGCATCAGGCGATAAAAAGTATTCAGATGGTTATTGCGAAAGAGGCAAATATTGCAGGCAATGTGATACCAATTCTAGAAATAATGACCACCATGAATGTTATAACCCAGAATGTATAGCTTATGTAGTTCCTCAATGCGACCATGAAGGTTGCGACAAAAAAGCTGATGTTAACTACGATGATTATAATAATTATTACGGCGGTGGGTCTGATTGGGAAAGAGAACGCTATCACTATTGCAAAGAACACAAACCGCTTCATTGCACAGAAACAATAGAACCTTCATATGGGTATAATAGAATTTACCCTGGTTGTGGTGGTTTATTAGCACCTAGCGGTAGATGTAAATCATGCAAACCAAATGCATATGATGATATCAATTGGGGTTTTGATAAAAAAGCTCATTACACGTATGAAGATGATCCAAATTATCCTGATGAGCCTCTCACAATTCAACATTGCGATTACCCAGGATGCACAGAAACAAAATACCCAGATAATCCAGTTGTTTATGAACCAATGAAATATGCATATGATTGGCTAGGCAACGAAAGACACTATTGCAAAGAGCATTTTAATCAAATTTGCCCAGAGTGCAAAGTATCAGAAGATGATTATGGAAGATGCAATAATGAGGCATGTGATTCATATTATACATGTCCAGAATGTGGCGAAAAAAATAAAAAAGGCGTTTGCCAAAACGATGGAGGGTACTGTACATTAGTAAATATACCTAGAGAGAACTGTGGTTCTTGCGAACAATTATTAACTCATGGAAAATGCAATAATAGACGGTGCCGTAATTTTATAAACCCACACAAAGGTTTGTGGTCATAATGAAACGTTTATCTCGTGACATATATACATTGCATTGCGATGGCCCTGGTTGCGATGAATTTGCTTATGACGATGACGCAGGATACCAAGGTTGGTCGGAAAGTTATACAAACTCAATGAATGGCCCAGGAACAGGAAGATCTAAATCTCCTATCTGGGATGACAATTATCACCTTTGCCCACATTGCCAAGAGGACTATTGTAGAGAATGTGCTGAGCCTTTGGATAGTGGTTGCTGTGTCAATGAAGATTGCAGAAATTGTTATAAATGTGACAAATGTGGTGAGTACATGGACCAGTATGATGAATGCAGCAACCCAAAATGCGAAGAAAGCCCTCATTTCAGACCAAAGAAAGCTTACCGCACATATGAAACTTATTGTGATGGTGTAGATTGCTATGCGAGCTATTCACCAGGTTATGATGAAGAGCCAGAAGGTTGGCTTAAGAAAGAATACGCATACGGTGATAATTTAGATCTTTGCCCAGATTGTCAAAAAGAACATTGCCCAAATTGTTTATCTGAGCGTGAACAGTACACATTATGCCCACGTTGCACTGAAACAAATAGATGTGACAATTGTGGAAATTACGTTGTAGATGAATTTGGTAATTGTCAAAATGAAAAATGTAGAAACTCTCAAAAATGTAGCTGCTGTACTGGAGAATTAACATCAAGTAATAGATGCACAGATTATCGGTGCCCAGCTTATCACAACCCATATAGTACAATCGATTGGAAAAAATCAATGAAACAAAGCTCAGTAATTGTATGCCCAATCTGTGGTGGCCCAACACACCTAAGCAGAGACACTGGTGATTTCACATGTGACCATTGTGGAAAGATAGTTGTGCGTGCTTATAAAAATAATTGGATCAACAGTATGTTTTATGCTAACCATAGCAATATTCCAAAAGTTGTTATTGCAGCTGATTTTAAACAAAGTTTTTATAACTCTGTAAAAGATGCTGTTAAAAGAGGTTGGAGTTATAATAATGTTCAAGGCGTGCATAGATTTATTTATAAAGGTGCCCCAAGTGGAACAAAGCAAAAAGATAAAGTTGTAGATGTTAATCAAACAAACGAAGCAGGAATAAGTTTCTTTGATAATCCAACATGGAAAAATAATTTAGAAAGAAGCTTATCAAGAATAGAAAAACTACATGGCTCTTTATCAACTCCTGATGCAAAATTGCCAAATTACAGTGATGTTTGGGGTTCCAAAGAAACAGAGCCAAAAAACAATCAACAAAGATCTAATAATGGATATCAAAATACTAGGGTAATAACTACACCAGGGAATACTCCACAAGTTCCTGTAAACAGAAACCCATACGTTGAAAATGTAGAACAAGATGAAAATGGTTTAATCAAATCTTTACCATATCATCAGGTAACAGTAATGCCACAAAAAGTTGTTGATGTAAACTCACCGCAAAATTATAATTTTTATAATAATTTCAATATTGTACCTAATTCTGACCAAGAACATGAAGAAACAACAGCTCCAGAAAATCAATCTGAATTAGAAAATGAGCCAGGTTCTCAAAGGAAAAAATATATTAGGGGTTATCAACATGGTAGAGCATCTGGTTTGATTTACCATTTGGATAGAAAAAACACAAAATATGATAATACACCATGTGATTATTGTATAGTTGGTGGAAAGTTTAAAAAAGATGTTGATAATATAAATGCTGGTAGGCGGGTTAATAAGCCTAGTGAAAATATTTTAAGAAAAACGCATGATATTCTTACAACAAACCATGAAGACCAAGATGATCCAGAAGCTTTTGCAAATGTAATAGCTGCTTGGGATGATTTGCCAGGGTCAAGAAAAAATGATTATCGAAGAGGCGCAGCAAGCTTAGGCCTTCCACCAATTACTGCTAATAAAAAACAAGTTACCCAATACCTAAAATTTATAGCTTCAAAATATGAATTAGAATCATAATAAAAATGAGTATTATTTATCAATTTTCTGCAGTAGCTTCGCAGCCACCTGAATTTGACCCATGGGAAGAATACCCATCTGGTTTGCCTAGACCACATCATAGAACTGAACCAGATATGCAGCATTATGATAATGAATCTTATCGAATTCCTAATAATGGTGATGTTAGACCTGGAGATAGAAGACTTTACAAAAAAGTTCCTGTACCTTGGAATACTTTTGAAATTATAGGAGATATACCACAATTTAATAAAGATTTTATTGGAAACCAAGGTGTACAAGATATACGTTCTATTTTAAACCATGATGAGCTATCAAAAGATGAAAAAAAGTCTCGCATAGATCCAATTATGCTTGATGCATCAGAATCATACCGTGATAAGAAATGCCTTATGTGTGGTGGTAAATTTGAAGATGACGACCAAGCTGTTCGTTATATGGGAAGTCCTATTAAAGAAGTACTGGGTGATCATTTGCCATACCATGAGCACTGCATGGATTTGATCAACAAGCATTGCCCACACCTTAGAAGAGAATCAGATCCTGAAGGAACGCAATATTATAATCATCTTTATGAACATGGTCCTTACGGCAATCTTGTAAAGAATAGTATAGAAGACTACATCAAGCTGTTAGGCGGATAGCAATGGATAATTATGAGGGATATGAAGACAATTTTTATTATCTGCCTGATGCTATAAATCCGCATGAAGATGAACAACAAAGCAATCCTGAACAAGATAGAAGGACTATGAAAATGGGCAAAGAAAATTTAAGGGGACCCATGAATCGCAAAAATAATATTGTAGAAGGAAGAAGAACATATTACCAACATAATGGTAGCTATGAAGAAGCCCAAGCAGCTTTAAAAAAAGAAGTTGGCAAACGTTTAGAAGATCCTAGACCTGGCGACCCAGCAAATTTGCTTGGCAGGATAGATGGTGAACATGAGATATACCATGGTAACATTTTTAGTGATACAACAAATCCAGAAGCACAATCATATGTTGAACATGTTCTAGAAAAAGGTAAAAAAGACCCTGATTATCTTTCAATGATTATGGATTTTTTTAGTGGTCATAACCCAGGTTCGCAGGATAACGAAGTAAGCAATTTTCCAGTTCATGAAGGTTTTGACGATGAAGATTGGGAAAATAAGTTTAAAAAGTCTATGAAACGCAGGTCTGTTCAAGAAAATAAAATTCTTGAACAATCAGGTGATAAATTAAAAATGGATCAAAATATTATGTCAGATGAGGATAATACACAAGGTATGATTGGATCTCCTGTTATATCAAATAAACCTTCTGACAAAGATTATATACGCTGTTCTAATTGTAGAAGAAGAGAAGAGCCATCAAGCCCAAGATTTGCTAGTTGGTGGAACGATGGAACTGGTTTTCCTCCATATTATTGCCCAACATGCGTAGATAAAGGTGAAGCCCAAATGCAACAAAAACAAGGATCATTTTTAGAAAATGCTGCAAGCAGACCGCAAGGGCCACCATTGATCTGCCATGGGTGTCTTACAACTGGTGGATATGAAAAATTTGGCATTCCTGCAAAATGTCCTCACTGTAAATCAGAAGAGGTACATCTTGACTTCGATGCATTAGATAAACATGATAAAAAACTAGATATGAAAGATATTGTTGGTGAAGATCCATTTGCTTTTGATGATGATGATTGGGAGAAAAAGTTTATAGAATCAAATAAACAAAAGATTTGGTACCCATTTTATGCATCAGTTGGAGATGATGATAACCCTGGTTATGAAACTGACCCAGAGCATGGTGTAGCAGGTAGAGACACTGATGATGTTGAAGAAGATTATGATGAAGACTATGGTGGTAAAAACAAACGTAGAAATAATTTAAGCGATTCTAATGTTGCTGCACTAGTTGCTATGGGTGGCATTGGAGCTATACCTGAAGGTTTTCATGGTAAAGATGATATCCACTATGGCGATGAAAGTTTTTCTCATGGACAAGGTAATAAGCCTTCCGAAACAGGTATAAGTGGAGAGAATTCACATGAGTTTGATCCTTTCGATAAGGACTGGAATTCGTAAAAAAACTTAAGCAATTCCTATAAGGAGAAATAACATGAATGAAAAGCCAGATGCATCATTCTTAATTTCAGCTAGCAAGAAACTCGCAAGCAACACATCATGGTTTGATGGCTCTTCTGCTTCAATTTACGATAGAATTGAGCAAGTGCAGGAGATGCTTAGTGGGCTAAGAGTAATTGCTTCACATCCACAGACGACAGAGGGTGAGCTTGTACGTATTGCTGACCAAATTACTACCCTTGAGTCTGACCGTGAGCTTCTACAAAAGACAGCTACTGAATATGTAGACTTTGACACCGAAGAGTATTTACAAAATCTTCCAGGTGGGACTGTAGCTTCTACTTATTACAAAGTGCAAGATGGTATGTTTGACCTTGGTGAGGACGATGGTTCGTTTCTTTTTTCCGCTGCTAAAGAAGTACAGAATGAGATCAGAGAGTATGACTGGTCTAATTTTGTAACTGCTGGCGCTGAGACATGGACATTTGAGCAGTCTCCTGAGCTTACAAAATCACAACTTGCTACTAGAGAAGCTGCTTGCTCATTTGTAGAACACAAGACTTCTTCGCTTCTTGATGTTTCTTTCAGAGCTGCTGTTATCGATAATTTCCTTGACAATGTTGAAATTTGTCGCAGAGAAAAAGTTGCTAACGTAATTGAAGCTTCAAAGCAATCAACTCTTCGTACCGCTCGCAAAGAATATGCAGAATCATACGAATTTGATAAGGCCATTGGCGATAAGTACAATTGGTTCTAACAAACTATTATACTAAAAGTTAAGGCAACGAAAAGGGACCAGGGCTAAAAATGTCGTTATGGGATACAATAGAAAAAAAGTATTTTAAGAAATCTGCTTCTGCCAATGATCCACATTGGTTTGTTAGCACACGCAAGGATGTTACACCAAATAAAATTCTTGGCGTCTATGACAATATGAATATCATTGGTAAAGGTGTCACAGGAGACTCCGAATGATAATTAATGGACGTTACATGGGAGAGTGGGGTCATGATACTGTCCCAATTGGTGAAACCGATGATGATATACCATCTTTCAAGTTCATGACGCTTAATAAGCCTGTGCATGATGAATTCGGTGGCCACCACTACATGACAGGTGCTTGGAGAGTTAAATTTTATGGTTCAGACCAAGCTGCAGTTTGTCAGTACCAAGAAGAAAAGCGTAAGGACCCTAGTAACAACCAACACGTTAAGTGGCATGATATCCCAGGACCAAATGAATTCGAGCCAGATTCTTGCAATTGTGGCATTCACTCACAAACATTAAATAACATTCACGATTCCGACAACTTTAGAATGGACACACTTGTTCAACTAAACATGAGGGGCAAGACCGACTACACTGACGCTGGTTACCGTACTTCACACGGTAAAGTTAGCAAAATTTGGACAGCTGTTCCACTAGATGATCATGAGCTAGAAAAAGTTAAAAACGATCTAGGTGTCCAAGTAGAGCGTGTGCCAAACGAATTTATATCAAATTCTGGTAACCCAAATTGGCCTAATTTTATTGATAGCAAACCAGAGCTTGCTAACTGGCTTCCAAAAGAGCAAGTTATGCATAAAGAGTGGGACCGTCAGACTGCTGCTGAGAGTCTTGATCCCAATAAAGATCCTGATCATGTTCCAGAAGAGCACCCATGCCCACGTTGCGGTAGTGATGATCTTGGTCTTGTTAACAACCCTCGTGGTCACAAACATGGTAGACTTGGTAAATGTTTCAATTGTGGTAATACCTGGGATAGATACAATGATTGATATTGAAATGGGAGATCAGACAAAAAGAATACCTAGTCGTAGGATTCATAAACCAATTAGGCCTCTTATACCTGAGCCTGAGCCTACTCAAGAACCATTGTTAATTCCAGAAAAGACTCCTGAGACACCTGATGTTCCTGAAGCACCTGAAGCACCTGAAGCACCAGCGCCAGGTGAACCTTATTACCCTCAGCAACCAGAGCCTGAAGAAGAGCCAGACGAAGCTCCTGAGGAAGAGCCACTTCACCAACCAGAGCCTCAACAAGAGCCTGATGAAGAACCTGAAGAAGTTCCGTATGAAGAGCCACTTTATGCTCCAGAGCGTGAACCAAGCCCATACGAGCCAGCTACTCCACAAAGAACTCCAGAAAAGGTCCCAGCATGAATAACGTACCTGTTGATCTTTATTTTTTATTAAGAAGAGTCTCTGACCAAGCAGATCCAAAAGATATCCTTAAAGACGAAGTAAATAATAAGTATGGCAAGGTTGATAGAAAAGAGCTTTTTCAAAATTTTAGTAGGCTTGCATCTCGGTTAAACCCTGATGATTATGATTCATCTACTGCTAAAAACATTCGCACAGAAAAAGAACTTATTGATGAAATATCTTCTGAGAATGGCTTTGTATATGACAAAGATAGCCCTACTACTACAGAAGAAGCAGATAAAATTAGAAGGTTTGGTAACTACGTAAACCAGAAGCATTTCTTTAAAGGAAGTCGTTCTGGCGAACGTGGTATTCAAGGTGGACCAAGCCGTATAAGCGATGAGGATATTGATCGGCTTCGTTCAATGGATTCTAGTGACCCAGATCTTGATTATTTCAATGATCTAGGTAAGCACCTTTATGTACACCATGGTTGGTGCCTCGGTGATTTTCAGGCTCACCCAACAAATGAAGATAGAGAAATTGCTCACGAACTTGAGCACAACCCTGTGATGGGTACAATTCAATCTGCTGGTACTACATACTTTGATGAGCTTGCTCAGCCATTTGCTAAGGGAACTCGTACTCCTGTTCTTGGTAAGCCAGCACCAAACATGTTGAAGGCTCACATGAGATTGCTACACGGTTACCCAGGGACAGAAGAAGATCACAAGAGAGATCACATTAATGGTACTGTGACAAATCACACTCATGATGCGAGCGATTTCGATTAATTTTCAAAATCATGCCTATTGACGATCATCAAGAGTGGTATGATATACCTCCTACTATAGAATCATACTATAGAGATCGTTATGCTTGTGGTTGTTCAAACCGCAATTGTAATTTAGACAAAGATTCTGAAAAGCATGGCACACTCCCTGGATATCAAGGTGGAAAGTGTCGTTGTGACGACTGCAAAGATGCTAGAAGACAATATAACAATAGTCGTAAGTCATTGTCACTCCCTGAAGGCGACGAGCGCCACGGAACTCTAAATGCTTATTACAACTGGAATTGCCGTTGTGATGATTGTAAAAGTGCTCGATACCAAGAAGCTGAAAACAAAAAGCAAAACAATCTTCCTGCCGATGACAATCGCCATGGTCAAGTAGCTACTTATACAACTCTAGGTTGTCGTTGTTATCCTTGTAAAAAAGCTTATAATACTTGGCAACGTGAATATCGTAAGCGCAAGGACCTTGTAAACGCTTCTAAATGGTATGCATCAGTTGATGATGAAGATTTTGGTTTGAGTAAGCGTGAGCAAAGTGAAATAGCTGGTAAAGCTATCGCTGAACATCTTTGGGAAGGTATAGATCATATATTTGGCCCACAAAAACTTATGCTCCGATTGCATACCGTATCAGAATTTGAAAAGCGTTTCCCTGATCATACTATCCAGATAGACGAAAATGATGAGCCATATGTATCACATAAAGTAGGCGATTGGGAAGGCCGATACTTTGATGGTGGATTTATTGAACTTCATCATAAAAAATATGGCCCTATGGATTTGATTAATTTACAAGATAGGGATGGAGAAATCTATAAACCAAATCAAGATGAATTTCATCACGAAGTAGAACATTTTGTCAAACATGATGCACAACAATATGTTGATAATGAAAAAAGACGTAGAAGTTCGTCAAAAATAATTTCTGAAAATTTATTTTCAAACATTAATAATTCAAATAAATTTACACATTTAGGAACTAATAAAGATTCAACACATTTAGCTTCTCCTAGTGGAACGTGCCTCAGTTGCGGTACACCACTTTCAAATCGCATGGATTCGTATTGCCCCACATGCTCTGAAATATCGTCACAGGCGAACGATATGGCCTATCAGCAGATAAACCCTAACCACCCAGAGGCTCGACCTTTTCAAAAGCCTCATGATTACTCAGGAAACGAATAATGGGCGATAATGAAATTGCTGAAATAAATTTTCAAAACCCTGAGTTTTGGGGAAAAGAATTAGACCCTAATATTAGAGAAAATTGTAATTGCCCAAGCCCAAAATGCAAACTTTATGTAGACAGCACACACCATGGCAAAATTTATGCGTACACATATGGGAATTGTCGTTGTAGAAAATGCAGGGATGCATCTTCTTATTATCAAAGATCTCTTAAAGGTATTGATAAAGAAGGGCCTATTACCCCAGGTGTAGATGAAGATAAGTTAAGAACACCATTGCCAATATTAAAGGCATTAGATCCTGAAGACCCAAGACATGGGAGTACAAATGGATATAGAATTGGTTGTAGATGTGGACTTTGCCAAGCTGCTGCCGTTGAAAGCGTTAGGAAAATTAGACAACGTGGCATAGATGATGATGACCCAAGGCATGGGAAAACTTCTGGTTATGAAGCTGGATGCAGATGTGATCCTTGTAAAGTTGCCAAATCAAAAGCAAACGCTAGTTGGAGAGCTAAAAATCGCAATAGAACATCAAGTTGGTATAACAAGGTAGAATGGTATGATTTGTGATCAACATAATTTAGAACAAGATTTTGCTGGCTGTTATATATGTAGTCTTTGCGGTAGAATATGGATGCCAATCCAACCAGAAGAATATAACGAATTCGTTAAGCTTACCATGAGCTATGATGAACCTTTTTCTAAACCATCTAACAACTCATCTATGTTATAAGGGAATTTAAAAGGAAAAACTATGGAAGAGTTTTGGACGCAAGAAGAATTTTTTAGCAAAACAGCTAGACCTAATTGGCAACACCCATATCCTAAAATTATTAATGATCATGAATCATGTAGTAATTGTGGTGATAGATTAAGCACATCAGATCTTGGCCATTCAAGCGGAATGTGTAGAGATTGTAGACAAAATGTTATTTCTAAGTGTAAGTACTGCAATGAAAATGCTATACCAGGTTCTGAAGGTTGTCCAGATCATACGCTTTATTGCGATCAATGCCGTGGTTTAATAGATGATGTGGGCAAAGAAGATAGCCATTTATATTATGTTGGTGCAGAAACTAAGCAATGCAAGAATTGCCGTAAATACTGCAATTATTGCGATGAACCAATCCATGATATTGAAGAAAACCCAAGTACTAAATATTGTGAAGATTGTCGTAAACATTGCGAATATTGCGATAGAGAAATAACAGATCAGAATGATACTGATTCTAAATATTGTGAAAATTGCCGTAAAGAATGTCAAGAATGTGGAGATGAGATAGCAGACCAAGAGGATTACCCAGAGTCTGATCATTGTGAAAATTGCCGTAAGCTTTGTGAAAATTGTGGAAAAGAAGTTTACGATCAGCACGATACCAATTCAGATCTTTGCAGAAATTGTCGTCCAAAGTGCGAAGATTGCAATGAAGATATTGAAGACCACGAGGATTGGCCAGATTCTGTATATTGCCAACATCATAGGAAATATTGTCAAGATTGTGGCCATTCTATTGAAGACCAGGAAGATTACCCAGATTATGATTATTGTGAAGAGCACAGAAGATGTTGTAATGATTGTTATGATGAGCTTTCAGAAGATGAAAGAGATGCTCTTCCATATGGCCCAGATCTTTGTGAATACCACAGAAAAGATTGTGAAACGTGTGGTGACGCTATTTCAGATCAGGACTATACTGATTCAAAGTATTGCGAAAGCCACCGAAAGAATTGCATAGATTGCGATGAAGAGATCAAAGACATAGATAATGGTAGCTACGCAAAAGCTTCTGAACATGAAGATAAGTATGGCAATCCTTTAAGTGATTATTGTGAAAATTGTCGCCACCGTTGTAGAATTTGCAATAACAACATTGATGATTATGATGAGCAGCTTAAAGAGCACGAGGATGAGCAAAAGCCAACTGTGCCTATCAACAAAGCATTAGAAATTTACAACCATCCAAGTGACAAAAGCTCATTGCAATATTATGATACAATGAACAAAGAATATTTCAATAATAACAAAAACCCAATAAAAGACTGGTATAATCTGTGTGAAGATTGTAGAGATTATATAAAAATCGATTGGAAGAAATAAAATATGGATTCTAGTGATAACATAAAGCTTGCGGTATCAGTTCTTACGGCAGTTATGTCTGGACAAGATGATGTAGTTTATGATATTATAGAAGAAAATAATATAATAGATGTTGTGTCTGCTCTTGTTGGGGTAAGTTTTTCATCTTTATCGTCATTGTCAATTGTAACAGGAATTCCTGTTGATGTTTATCTTCAACAGCTTGGAAGAATCGCTATCACACAATAAATTTATGCCAGAACTAGATTTTGAATTGCCTGAGGGTGTTACTCTCAATAATGTAACAAACGTTGAAATTGCCTCTGATATAGGCAATATGATAAGAAAAATTTCTTGTCCAAATTGCGATTTTAATATAAGAGCTATTGTTATTGAAAATTTTGGTAGATACTCTGGTAAAATTGTAGTTGGAGATAAGAATGAAATCTGGCAAGGCAAATTAGCCTCTAACCCAGAAAAAAGCAAAAAACAAATTTTAGAAATCTTTAATAAAAAAGTTAAAGACCATTTAGATAAGTGCAAAACAAAGGTTTAAAAACATGCACAAATACTCAAAAACACCAGATAAAGGTACTATACTAGTTTCTGAAAAGGTGAAGAAAGAAGATTCTTCACAAGATCAGAAGGTTGAAGATGCCGACAACAAAGAATAATCAGGCAAGAATTCTGCTCTATGATATTGAAACTGCTCCAAATTTAATTCATACATGGGGTGTTTATGAGCAAACAGCTTTGGAAGTTGTAAGGCCATGGTACATATTATGCTTTGCATATAAATGGCTTGATGAGCCAACAACAAAAGTAGTCGCATTAACAGATTTTGAAAAAGATTATAAAAAAGATCCTGAAAATGATTACCAAGTTGTAAAAACACTTCATAACCTTTTTAATGAAGCTGATATAATTATTGCTCATAATGGAAATAACTTTGATCAAAAAAAGGTAAGTGCAAGATTTTTAGTACATGGTTTTGACCCTCCTATAAATTATAGACAAATTGACACTTTGAAAGAAGCACGTAAGCATTTCAAATTTGATTCTAACAAATTAAATGATCTCGGAACAATTTTAGGAATTGGGCAAAAAGTACAAACAGGCGGTTATCAGCTTTGGAAAGATTGTATGGCTGGTAATCAAACTGCTTGGAATAAGATGAAAAAGTATAATAAGCAAGACGTTGTTTTGCTTGAAGAGGTTTATAAAAAACTTCTCCCATGGATATCTAACCACCCTAATGTTTCTACATTAAATGGCATAATGGATGGATGCCCAAAATGCGGTTCTAAAAAATTGCAAAAACGTGGAATTAAGCATAATAAAACTACTGCTTATCAAACATATCAATGCCAAACATGCCGTGGATATTGCAGAGATAGAATTTGTATTAAAAGCCAAACGCCTGTATACGTTAATTAGTGTTGAATATATCAGCTCAATAGTGTAATAACACTCTTTAAATAAAAATAAGAGGGGGCACACCAATTTGAGGAAATATGACACTTAACAATATATATTGTGATTATATTGATTGCAAAAATCCTAATTCAACGTCTTGGAATTGGTTAACAGCCTCAAATGGTTTAGATGAGCTTGTTTTTTGTTCACAAAAACATCATGATTTGTGGATGGAAAAGAATGCTGGCAATTTTTGGGATATTAAAGGCCTTGGAACTGATGATGTTCGATATGGACCTAAAACTATAAAAACAGAAGATAATGGTAAAATAGAATATAATTGTAAGTTTTCTCCTTATATTATTGAAGAAAACAAACAAGCAATTATTCAATCCCTGATGCTTCAATTCCAGGGGTATAATCTTAATCCTGTTATTGTTTCTCCGCAAGATAGCAATAATTTTGTTATTACTCTTGACAAAGAAGATTTATCAATAAATGATATCAAGGATAAAATTTTAAATAATTATTTTATAGAAAGTGCATCTACAAGATCCGAAGCAAAGACTGTTCGTAATCTTCACGTAGATTTAAATAAAAATGCTTCTATTAATGATATAACTAGTAATATCATTGCTTTAACAAAAGCAAATAAAAAAAGTGATGCTAACCACGTTAAGGTTGAATGGGTACCTTTAGAAGACGTTCATAGAATTAGAGAATTTGATCGTCTTGACCCAATTTATGATACTGGTAATAGTCGTTCAACAGTAGACAATATTAAAAGCTCACTTCTGAAAAATGGTTTTATCAACCCATTAAAAGTTAGCTATAATATGAATGACAGATATGCATATCTTGGTGAAGGAAACCATAGAATTATAGCTGCAAAAGAACTTGGCCTTACACATGTTCCAGTAACTGTTTATAGATATGGTGAATCTAATAATCATGGTTATAAAGGCAGAGGCTGGGCAAAACAATTTCCTGGAGTAGAACCTGATCAATTTGGTTATGTCCCAGGAAACATGACTCCAACTCAAATTGGCCTTACTCACCCATCAAATGTAAGAACTGCTTCTTTAAGAACTGCTATTCCGTATCATGTTTCCCCAGTTGAGCATAGAGAATCTATTGAAGAAAATGGTTTATTGCCAGGAACTGAAGAATCAAATAAATGGCCATCTAGTATAGAACCATTAGTTTATATGTCTCCTACTGATAAAGATGCAGATCTTTGGGGTTATCAAATAGGTAATGAAAGACATAGCCAAGAAATTAAATCACGACATGAAATGGATAGATGGAATTCTGATGATCCAATTGGGTATCCAGATCTAGAAGATATAGATTTAGAACGACAAGATGCAGATAGTTTTGATCTTTGGCATGTTAATACAGAAGGTCTTCCGGTAGAAAAACGTAAAACTGACATGGGTGTTGACGAAATAGTTTACAAAGGTCATATCACACCTGATAGGATTACTCATATTAAGCAATTCTGGGCATCTGTAAATGGTCAAGGGTATGATGCTCCAGTAGATAGCAATCTACATGCTCCTGGTGCACAAGATCCTGAAGGCGCTCAATATATAATTGATCAAGCAAATATTACTGGGCCTCAGGTCGAAGCTTCTATCAAAGAAGCTCTTCCGTACCATGTATCTCCTGCTCATAATCGTGAATCAATTGAACAAGAAGGTTTGAAAACTTTCGGTATTGAACACCACAATTGGTACATCGATCCTGGCGCAAATGTATATATGTCTCCAACTGATGAAGACAAAGAAATATGGGCACATCATATTCAACATACTTATGAAAGAAGTGGAAGGCCAGCTCCGCAAGAATTTGATTTATACCATGTAGATTTAGATAATTTTCATAGTGATAGACCTGGTTTTACCGATATAGGTAAAGAAGAAATTGTTTCCAAAGCTCCTATCCCACCTGAGCGCATAACTCACATAGAAAGATTTACGCCAAAGAAAAAGAATTGGTAATTATGAAAAAATTAGCATTCTTAATAGCTTCATCACTTACTATTTTATTTATTATAATTGCAATATTTAGTGATTGGTTTGCGAATAGAATTATAATAGATTTTTGGCCTCTTGATTCATCTAGGGTTGGACCAAATCTTGTTGCTTCATTTGTTCAATGGATAATAGTTGTTATCGTAGCATCATTTATTTATCCTCCACTTCGCTATTGGATAGAAGCAGAATTAAACAAATTACACGATAAATTAGATAGAAATGCAAATTTATCACATCATATTATTAAACATCATCCCGACATACCAAATTTGACAGAAGGACCTGACAATGACTGAAAAGATTACTCCAGCACATGATCAAACAGAGAATCACTCTTACATTGTACATTACCCAGCCCACGGTCCAAGGAAGGATGATCCCCATTACAAAGATTTTAATGCATACCATGAGAGAACCAGGCCAACTGCTCGATGCTACATTGGGGACCACGTTGGGTTTAGTGACTGTAAGGATGAAAAAGGTAATCCAGTTCCTGCGCCAGAAGATCCAAAAGCTAAGCAAGAAGGACTAGAACTTCATCATACACATATCGAATTTGCTTTGACAAATGGTGTGTCTCTTAAAGCATTAGAAAAAGATTATCCAGGTGTATCTGACCCAGATAAAGTTGGTGCATGGGTAGAGAGTGGAGATAACTTCCGTTGGCTCTGTACGTATCATCATAGAGCTGCCGGTGGTGCTCATACAGCTACTCATTCTGATTGGGAGGGTAGCCAGTATATCCAAGGATTATTAAGTCCAAATGCATAAAGAATCTGGATATGACAAAATAACTGGAGAATGGTACCCAGAAGAATGGGGCAATTCATCTTTTGATATTAGAACAAAATTATATCCGCCTGCGATTTTTAAAAACAATAGCGATTGGCACGATTATGAAAAAAATAATCGTGAAGATGTAACTAAAGCTATGCACAATCTTTATCCAGATCCATCACAAAAATCTGTAAGCATAGGTAATGGGCATGAATTACAGGCAAGAATATTTAAAAATAATGATGGAATAGAATCTCAATATATAATTTATGGTATTGGGAAAACAGAAAAAGAAGCACATTCTCAAGCAGATAAATATTTAAATTATCATTTAAATAAATTTGGAATCAACCATAAGGATATTGAAATAAAAAATGATAAAGGAAATATGACTTTGCCAATTGATTCTCGTTTTAATGATGATGGTGAATATGATATTGATAATTACACTCATCCTGATGATTATAAAATGAGAGATTTTCGCAATAAAAACAAAAAACCTAGTGACCCAGGTTGGCAAATTGTAACTAGGGATATAAAACCATTAATAGATAATAATGGCAAACATATTGGTTATTCTTGGCAACAATCACATTATAATTATAAATATGAGGATTATTTAAATAACATAGATGATTTATATTCACAAGCTAAAAAAGATATTGAAAGTGTCCACAAAGATTTATACGATATAAATTCTTCTAAAAATAATAAATTTGCTAGCTACAATAAAATAACTGGTGAATGGGAACCAGAAGAGTGGGGTACTCATTATTCAGATTGGAATGATAGAGATCATTTTTATTATCCACCATTATTACATAAAACATACGAAGATAGAGAAAATTTTGCTGAAGAACACCGTGGAGGCTCTTGGGATGAAGCTTGGGATAATTTTTACCCTCGTCCAGATCAGCATAGTGCTAATATAGGTAATGGTCATAAATTACAAGCAATGATATGGAAAGGCTACCCAAACGAAATACATAATTTATATACTATAACCGGCATATCAAAAACAGAAGAAGAAGCTAATGCTCAGGCAGATAAATATATAAATTATCATATAAACAAATTTGGAATTCCTAAAAACGAAATAGAGCGTAGGGATTATAGTGATACAGATTATAATTTTACTAATTTTTACGATACGTCAAATGGTCTTATAGATCCTGATTCTTCCCATTTACATGCAGAAAGGTATGTTAAACCATTATATGATAATGATGCTAATATTTTAGGATATAGTTGGCAACAAGAACATATAATACCAGTTCATGCTTATAGTCTTTTAGGTCGTGAAAAAGGCTTTGAAAAAGCTAGAAAAGATATCGAAAATGTCCACAAAAATCTTTACGATATGAATAACAATACTAAAACAGCAAAAGTTTATTCTTTTGATGAAAACGGTAATATAAAGATTGCAGATAGGTTATCACCAAAAGAGCTTGGGCCAGAGTTTTCTGGGGTAGATGCTCCAAACCAAACAGTTGGTGAAGATGTTGATAACCAACCACAAGAAGTTTCTGAGACAATACCTGGAAATAGTTTCTTTACGCATGATACACTTGCTTCAAGGTTGTTTTTAGCTGAAATAGAAGACACAAACTATGAAGGTGTAGGTTCTGTTTTTGGTGAAGGCATGGGTCCACAAGATCTTTCTAATAATGTTGCAGATGTTGAAGAAGGACCAAAAGGACCAAAAGGCACCGAACAAAGCACAACCCAGCTTCCAGCTTCATTACAAGGGCAGGCTGTACTTCCAGATGTAACATCTTGGTTTACTTCATCAAAATACGATGACTCTGAATATGATTCATATACAGAAGATGATGATTCTGATGATGACGATGAAGATGATTACGACGATAATTATAGTTGGTAACAAACAAATAAGGAGAAATAATGGCTGAAGCCAGAAAGACAACAAACACTGCAAAAACAATTGCACCAAAAAAAGAAAACACAGTACCTACACCAGTTCCGCCAGTCACTTGGTCAAATATTCCAGCTGACATTGCTTATGTCGTTGCTGTTGCTTTATTTATCATCGGTGTTCTTACATCAGCTGGTGTCGTTATACCTAATTCAGTTTCGCACAACATTCAAGTTTGGGCTGGCGTAGCTACCCAGGTTGCTGGTGTTGTTACTGCTTTAATTAATAACATTGCTATGAAGTCTGTGCAAAAAACAATCATTAAGGCTAACGGTCAAATCCCAGCCGGTACAAAACTAAGGTAATAACTATGTACAGTTTATCAGCCAAGGATCAAGAGCTATTAAAAGCATTAAAGAAGAATGTAGCTAATATTGCTGTGTTCTATCACCAATCACATGGTTATCATTGGAATCTTGTAGGTACAGATTTTCAAGAATATCACGCATTATTTGAAACTATTTATTTAGATGTTTATGATTCTCTTGATCCTATGGCTGAGAACTGTCGTAAGATTGGTGGGTTAGCTCCATTTACCCTCAAAGAGTTTTTAGAGTTAACATCATTGAAAGAACGTGACGTTAATAAGTTTGATGCAAAGACATTAACTGAAAATCTTTACGAAGATAATAAAATTGTCCTGGAAGATCTGGTACAATTGTTCACAAAAGCAAACGAGCAGAATGAACAAGGTGTCGCTAACTTCGTTGCAGAAAGAATTGACATGCATCAGAAGTGGCAATGGCAGCTAGGTTCTTCTCTAGGAAAAGTAAACGTTACGGAGGGATAATGCCTAAGACAGTTACAATTAAGATCACCTACGACAATCAAGAGGGCAATGAACTTCCTCTACAGGAGATTAAGGAGACTATTGATGGTCTTCGAAACTCTCTTCTGAGTCAAGTTAGTGGACTTAAGGTAAATATTATTGAGAAGTAGGTAAAATACCTAGATTTCATGCTATAGTATCTCTGTAGCAAGAAATGCCAGTATAGCTCAGTTGGTAGAGCGCCACTCTTGTAAAGTGGAGGTTTCCTCGGTTCGAGTCCGAGTGCTGGCTCTATGGAATGTTTAAATTGTAAAAAAGAAACAAATAATCCAAAATTTTGTTCTAGATCTTATTCTACAAAAAGAAACAATTCTTTACACCCAAAAAGAGTTAAACTAGATAAAAATAAAATTACTCAGTGTGTTATTTGTGATAATAAAACTTATAAAGGTTCTAATGTATGTTCTAGTTTTTGTAGAGGCATTAAAAAAATATTAGATGAAAAAGCTGGAACTAGAATATTAAAGAATACTAGACTTGCAACAGAAGGTAACACTTGCTCAATATGTAAAGGGACTGAGTGGCAAGGAAAACCAATGCCATTAATTCTTGATCATATAGATGGCAATTCATATAATAACTCTTGGGAAAATGTTCGTTTAGTCTGCGGTAATTGTGATATGCTTCTAGAAACATATAAAGGAAAGAATAGAGGTAATGGAAGGGCATATCGAAAAAAAAGATATGCTGAAGGTAAATCTTATTAACAATAAACATTCCCGAGTAGCACAATTGGCAGTTGCGCCTGACTGTTAATCAGGATGTTGTAGGTTCGAGTCCTACCTCGGGAGCTTTATAAACATAGTGGAAAGATAAAAGTATGACATTTGATGAGTGGTTGAAATTTGGAATTGATAATGGGTATTGCACAGATCAATTTTGTAATACGCATGATGGTGGACCTATGCATGAAAGCGAAGAGCTTGCTTGGGAACGTGGAGATGATCCTTGTATTCATATGGTTCGTCTTGGCTCTTATGATGATTGGGATATTGGAGAAACAGAGTAATATTTATGATATGTTAATCAAGTAACGGGTTGTGGCGCAGCTTGGTAATGTAATTCATACTTGAAAACAAAAAAGTAATAGGAGGGTTTATAAGTATGAATAAAATTACTTCAATTCAAGAAACGTGCAAAAGCAAAGATTGCAACAACACATTCACAAGATATCAGTACCAGATCAAAAAAGGCACAGGTTTGTTTTGTTCTCAGCAATGTGCAGCTATAACAAACAACCCAATTAGATCACAAAAAAAGAACTTTACTGATTTATGTATTTATTGTAAAGAAAACAATAAAGTAAAAAAATCAGCATATTGTAGACCATGTTTAAATATTAAAGAAAGAACTAGACTATTTGGTTTAACAATAGATGATTTTCATGATATGATGAAGAATCAGAACAACAAATGCTCTATCTGCAAGACAGATAAATGTTCTACTGGAAGAAACTTTGCAATTGATCATGATCATGTAACAGGTAATGTAAGAGGATTACTTTGTTGTGGTTGCAATATTAGACTTGGTTGGTATGAAAACAACAAATTAGAAATAGAAAATTATTTACGGGTTGTAGATCAGTAGGTAGATCGCATGCTTTGGGAGCATGAGGCCGAGAGTTCGAGTCTCTCCAACCCGACTATGGTAGGTAATGCCGATCTATATAGTAGATCAACCTGGAGTGGCTATCAGGACCTATCTAAATGTGGCCGTAGCTCAATTGGTAGAGCACTCGGATGTGGCCCGAGCGGTTGTGGGTTCAAGTCCCATCGGTCACCCCAAGGAAGTGTATGCAAGTGGCTAAAGCAGGCAGTCTGTAAAACTGTTCTCTCAGAGTTCGTAGGTTCGAATCCTACCGCTTCCACTATAATTTTAGGATACGTGCCAGAGTGGACTAATGGACTGGTCTTGAAAACCAGCGTTGTGAAAGCAACCGTGTGTTCGAATCACACCGTATCCGCAAAATAATAATTTTGGAGCGTAAGGTAAGCTGGTAGCATCCGAAGAGCTTATATCTCTTTATTAGGTGAGTTCGATCCTCACACGCTCCACTTTATGTAATTTGTTTATAGATTGGTCATAGTAATATGAGTGATAATGTACAACCACATGAACTTAATTATAAGCATGGACATTGCGATGCTTTTGCATGGGCAGTTCATCATATAACAAATTGGCCAATAGTTAAATTTGCTTCAAGTAATTTTGATGATGCTCAGCATTGGACTTGTGAAATCCCTAATGAAAAATGGTATGACGGTGTAAGACATTTTGATGTTGATGGGCCTCAAGATAGTGAAAATATACGTAATTATTACCAAAAATTTTTAAAATATTTGGAAGGTTTTGAAGAAGAAGATCCAGACCCAGAATTTGATTATTACCCTTCTGATGTTCATGAATTAGAAAAATATAATTCTGATGAAAAACAAGGCGACTATAGTACAAAAAACATGGGGAAAATGGTTGTTCCTTACGCAAGACAAAAGCTCAGAGAGCATGGGTTTAACTTTTAAGGCCAACAATGTATTTATTATGCTTCTAGAATCGTCTTAGTTGATGAAACTAGAAGCATTTTTCTGTTTCTATGCCCAGCGCCTTCAATGGCAGATTACACCTAACCTAAGGAGATAAAATGTCTTCCATGTTCGATTTTGATGATTCACAAGAGATCGTTTTCCAGGCTAAGACAGCAGGTAAGTCACTTATCGCTGCTAAGTATGATGCCCTCCAGGTTACTGGTGATTTCCTTTTCAACGCTCACACAGATGGTGAATTTGCCCAACGTTGTGAGATGGTAGATGATCAGATTTCTAAAATTGCTTTTTCACGCCTTGCCAATGTATCAGATTCAAAGACAAAGCTTGTAAAAGCCCTTCACACTGAATGGTCACTTCGTCATGCTAAGTGCGAGGATTGTAATTGTGGCAAGAATCGTAAGTTTGCAAAGTCAACTTGTGAAAAGTGCGCTGATGGTGAGCTAGACTCAGATTCACCACTTTGCAAAGCTTGCAGAAGCAAGAATGCTTCTCGCCATGAATCTTCTGAAATGTATCTTACCCCACTTGGTGATCTTATCGCAGGAGGAATGGCTGCTACTTCTTATGGCATACAAAAATTAATTGACAGAAAAAATAAAAATAAAAATTACGATGATTATTCAAATGATGAAGATGGTTCATCGTTTGGTAAAGGTCATGTTGAAAACATAAGACCAGAAAGTAATCCTTATGATTGGAAGGAAGAAGACCATAAGGATGTTCAAAAAGGTAAGCGACCATTTGATTGGGAACGTGATGCTTCACGCAAATTAGCATCTGAATGGGATTATGGTGGTTACCACGGTGGTGAACGGTCTTCTTGCAAAAATTGTAATCAAAGAATTGACTGGAACCCATACGATAAGTACTGGGAGAGCGGTGTAATTTTTGGTCAAAAAGATGGCCAATGCCCAGATGGGTCATTTCATACTCCTATGGAAGACGAGCAGGGGCACACATCTTCACGTACAGCTAACAAGTACATTGAGAAGCGTGGCGATTCCTGGGTTATTCTTCAAAAGGGAACAGGAAAAGTCCTTTCTCACCATGATTCAAAAGAAAAAGCTGAGGCATCTTTTCGTGCTATGATGCAAAGCAAGCATGGTTCTACTTGGGTCACTGCTCACATGGCTGATGGTGATTATTGCCCTAATTGTGATGGTGCTGGCTGTGGAGCATGTGGTTCTTGTGGACAATGTGGTGGAGAACTAGACCCATATGGTGACCATTACGGTTCAATTGGTTGCCCAGCTTACAATCATAATATGAGCGATGTAATGCGCCATGATCAAGGCCACGATGATTGGCATGCTATGTATGGTGACTCACCTTGCACATCAGAAGAAGATTGTGCTGCTAAAGCTTCACGTTATGACAATATGGATAATATGCGTGAAAATGGTGAGCCAGAAGCAGAAACACAACTCCACGATGATCTTCACGAAGATTGGCACCGTCAGCATGGAGACACACCTTGTACATCTGTAGAAGATTGCAAGCGTAAGTCTCGTAATTACAGAAATTCGTAAACATGGAAAAAGCTATTTGCTGGCATTGTGGTGACAGCATTTACCCAAATGATAATGAAGACTGGGTTGATAGTCGTGGAACAACATATTGCCCTGGTCAACAGGATGATGTTCATGTTCCAAGGACAAGAGATATTATTCTTGACGACCTTTATAAAAGAATGGGTTGGGAAAGAAAAAATAAAAAAGAATCTTCAACATCTTATTGTGCCGGTTGCCATAGTTCTTTTCCTTCATCGCAAGGGTACCCACATACACAAAGTGGCGATACTTTAATATATTGTCCAAGATGCTCTGATAATGGAGAAATTCTTGGAGAAGAAAATGGTTTTTCTGTTTCTGCAAGGGTTTATAAAGCTGCTCCATCTATAGATTTAGAATGTGATCAATGTGGAGAAGAATTAGATCCTGGTGATGACGACGAAACAGATTTTTTTGGTGGCGTTGGAGAAACTTGTCCTAATTGTAATAAAGGTAAATTAAAAATTGCAAAAAGCCCTGGCATGACTACGCAAGATACTTATGAAGATGCTAGCATGCTTCAAGCAAACGATCAGTCTGCATTAACCCCAGATGTTGCAGAAGATTTGCACACAATAATAAATGCTCCAAGATCATTTAGACCACCAAGAAATATGACAAGAGAACAAGTTAATGGTCTTGATAGTAATGGCGATGGTATTTATCCTAGATCTCATAAACATGCTTCATACGAAAGTTTGAAAAATCATCTCATTAATCATCATGGATTTAGAAACAATTGGCTTCAAGGTTATAATGAAAAAGACCTTTTAAAAGTTTATGATGAAGCTCATAAACATGGAGCTTATGCATGCGATCATGACCACCCAGTTGCAGATTATGAACATGGTACAATGGTATCAAGTCATAAAATAGAATGGTAACTGTTAATATTGCTAGAAATAGATATAAGAAGTGCAATCAAAATAATGAATAGATTCATTGCATTGATTAACCAATTTGGTATAGATTTTATTTAAGGAGAAATAATCATGGATAACTACACAACAGAAGACTTTAGTGCCGGTGATGTTGCTGCAGACTTTGCCCTTCCAGGTTCACCAATGCCATATGATTACATGAACACTGTACAAAATGACGCTCAACAAAATCGTCAAACTGTAGACGATTCTCGTGCTGCTTGGGCTGCTGAAATTGATCGTGATAACTACAGCAATAAGCATGAAAATCCATATGAAAACCCAGCTCAGCAAACTGCTCCATATATGAGAACTGCTGCTCAAGCTTCAGGTTTTCGTAAGCGTCAAGCTCGAAAAGATATTCAGATGGTCGTTGTTGCTTCTACAAAATCTCCAACAATTGCTGGTGCAAAAGTTATTTTTGCTAATAAAAAAGGTAACAAAGTACAGGGTTCTGTCCTTGTAGTTGGAGAAAAAGAATTCTGTGTAGTCTGGGAGGACCGCAAGGCCTCAATGGAGAAGAAGAGTGATTATCAACTGGTTTTCAAAAACCCAACGAATTAACAAAACGGAAGAAATTCCAAAAAAAGAATATGCAAATATTTGCGGTATAGTTGACATTGTTGAGTTCAAAACAACGCCAAAAGAAATTACTGGAGTTTTATTAGATTCCGAGGGCCGTGAATTTGAATTTAAAGTAAGACCAGATGGTGATCTTATTTACCTTAACGGTTTAAAAGAAGATTTACCATTTGTATGGCAAATTTGCGTAGATTATTTAAAAAAATATTACGGTAAGAATGAATTTGATTCTATCAAAAATTATATAAAAACGACAAACTTAAAAATTCAACAATTATATTCAATAATTGAAGAATTAAAAGAAGAAGTTGCAGAAATTGAAGTTCCAGAAATTATTTCTCAAGTTCAAGCACCACCAGTAATAGAAAAACCAGTTATAACATCTGAACAACAATTTGATAAAATGTTTGATGGTATTATTAAACCACAAGAATCTTCAAAAGATTTTTCCGACGAAGACCTTGCTAATCATGCGTTAAAGGTCCTTAGCGGAGAATTCAAATTTAACGCTGAGGTCTAAATAGGAGAAATATTATGCAATTTGCTTCAGGAGTAGGACAAGGTGCCTACATAGCAGGAATACCAGCAAATGGATATAGTGGATACGGAGCTACTTACAATTTTATTAATGTCAATGCGCCAAACTCTACATTGACTGTTGGTAGCGGTTCTTTCCCACAAAGAACTTTTAAACAGGGTAACGTTGTCCCTGGAATGTTCCTTAATTATACTGCTGGAACAAATCCTCAGTGGATCTACAGCACTTCTTGCAGGTTCTCTCTTGGATCAGGAACTGGCGGTAATGATATTGGCTCTATTACCATCAACCTGAATCCAGAACCAAGTTGGGTAGGAACCGCATCTGTCCAGCTTCAAGGATCTTTTAAAAGATTTGCTTCTGATGCTAATGACTGGATTAGTATTGGCAGCCCTCTAGTAGTAAGCGTTTCAGATAAAGATTCAATTCTTCAAGTAACATCTGACTATATGGTTCCTTCATACCGCCTTCAAGCTACTTTAACTTCTACAACAGCTAATGATGGTGGAATTATTGATTGGTCAGTAGCAAACATGTTTGTAGACCTTTCTGCTGAGCGCATGGCTGCTAATGCCAACGCTGTCAATGGTCGCCTTGGTCAACCAAACCTTGTTGTTAACTCTAGCAAGCCATTTGGTAGAGAAACAAGCTGGGTTGGTAATACTGGTAATACTGGCTATAACCAGACAGAAATTGAAGAGATGTTTACTCCAGGGGGTCAAATGTAATGGCAGATCGTCAGCAAAATATTAGACAATCAGCAAAAAGAAAATTAGCAACAAATTGGACTCTTTCAGGTAATACAATAGAAGGTGGAATCCACATTTCTGGAGCTCCTTCATTGTGCGGTAATTGTGGATCAGAAGTCCCACCGTATGCTGAAGGGTATTGCCCAAGTTGCAATCACTAATAAGAAAGTAGACCATGGCTAATAACGGCGAGGGCTTGACCCTACCAAGGGAACCTATTCGCAAAGCAGCTGCATCAAGAGCTGCTGCTAAAAAGCTCATTCTTCCTGGATCTTTTAAACAAGATGTGATGAATCAGCAATCTTCTGAATCAAGAGCTAGAAAACGCCTTGATGGTAGAACTGCATCTTCTCAATTTGATGAGCAATCTGCTCGCAATATGGAAGGTATGGGCAGACGTACAGGTGCTGCTATGGGAACCGATGCTCAATGGGCATGGCCTAAGCTCCACGATCCTTTCGAGTATTGGCGTGAGCGTACTTGGTGGTTCAACATGGAGGACCCCGACGAGCAGATTCAGAAGATTCGTGACTGGACTCGTCTTATGTACACGACTCACTATCTCGTACCTTCGCTTATTGATATCTATACTCGTTTTCCACTTCTAGATATTGAATTCACTCACCAAGACCCAAAAATTGCTGATTTTTATCAAGAACTTTTCTTTGATGGTCTTGATTATGACGAATTCCTTTTTGACCTTGGCCGTGAGCATTGGACCGTAGGTGAAGCTTTTGCTATGGGTTCTTGGCACGATGGTATTGGTGCCTGGGAAGATGACGAGATTATTAACCCAAATGACGTTATTGTAGCTAAGAATAGAGCACTTAGAACTTATCAGTATCACATCAAGGTGCCTGATGAAATCAAGAAGCTTATTGATACTCGTGATCCTGCTCCAGAGTATGCAGCACTTATGCAACTTTACCCAGATGTTGTAGCCTGGGCACGACAGGATAAAGAAATTCCTGTTTCTGATGTTCTTATGAAACAGATTAAATTTAAATGTGTTGTTGGGTCTACTGATATCATGACTCCATCTGGTCCAATTAAAGCTCAGGACCTTGCTGTTGGCGATGAAGTTCTTGCATGGGATGAGACTGCCAATAAGATTGTACATAGCACTGTAAGTCATCAGGGGATAAACGATCCAGAGCCAATTTATTGGATTACAACAAAACAAGGTAGAAGGATTGGTGTTAACTCAGAGCACCCATTTCTTACTGAAAATGGTTGGGTCGAAGCTTCTGATCTTACTATTGGAACAAACCTTTTGGTTGGACACAATTATTCTAATAAAGAAAACAACAATGAAGAAAAAGACATTGCTAGATTCCTTGGAATGATGGTTGGCGATGGTAGTTATGGGCATAAGACAATTATGTTCCATAATGAAGATCAAGAAAATATTGATTGGATGAATAAGTTTGTTGCTTCCTATGGTTGCAAGCTTTCACAAGCTGGATCTACAAAAATTTCATGGATTGTTTCTCAGGGAGAAAAAACTAAAAATCCAAATCTAATCAAACAACTACTTGTAGATTGTGGAGTTAGAGGACAAACAACGCACACAAAGAGAGTCCCTGCATTTGTTTGGGAAGGTGGAAAAGAATTTTGGTCAGAATTCCTAGCAGGATATTTTGACACAGATGGCCACGTAGATTCAAACGGCATGGTTGTTTGGACAAGTATGAATCGTCCTTTGCTTGAAGATTGTCAAATACTTCTTTCTTTCTTAGGCGTAGAGTCAAGAATCTATGATGTTCCAAAATATGATTATGCTCCAGATTCTGGCTATGGTTATCGCTTAATAGTTGGCAAAAAAGAGTCAAAGTCTATTCTCGCTAGCTTTGTTAAACCCCTTTGCAATAGAAAAGCCATTCCAGATGAAATTCCGGTTAAAAATACTCGTCCATCCAACTTCCCCTATGATTCAATTATAAAAATTGAGCTAGGACAAGATGAAGAAACTATGGCAATTGGTATTGCCGACTATCACACCCACATAACTGCTGGGTTAGTAACGCACAATACTAACCCATGGTCAGAACACGGTAGCCCAATTCTTCTTCGTGCTTTCCGTATGCTTATGCTTGAAGAATCGCTTAATGCTGCTCAAGACGCTATTGCTGATAGGTTATATTCACCACTTATTCTTGCTACCCTTGGTCTTCCAGACGTAGACGAGGATGGACCCTGGATTCCTGACGCTACTGAGCTTCAACAACTTCGTGATGACCTAGCACTTGCTATCAATTCAGACTTCCGTTTGATGACTTATCACCATGGACTTGATATTAAGAATGCATTCGGTAGAGAAGCTATGCCTCGTCTTGACCAGGACTTCTTACGTGTTGAGTCTAAGGTTATGCAAGTGTTCGGTATTGGTGCTGAACTTCTGCAAGGTGGTAAGAGCGGTGCCCCATATGCCTCTGGTGCCCTTAACCGTGAGCTTATTACTAACATGCTCACAACATACCAGAAGAAGATTGCAAGATTTGTTCAAGAACGTATGCGTCCTGTTGCTGAACGTCAAGGACATTATGAATATCGTAAAGTTGGCAATGCTCGAATTCCTGTCATGGAAACAGTTCTTCTTGTAAATGAAGAAACTGGAGAAGAGTACGTAGAAGAGCGTCCAAAACTTGCCATCCCTGATGTTCAGTTTAAATCTATGAACTTAAGAGATGAGCAGGTAGAGCGTCAATTTGTTATGGAGCTTGCTGGTCAAGGTTTTCCTGTTTCTCTTAAAACTATGGCTATCAATATTCCTATTGAATTTAAAGATGAAATTGAAGCTAAGACAGAAGAAAAACTTCAAACTGTTGTTGCTGAGCAAAGGTTTAAAAAAGATCTCTTTGAGCGTCTTATTGCTCTTGAACTTCCTATTCCTCCTGAATACTATCAAGAGTTCATGGCATACAATATGCAGCAAGAAAATCCTGAAATGATTGCACAAATGTCACCACAAGGCATTGCTGACATAACATCACAACCATCAGCACCTAATATTCTTACTCCTGGTACGCAAGCTGATGCAGATAGCATGGTAGGCCCGTTCCTTATGCCAGGTATGATTCCACCGCAGCGCCCAGCAGAATCTGATGATCAAAAGAAATCACAACCTAAGAAGCCAACGAAAAAGAAAACAGATACAAAGAAAACAAAGAAATCTTCTGTAACTGGTTCTTCATATGAATATGATGATGATTTTAACAATGGCGATTATGATTTTGATATCTACGATAATCCAGTTGAATGCTCTTCCTGTGATTGGTTAGGCGATTATGATGATCTTGATAAAGATTCACTCGTTGGGAAAACTTTAAATAATCCATGCCCTAATTGTGGAGAAAGAAATTCTGTTGATTTTAAAACCGCCTCTACAAAAACTGCATCTAATAATGATGGTTATGTAGCTGAATATGGTGGTCGTATGTATTTTGGTGTTCCTAAAGAGCAGCAACTTCGTCGTAAAATGACAATAATAAAAGGTATGAAAATTGTTACAGATAGCCAATACGAAAAGTTTAATTTAGAAGATTTTGAAGAAAATTATCGTGTTGCAAATGCAGTTGGTAGCGATAATGAAGCTGCGAATGAAGCTATGCAGCATGGTGTTGCTGATGATGGTGAAGTTGGATATGGTAACACTGGTGCTGGTTTAGATTTTCAAAATGATGAAGGAAAGATGTAATTTTTTTTATTAAGTATTATAAGGAATGATATGAGCAGACTATTAGATTCAAAACCAAGATTGTTAACAGCAAATACCAGGTCTTCTGGTATAACTTCGTTATCTACTGATATACAAAAGTATGAAGTAATAAAAGAATCAGGTACAGCTCGCAATCTTGATCGTTTAGACCTTACTGATTCAATATACGAAGATTAAAATGTTATCTGTTATATCTATCAATACTACTTTAGAAACAATTTTGATTTATGCAACTGCCACTGCGTTTGGCACATTGCTTATTTGGGTTGGAAGATCTATAGCTAAAATAGCAAAAAATCAATCAGCTATCCATGATCAAGTTATGGGAGTCCCAGAAGTTGGATACCCATCAATGCGTGATCAATTTACAGAAATACGGGAACACCTTTGTAAACAAGATAGCACACTTGAAAAACTTGAGCATGAAGTACAAGATAATTCCGGTTCATCTTTAAAAGATGCTGTAAAAATTGTAAATCGTGACGTAAATACTATGCGTACAGATGTTATGCCAGTTATTGCTAATAGTGGCAAAACACTTGAAGAATTAAGTAAAAAAATAATTGATATTGACAATCGTTTAGAACGACATTTGAATTCTGTCAATTTAAATAAACATTGAATATTTCTTTTGCAAAAAGAATGTATTTAAACTCTTTACTCAAATTTAGAGTTAGATCATTATGATAAAATTCGGCGCACCAACTCTAGAACGTAGAGGCTTCCTCAAGAAAGCTGAGGAAGTCAAAATTCATCCTATCACACTAAAGGATTTTGATTACCAGGAGCGTCCTGGCTATCTCTATGCAGTTTCTAGGGCGATATCTTCTAGGGTCAATGCTAATTACGATGGCTGGCCAGTAGGAGAACTTAAAAAGGCTTACAAAACTTTTGTAGGTCGTCCAGTTTTTGTAGAGCACAACAATAGTGATCCAAAAGAGGCTCGTGGAGTTGTGCTTGATGCTCTTTATAAAGAAACAAGACTTGCATCAGGGCACACAGATGGTTCTGTGTACTGTTTGATGGAAATCGATTCTCATACTTTTCCAAAACTTGGCCAAGCAATTATGAGTGGTCAAATTCCTGGAGTAAGCATGGGTGCTGATGTAGGCTCTACTACGTGTTCTGCATGTGGCAATAACGCTAAAACCGAACGTGACTATTGCGAACACCTTCCTTATATGAAGGGCATGAGGTTAGATATTTATAAGAACGGTTCCAGAAAAGAAGCTTTGGTTTGGGAAAATTGTCACAATCCAAATTTCTTTGAACTTAGCTGTGTTTTTGACCCAGCAGATGAGAGTGCCTGGTTCCTAGACAAGAAAATGGTTCCATATGCCTAATTTAAGGGTATCAAAGGAGATCATGCGTTTGCCAGCTGATGTTGACACAATGCGTGATGAATCTCAATGCCCTGTATGTGGTTCCGAATTTGATGGAATGCTTTGTGATTCTTGTGGTTATGAAGCTCCACCAGAAGATTTCCAAAATCCCGATACTGATAAAAAAGGTCGTGATCCACAATATGAACCGCAGCCTGCAGGTGCTGGGCCTCCACAACAACAAGAAGAGGAAGACCCAGAGCAAGCTGTTGAAGACCAAGAAGCAGATCAAGCATCTGATGTAAGTTCTGCGGAAAATGATCCTAGCACAAGAATTAATGAACTTGAGCAAGAATTACTTAAGTTAAGAGATTTGCAAAGGATGCAACAACTAGATGCTGTAACACAGCAAAGGCAAGGAGCTAATATGAGCCGGTTTGATAAAGAACTACGGCCTCGTAAAAGAGAGGCTATGGTACCTGGTGTTCAGTACGATCAAGTATCGAACATGTACCTTGATGGTCCATTAGGTCTATCATCAATGGCACCACCACCAGTGCCTTCACAATGGAAGGACGTAATGCCTGCACGCAACATTAATGTGCAAGATTTGGATGCTATGGATGTTATGGGTGGACCTGGTGACAATCGTGTTGTTGCTGAGCCTGATATTTATGCTGAGGAACAACCTATTGGTGAGCGTGCTGCTGCTAAATTTGTTCGTCAAGCTGCAAAGGGTCTTGCTGAGCGAGGTAGCGTTGAGGAAGTAGATAAGGCTATGTGGGCTGCTCACAATGCTATTAAGTCTGCTGCTAAAAATGACAAGCGAGTTTACGCTATTGACCGTAGACTAGGTATAATTTTCAAACACCTTAAGGAAGGCAAGTCTGTAAAGATTGCCAATGTTATTGACAATTTAAAGGCTGTACATGATCAATTAGAAGGCAAGCTGGCTACTAATGGTAACCAAGAGACTTCTCGTCCAACACAAGTGCAGGATCTTGACGATGTTACAGAATCTCGTCAAGAAGTTATGACACCTGATTTTATTGACAATGTAGTTGTACCTAACCTTCAGCCTAACCAACTTCAGCTTGCCGATGTTCCACCATACTACAACGATGGTGCTTCAACTGGTTTTGTACCGCAGCAAAGCGAGAACAAGACTCCTTGGCCTGGTGATGCTACAAACCCAGCTTTTGCTCCTTACCAGCCTGTTGCTAAAAGGAACAAGAAAAAGGATAATAAGAAGGATGACAAGAAGAAGTCTGATGCTGAATCAAAGCGTGAGATGGAATCTGAAGAAGAAGAAGTAGAAAGAGAAAAGACTGCTTCTAATCGTGAAGGCCTTCTGAAAGCCGTTAACCTTGTAGATCGACTTGAGCGACTTGGCATGGTTAACAGAGATGAGCGTGCTAAGCACATTGCTCAGTATGAAAAAATGTCTGCATCAAAGATTGAGGGTGTAATTATGACTCTTGACACGATGGAGCGAACCGGAGCGGTAAAAACACGCCAAACCATGCGAGTTGCTAACTCAAAGGCTAACCGTGTTCCAGAGATGGGCCGTACCACAAGAACCGCTTCGGTTTCGAAGCAAGATGTATTAAAAGACGATTACCTCATCACACTTTAATTAAAGGAGAAAAACATGCTACAGCTTAACAGCGTTGCTAATGTTGGTGTACACAGAACTTGCACACCATTGTACGAAAAGTACGAGGCTACCCCGTACAACACCTTCCTGGACCCAGCCGAGACTGGTAACATTTACTCAGGCATGGTTGTTTACCGCACAGGTGCTGACACGGTTGCTCTTTACGATGGTGCTACAAACGTAAGCACAGCCTATGCTAAGCCATTTGGCCTTGCTGCTTTCGACCGTAATGCCAACATCGATGACCTTTCACAGGTTGGTATGAACTCAGTAGCAGTATGGTTGGGTGGCTCTAATGCCTTCTTCACCATTGGTGCTCCTGCTTTCGATACAGCTGCTTCAGCTGGTTACACAGTGCCTAACAATGGTGGTCGTCAGTACCTTTACGCTGGTACTGGTACTAGCAAGAAGGGTATGCTTACCACTGACCAAGCTTCAGGTGCCGTTCCAGTTGCTGAGCTTATTGATGTTCTTGGCGCTACACAAATTGTTATCCGTCTTGTACCTATTGGCACGCTCGGCACAGTTTCTGGTAACGCTCAGTAACTTAATTTCTTAAAGGAGAAATATAATGTCTACATCACTAACTTCAAATCAGGGCGGTATTGGCCCTAGAGTAGCTCGCAAGTCAGATACTTATGTAAATGACATTGTTGAGGCTCGTAGTCGTCTGAAGGAGGCTACAGGCCGTGTTACTGCTACTCGTGAAGAGAAGCAACGTCGTCTGTCGCAGATCCTTGCTGACAAGGACAACTATATGGTCCGTTTGGGCCAGGGTATGATTGGTCCTATCCAGCTGAAGCTTCGTTACCAGGGTATGACCCGTAACGTCCTTCTTGAGGACCCACTGACCCCTGGTGTTCCAGTTGTCTATGACGTTCTGGACGAGTACGGTCAGGCTTACGTTCTGTCTGGTAATGAGGGTGAAGTTCGTGTTACCCCATTCGAAGGTAAGAAAGTTCCAGTCCGTTTGTTCCGTATCGCCACCTTCCCTCAGATTAAGAAGGAAGACCTCTGGTACTTGCGTGTTAACATCGTAGAGTATGCCCAAGACATGTCGAAGCAGGCTATCATGCAACAAGAGGATGCTCGCCTGATCACAGTTCTTGAAGCTGCTATCAATAACTACGCTGTTGACCCTAACCACGTTGTTTCACCAACCCACATCGTCAATGAGCTTTCAGGTTATGTAACTCCTGACTCGCTGTATGACCTCGTTGGTCTGATCGAAGTTCACCAGCTTGAGGCTGCTCGCCTTCTGATGAACCCAATCGACTACCGTGACCTTTACAAGTGGGACATTAACCAGACTGGTTGGGCTTTCAAGGACCGTGTTGTTGCCGGTGAGCGCATCATCCAGTTCGGTGGTTTCCAGGTTCAGCGTTCAATTGAGGTTCCTCAGGGTACGGTCTATCTGACCCCTGCTCCTGAGTTCCTCGGTGTCTTCCCTGTCATGTACTCCCTTGACGTTGAAGAGAACCACACCCCTGAGAAATTCCACAAGGGTTGGGTCATGGACGAGCTTGTTTCTGAGATCGTTCTTAACCCTCGTGGTCTTGGTAAGATCGTCAAGGCCTAGTTTTACGAGTGCGTTGCCGTTTGTGATGGGGTTAGGGATTGGCTCTAGCCCCTCACAAACACTTAGTATTTAAAGTTAGCTCAGGATACATATCGTATCCCTTGAAAGCAAAGGAAAATTAAAATGTCAAGACAAGTTACCAGAAGAAGTGACGGTGGGGAAGCTACCCCAGTTGAAGTTCCTTCTCTTGATGGAGAGTTTGTAGATCACAAGCCAGACCCACAAGATTTAGCAGCTGCAAAGTCAATTGTGCCACCAAGCGCAAAAGCCTTTTCAGATGTACAGACTGCAGAATGGATTGAAAACCTTACTGCAGCCAGAACAGTGTTCAATAGCCCCAAAGGATCGTTCTTACTTTCCCCAAATGGTTACCACGGTTCTGTACAGACCTTAGAGGGAGATTTACGAAGAGATCCTTATATTCTTCGTGCAGCCCAAAGAGGCAAGATTCGATTTTTAACAGAGGAAGAAGCTTCTGAGCGGATTCCAGAATTAACAGATGAGCCTAGCAACGTAGAAGATCATAATGATCGTATGGCTAAGCTTTTAGGACCTAATGCTTCTGAAGAAAATGGTCTTTACAAGAAGGACCTCCCAGATGAGGCAGAACCAATTGGCAAATCCCTAACTCCAGAAGAAGTCTGGAATGGGGAAGTTTCACGACGCTACTAAAGGAGAAATGATGAGCGACGAAACAACTAAGGATGTAAAAGAAGTCAAGGATTCTCCCAAGGCTTCTAAGAAAAAAGAAATAAAGGCTGAAGCTCCAGTAGAGGCTGAGGTTGTAGTTGATGAAGTCGCTCAGGATGAAGTCTCTGATGATTATGTAGAGGCCGTTCAGGAAGCTGTAGCCGATTCTGTAGATGGTTCACTTAAGTTCACTCCATCGATTGCCGTTTCTGGAATTGTAGCAAACGGATCAACATGGATAGTGACAACTACTTCAGCTAATCCTTTTAGTGCAGGCCAATCAGTTTCAATACAGGGTACAATCCCTGCTGTATTCAACGGAACATTTATAATTGCTTCGATCACAAACAATACGACTTTTGTAATTAACAACACTACACAAAATGGTGTTAGTCAAACTACAAATGGTACTGTAGAAACTGCCTATCCATATAACAACACTATAAGTGGTGCTTACAATATGTGGAATCCATGGATCACAGCTCAGAACGGTGACCTTATCAGCTGGAACACAAACGTAAACACTAAGGACTGGGCTGGGGCTATTGTCTTCCAGAACGGTCAATACAACACGACACAGAGAGGCTTCTGATGACAACATATAACGTAGCAACAGAATCTGCAGAAAAGCTTGCCATTAGAGTTAATTCTAAGGGTGGCGCTTCTGCTATGGAAGGTGAGCAGGGTGTTTATCTGCTTAAGCCACCAGCTTCAGTAACAACTACAGCTACTTCAGCTACAGGCGTTAGTATTACTGCAGCAAGCGTTACTGGTTCTTCAGGTAATTATACATTTACATTTACTGCTACTAATACATTTACTGCTGGTGAGACAGTAGTTGTTGCTGGGTTTACTGGAACAGCTGCTAGTTTGAATGGTACTTTTACCGTTTCATCTTCTGGTCTTACAACTTCTGCATTCAAAGTTTCTTCAGCAGCAACTACGAACGTAACCCCTCCAGGTTCTTATTCAGGAATAACAGCAACTCCTGGAATTAACCCAGGTTCAGCAACTACGTATTACTATTACGTAACAAGGGTTAGTAATGGCGTTGAGTCTTTCTCAAGCCCAGCTACATCTATTTCTGTAGCAACAACATCTGCTTCAATTTCGTTTGCAATAACAGATCAAACTGCAAATGTTTTGCAGCCTACTACAGCTTCGTCTTTCAACCTTTATGTTGGAACAACTGCTGCTAATGCAACTTTGCAAACAACTACTGGCACAACAACGCTTGTATGGAATACATACACAACAAGTGGTACTGCTTATTCGTCATCACCTGCTGTCGTTGCTTACCCAGAATCAGCAAATGCTTTTTCTGCATATCAAGCTCCTACATATGTAACAGATGCACTTGTTCATAATCCAAATGCAACTACTGGTTATTCTGGTGCTACTGTATATGGTGCTGAAACGCAAGTTCGCCAAATTCGTACATCAGTTGTTGAGTCACAAATTTATTCTAGAACCGATACGGCTACTGTAACTTCTGGTTCAGGAACTGTTGCCGACGTAAGCATTACATGGGCTGATTTTGGCAAGCCTGTAACTGGAACTGGCATTCCAACAAATGCTTATGTTGGAACAGTTACTCCTGGTACTAGTTTTGTGCTTTCATCTGTGCAGGGCCAAAATGTTCCTTATTGGCCAGGAACAACAAATGCTTTCAACGCTACAGCGTCTGGTACATCAATTACTGTAACTGGTTCTAATGTTGGTGCTCTTCCAGTACAAACTGGTCAGTACCGTACAACTCGTTGGCAGGGTTAGTAAATGGAATTATCTGGCGTTAAAAAAATTAACGTCAAAGCAATTATTGTTAGGGCTAATGGCTCCCAGGAAGACTTTGGTATAGTATCTTCCTGGGAGTCTAGCTCTGATACAACTCTTGGCAAAATAAAAAAATTATTTAAGAAGAAGTAAATGGCTGCTACACTTACAACATTAGGTAGATCTGGCATAGTACAAAGAATATTAAATACTTATGCTACACCTTCTTCTGTGCCAAAATATATTGCATGGGGTATAGGTTCAGGTACTTCTGCTCCTTCAGATGAAGGATTGTTTAATGAAGTTATAGCAGATGGAAGAGCTGCAGGAACTACTTCTTCTGTAACTTCTACAACATCTGGGGATACTTACCAAGTTGTTGCAACGTTGACTGCAGGATCTTCTGAAACAATTACAAATGTTGGTTTATTTGATTCTGCCACATCACCTTACCAAACAACGCTTGCTACTCAAATAACTAGTGCAGTGCAAACATCAATACAGGTTTCTAATTCTGGAAACATTGGTACGATACCATCTACTCCATTTAACATTCAAATTTTAACAGAAGTTATGACTGTTACAGCTATAAGTGGTGTTAACTGGACAGTTACTCGTGGTGTAAACGGTTCAACAGCACTTAGTTCAATTGCAGCTTCTACAGTAGTTCAATCTGTTTCTGGCAGTTTATTTGCAAAAGCAGATTTTACAGGTCTTACACTAAATAGTGGGGACTCTATTTATTTTATTATTGATGTTCAATTCCAATAGGAGAAAATTATTATGCCTTTGACCTCATATGGAGAACCGCAAATGCTTCAAGCATTATTTGGTTCTAATACATCTGGTATCCCAAGTACTTATTATGTAGGGCTTATTACTTCTTCAAAAGGCATTTATTCAGCACAAACATATAACGTTGGGGATCTTGTTATTCCTTCAAACTTTTCTACAGCTGCAACAAATAAACTTTATCGTTGTGTAGCAACGTCTGGTTCTGCAGCTTCTGGAACTGTCACTTTTAATACCACAGCTGGTGCTCTAACTCAGGATGCAACAAGTTCAACCACTTGGTGGCAAGAAGTAACACCATATTTTTATGGAACAATTGGTGTTTTATCTTCTGCTTCTGGGACTGGTTCTTTAACTTCTGTTGCTTGTGCTCAGGGAACAAACCAGGCAACTGGAACACCACTTACTACAGCATTGCCATCAGGCACAGTTCTTACTATAACTAGCCCAAATGGAGCAGTTACCCAGAACGTAACTACTACAGGAACACCATCAGTATCAGGATCAGGGTCAACTTATTCTGGTAGTGGTTCTAATTATGTTGGCGCTACAACGTTATCATTTTCTTCTACTTCTTTTGCAACTACTCTTCCCATTGGTTCAACAATTGCATTGGCATCTTCAACATCAGGTTATTACGCAACAGAAGTTGCTAGCTCAAATAACTATGCAAGACAATCAGTGACAAACAGTCAATCTAGCGCATTTGCTGCTCCACAAACACCTTCACCATTTATAACAACAAGCGGATCTTCTACGTATGGGTCAACTACAAACTATACAACAGCTATTACTTTCCCATCTGGATCTACAACTTCTGGTGGATCTTGGGGCAATGTTTGTGGTTTTTTCCTTGCTTCTAGCCAAACCCAAGGCGCAGGATCTGTTTATGCTTGGAATACACTTTCAAACTACGTACCAATGTTAACTTCTGGTATGCAGATCACCCTTCCAGCTACCACTGGCATTACCGTAACATTGTCGTAATAATATGGCGGGCGCTTATACCCCCATTTCATATGTTCAAGTTGCTGGATCAGGTACTCCTAGTAGTACTGGTACGCAGATAACTGCTACTTATAGCAATGCGTCCCAAATAAGTTTAGGTGATACATTAATTGCTGTTGTTAGAAATGGTGGTTCTACAGCAATTTGTCAAACTGCTTCAGATACTTCTGGTAATACATGGGTAAGAGATGCATATGTATTTTCTATTGCAGCTCCAGGCTTAGCTATAATGAGAACTTATGTAACAAATAGTATTTCAGCAGGTGGTGGCAGCAACTCAGTTCAATTTAACCTTACAGATAATAATGGCATTTCAACAAGTGCCAATTATAGATATGCATATATTTATCATTTTAAAGGTATTTCTTCAAACCCTCTAGACCAAGTTATTAATGGTTACGGAGTATCAAGCCCATTAACAACACCTGGATTCTCTTCCCCAGCTGCAAAAACTTCAAGTTTAATATTGATAGCAGCTGCGGTAGCTGGGTCTACCACTAGCACAACTTGGGGATCTGGGTCAAACTTAACGCCATCTGTGTGGACAGGTCCTTTAAATGGTACGTCAATGGCAAACGCTGCTTATTATTTGCCTGGAACATCTGGGACAGATGGAATTGGTGCTATTACTAAGTGGACATGGAGTTCTTCTAGCTATACATCAAATTACATAGAAATATCTTATTTACCTTCTACTATTTCTATTTTAGGTTCAATATCTGAATCTGTAACTGATACAGATACAAATGAATCTAGTGCTGGTATTGTTATAACAACATCAAGCTTAACAACTAGCCATTCAAGCTCAGGCAATACTACTACAGAAAGCGTTACCGGAGCTACTATATTAGAAACTATTTCTAGCGTAAATAATGCAGAATCTGGTGTTCAAGCTTTAGTTGGACAACCAATAAATATAATTGGAAATATAATTGGAAATTATATTAGTTCTAGTAACATAACATCAAATTTATCAACAAATGAAGAAACAAAAAATACAAATACACAAACTAACGCAACTTTAAATGGCTCTTTATTATCTTCTAAAATTGATAATAATATAACAATAAGCAATATAATTTTTAATGTTGTAGGATCAATTTCTTCATTATTAGGTTTTACTACTCAACAATCTTCTAATTCAAATGTTTCAGGTAACGTTAAACAATCAATTGAAGCAAAATCAAACCCAACAGCAAAAAGTTTTATTTCATCAATAATATCTGCATCAGCAAATACATACAATTTAATTAGAAAATCTACTATAACAAAACGAATTAATATTTTAGAAAGTACAATGGTTAATGCTTCTAAATTTAAAGCTATTATTATAGATATATCAACAATAGTTTCAATAACAAATAGTAAACAAAGAATTAAAATAATTTTAATCAAAGTAAATTCTAGATTGAACTATGTACGTAACATTACCAAAAATATTTTCTTAAAAATACAAGATATGTTTAGTCATACACAACAATTAATAACAAATGATTGGTCTTTGCCAGAGAAATTAGATCCAACTGATTTTGCAGAAGCTAATGAAACTGAAGAATTTGTTGAGCCTACTAGTACAGATTTTGATTATTCATTAGATGAAAATCTTGATCCTCCAGATGCTGGTGTTGCAAATGGAACCTAGATGTATTTCATTGTTCTTTTCAATATTAGTTATAGAAGATTCTTAGGGAGATAACATGGCAAGATACCCAGGAGCTGTATGGCTTGGGGATAATGTACCTAATGTAGGTGGCCCAATTGGTCAAGTTAGACTTGGTGTAATGCATATTATGTCTGGAACATTAGCTGGTACAGATAATTGGTTTCAAAATCCAGCTGCTCAAGTTTCTGCTCATTTTGGGGTTGGCAAAGATGGAACAGTGCATCAATATGTAGATACTTCTATGACAGCTTGGGCAGAAGCTAATTATAATGGTGTTGCAATTTCTATTGAGCACGAAGGCAATTCTGGCGACTCATTAACAACTGCTCAAATTGCTGCTGATGTTGCTCTTTATGAATGGTTAAATACTACAAGCAACATACCTCTTGTTCGTACTACTGACCCAAATGGTTCTGGTTGGATTGGTCATGGTGAATTAGGGGTTGCTGGTGGAAATCATTTAGCATGCCCAGGACAGCCAATACTTAATCAAATACCAACAATTTTAGCTCAAACAAATCAACCACCGGCACCTACGCCGACTACTTCAGGAGATGAAGAAATGGCTTCAGCTGTTTACCAGGAAAATGGAATGACTCATGTAATGTGGGTAGACAACACAGGTACTTTTCACCATAAATATCAGGGTGTAGATGGCCCTCTTTCAGCAACACAGGCTTGGGGAGAAGATTCTTTTCAACCAACTGGTTTACTTGCAAACGCTACGCCTGTTGTAGAAGTTACTTCTAAGTATACTCACGTTTATGTACGTGGCGCTAGCAATGGTTTAAAGCATTTTTATCAAGCAATTGGACAAACCAATTGGAATTCTGAACAGCTTTAATTTTTAAAGTTAGAAAGAATATAGGTAAAAATGCGAGTTAGACCTGTACCACAATTTGCTGCAGAGCCTGTTGGCCTTATGATTTATCAAAATGGAGCCTTGGCAGATCCTGATAATGATGAAGTAACATTACAAGTAACAAACACTGATAGCAATACTATTGTTGTTCCTGCTGGTACAGTTGCAACAAAAGAAGACGTTGGTAAATATCAATATACACTTAATTCCCAACAATCATCTATTATGGGTAATTACCTTGTTACCTGGTCTTATTCAATAGGTGGATCACCAAGAACTGCAACTGATCAATACGAAGTAACAGAACAAATGCCATTTTGGTCAGGTTTAACTTATGATGAAAGACAGCTTGCAGTAAATATTTTTCAAAGAATTGATGCATCTTTTGATTCTGATCAAGGTGGTCCATATCTACAAAATATGAAACAATCAAATTTTAATGCATACGAGCAAGTTTCATTTATAATGTCAACAGAAGCAATTGATTATTGTAACTATGAGTTTCAACCAGTTTTCCAGCCAGCTTACGAAATTGGTATTACAGCAAATGCTTCATGGCCAGGTAATTGGGTCGGTGTTTTGACTTCTCAAACATATGCCCATTTTATCAAACATGTAGCAAGACAATATATTGAACAGCCAACGCCAGAAGGCATGAATGCTGCTTGGTTAAATCGTAGAGATTACTATGACCGTTGGATGGAATTTTATAAAATTGAAAAAGAAATTGCTGATAAACAACTTCGTCAAATGAAAAGGGCGTACATGGTTGGTTCTAAGCGTTCTATGCTTGTCGCTGGTGGTCTTATTCCAAGAATGTTTATTAACCCTGCTCGGCCTCACTTTATGTACGCAGCAGCAAATGCAGGTGGCATTTAATGCTAAAAATTACTTTAGGCTCTTCTTCTTCTATAGTAATTAGCGGTTTGGTAGAAAGCAATACTGGACCGATTGATGGCGCACAAGTAGATTTATGGAATAGCTCTAGATTTTCTACACCACCTGAACTTGGAGATCCTATACCAAATGATGGCTTACCTGCTGATTTTGGCCCTGTAACAAGTGGTACTCAATATGGTTCTCATGGAGCTTGGCAAATTCCTTGCACAGAAGCATCACTTTTTTATATAAGGGTTTATTGGCAAGATGTTAATTATTGGCAAGCAACTAGTGATGCTTTAATACTTAATAATGGACCAGGGGCACAAGGACCGCAAGGATATCAAGGAAATATTGGTATTCAAGGACCACAAGGATATCAAGGGCCACAAGGCTCTGTGCCAACAAACGTTTTTATAACATATGGCCCACAAGCTCCAAGTTCAGCTACTTATCAATCATTACCAGTTGTATGGATTGATACTTCAAGCGTTTTAACACCTGTACCAGTGCAACCATTAGTCCCAACATGGAATGATTATAATTCTCAATTTACCGTTCCTTCTGGAATTGTTGGTCTTGATTATGTATGGACTTCAGGTGGTGGTGGAGCTGGACAAACGCTTACACAAGGAGCAACATATAGTGCGATAGGTACTTTTCCAATAGAAGTAGTTTTAACACCTGTTGCACAATCTGGTTATATATTATCATCACCATCACAAGTTTTTGTTCATGATTTTCCAAACCCATCTGCTACATCTACTATAACTTCAGATAATTTTACAGGAGCAGCAGTCAATACTTTAGTAGCAAGATATACAGATGTTGCTAACGGTGGAACTCCACAACAATGGCTTTACGACCTGGGTGGGACTGATGTAACGCATTTGACTTCTGCTAATAGTGTTGGAAGTTTTCAAATTACTTCTGTTAACCAAACAATGGATTATGCTCCTTATACTACAGGAGATAATAAAGTTGCTCTTAGATTCTTAAATGCTAAAAACATAGAAGCGCAGTTTACTTTATTAAATTTGCCAACAAACCCAAGCACCCAAGATCCTTTAATAATAAATATTGGTCGTCGTTTTACCTCAGCTACTGGTGCAAGTGATGGATCTAATTTTAGTGGTGTTTTATTGCAATATGGGTATAACCGTTTTCGTATATCAACAGGCAATGTATCGGGTGGAAGCATTGATCTTCAATTTGGACTTAATATCGTACCACCCCTTGGAACATATACCGTTACATTAGTTGGGACAACAATTACTATTTATCAGCCAAACGGGGTAAATCTTGTTTATGATCTTTCTAACGCTGGAGTTTATAAATTCCCAACTACTTTAAGTTTTTCAGAAACACGTTTTGGTGTAAACATGACGCATGATTATTCTCAAAGCTTTGGAACGATTACATCTGGTTTTTCATCAGGAGATTCTGTTACAAATGTAAATGTTGCTCAAAACACTTATGCAGGTGGTATTTTAGCTAATTCAACTATTACAATTCAACAAGGATCTTCTACTCAAACTTTTACAGTTGCTACCAACGTTCCACAAGGAACATTGACAATACCTGTAAATGTAACTACAGCTAATGCTAATTATGCTGTGCCTACAGTAGTAATAAATGGATCTATTTCAATGGGAACGCTTAGCACAGCAATTGCAAGTGGAGCAAGCGTAACTTCCCTTTCCGTAACAGCAAATTCATCTTCATCAACAATACCTTCTGGTTCTAGCGTTGTTGTTTCGCAAGGTTCTTCAACACAAACATTTGTTACCAGATCAAGTATTTCAGTTGGTTCTTTATCAATTCCTGTCAACACAGCAACAGCAAATGCGAATTATGGAACATCGGCAACTGGTCAAGCAGTTGTCCCAGGTGCTCAATTTATAGATAATGTTATTATAACTAAGTTAGGAGGATAATGTCGCTTCTTTCATGTACAAATTATGATCCTTCAACAGCTGTAATCAAAAGTACATCTAGCACAATAGCAATGACAGCTCTTGATACTACAAACTTACGTCTTGGCGTTATTGTGCCATCATCAGGTAATATAATGGTGCGTTTAAAAACAGTTCTTCATGGATCAACATCAGTTCCAACAATTCTTCTTGGTATTCTTGAAGGATCAACTGTACGAGGTCGTGGGGTGCCAATGGGCCAGGTTACTGCGCCATCAGCTTCTACAATGGTTGCTGTTGAAACTGTTTTTACAATAACTGGTTTAACTGCTGGATCACATACGCTTGATGCAGCTTATGCAGTACAAACAGCTGTTACCTCTACTGGCATTAAATATGGGGGGCCAAACGATGCATCCGGCAATGATGCATTTGGAGCATTTGTTTATGAAATTTGGTCTGCATGAGCACATTGTTAAATTTGAGAGCAAGTGAAAATTGGATTGGCAATCCTGTTGGCCTTGTTCCTAGAACAATGTTTAGAATTTATGATAGCAATGCTAATATATGGAAACCTGTTTCTCCAAAAACATATGATGGAACAACATGGTCAAATCAAAATTTGCCAGATCCTACTTGGACTCGTCAATCTGCTTTTGACCCTTATATTGCACAAAATTCAGTTTTAACTCGTTCAGTATCTAATATGCCAGTACATAGTAATTCTGCAAACCAAGCTGCTTGGATGCAAGCTCATATTAATGCTGGAAGCGGATTTGGTCCAACATCGTTTAACACTTCTGTGTCTGGAACTCGTCCAATTGCTTGTTATGTTGTAGACTCTACAATGCCAAACGCTAGTTTTCAACAAATGACAATTTCTGGGAGTGCAGTAATCAATCCTAATCTTGGCAATATTGACCCATTAGCAGGAAACAATTATGCACAATCAATATTGAATGGTATGATTCCTTGGCCAGAATGGTTGACGCCTAAATACGCCGTACAATCTGGCCAGGATTCTGCTACCGCTATTTTTGACGTTGGTACGGGCATTCTTAGAGAGTATTACAAAGTAGCGTCCACAGGGACAAATACCTGGTCTGCAACTCAGGCTGGGTTTTCGATTGCTCCAATTGGTTTAGATGGATGGACAGATATCAATTATCCATTGCAATTTATGTATGGATATGATGCAGCAGTTTGGATGCATAACCATCTTGGTTTTATAGGTATATCTGAAGCTCGTAACCAACAGATAAATCATGCAGTTGCTTTTACATTTTCTAATTGTGCTACCAATAGCAGTGTTGGAGAGGCAATCCACCCAGATGGAACCCGTTATCAAACAACAGGACCATGTTGGCCTGCTTTAAGCTGTGATGGTGCAGCAATGCCAGTTTCTGATGAAATACCAATGGAAGGTCAATGGGCAACTTTACCAAGTGATCTTGATTTAACTCCATCTGGCCCTTACCCACCTTTTCTAAGAGTGATTTTGAAAGCTATCCAAACTTATGGTATGGTGGGAACAGATAAAAACTTATTTGTTCATGCTTTTAATGCAGAACCTGGTTTTGCTGAAAAAGAATTTTTTGGCGTTGATCCATGGTCAGCGCAAGGTGATGTTTATAATATGTATCAAAATTTGAATAACCTCGAAAGCAGAGGTTCTATTTCCCCATTTGATTTATCTTTATTTCCCTGGGATAAAACAATTTGGGCACCAAGGAATTGGGGAGCGCCTTATTAAATGCAAACATGCATGAATAAAGTTTCTGTATTTACTCCTTCTCACGAACCAAAGTTTTTAAATGATGCTTACGAAAGTTTGAGAAAACAAACTTTTACAAATTGGGAATGGATTATTTTACTTAACAATAATTCTCCTGATTGGGTAGCTCCTGAAGACCCCAGGGTTAAAATACATAAAATTGATAAAATTAAAGGTATTGGTGAGGCAAAAAAAATTTGTTGTGATATTGCTCAGGGAGAAATACTTGTTGAGCTAGATCATGATGATATTCTTTCGCACAATGCTTTGCAATCAATAGTAATAAAATTTATTCAAAACCCAGATGCAGTATTTGTTTATTCTGATTTTGCTCAAATAAATGAAAATGGCACACCAAATAATGATGAATTTGCTTTTCAATTTGGTTGGGAATATTCAGAAGAAATTGTAAATGGTTTAAAAATAAAACGTTGTCATAGTATGAATATGTTTGCCTCATCTATGTCATATATTTGGTTTGCCCCAAATCATGTTCGTGCAATAAAAAAAGAAGCTTATTTTGCCGTTGGTGGTTACAATGCAGAGCTTGAAATATTAGACGATTTAGATTTAATTTGCAGACTTTATCAATATGGGAAATTTTATTATATTGACGAATGCTTATATTTACAAAGAATTCATCCAGGAAATACTCAATCAAAACCTGAAATTAATTCTCGCATTCAAAAAGAAACTATTATATTTTATGATAAATATATAGAAGGAAATGCAAAAGCTTGGGCAGAAAAAAATGATTTGCTTGCTTTAGATCTTGGCGCTGCTCACAGTAAACCTGAGGGTTTTATTGGTATAGACTTATATAATGCTGATTTAATTGGCGATGTATATGAAATATTATCTAAATTAGAAGATAATAGTGTTGGTGTAATTAGAGCTTTTGATTTCCTAGAGCATCTTCCAGAAAAAATAAAAATATTCAATGAATTTTATAGGGTTTTAGCTCATGGGGGAATGTTATTAACGCTTACTCCAAGTACTGATGGTAGAGGGGCATTTCAAGACCCAACCCATATTTCTTATTATAATAGCAATTCTTTTTGGTATTACACCAACGAACAATTTTCTAAATTCGTTCCTGAATTAACTTGTAAATTTCAAATTTCTAGATTAGAAAATATATTTATATCAGATTTTAATAAAACTCACAATATAATTCATGTATTAGCTAATCTCGTAGCAATAAAAAATGGACCAAGAATCCCAGGGGAACTGAATTGGAGCTAAGTATTGTATTTTTTTATTGCAATCACTTAAGTTAAGAAAGAATTTGTTTAATACAGAAAAGATATAAATGTCTGATATAGGTGTAAGCGGTAATGGATATACTTCAGCAGCAACACCTTATCAAACTTTGCCGTATAATGAAGTAGATCCATTACTTGTCATAAAACAAGAAGAATTGTGGGCTGATTCTAACCAACAACAGTGGCATGAAGAAGCTCTCCAATGGTATGGAGAAAAGTGCGTAGTTAGATTATTATGGCGTGCAGAGGATGCTGCTCAGGGTCTTGTTACTTATTGTATAGATTGTCAAGATAGCCCTAATCCAACTGATCCTACTCAATCTGTTCAAGTAAGAGCATCTAAAGTATACCGTCAATCTGGTAATTCGTATTGCCCAACTTGCTATGGCACTACTTTTACAGGTGGCTTTAAACCTGTTGCTTATCATCTTTATATGCTTGCATCTGATTCACCCCAGGTTCGTCAAAAACTTTCCACAGGTCAATTTTGGAAAGAAAACCCACAAATTCAATTGTCTTTTACACCAATAATTAGACAAGGTGATCTTGTAATTCGGGTTTCACAATGGAATGGGGATATCCCAGTTCTATCAACAGAAAGATTTCAAGTATCAAACGTAATACCTCATTCAATAAGAACTGGTCCAACAATTTCTAATGAACCAATCCACATTATATCTCAGACATGTACGCTTGAAAATGTATGGCCTGACCACCCATTAACTTATGTTCCTTACGCCTAATGTTATTCCCTGTACCAAAAGATATTACGTATGGAATATCTAAACGTGCTTTAGAAATAGCAAAACAAAACGCACCAAAAAAAACTGGTAAAGGAGCTGCTGCGCTTCTTTCTACCAACGAAGAAGGTTCTATCGGTATTGTAGTTCCTGAAGACGTAATATATATGTATTACCAAGAGGTTGGAACAAAGCCTCATATACAATATGAACTTATTGGCAAAACAATACCAATTCGTTTACCAAACGGTCAAATAATTTTTCGTAAAGCTACTGCAGAAAATGTAGGAAAAAGAAAAATAACTTCTCGTGATGCAGGTGGAAGAATAGTCACATCAAAAATAATGTGGAGGCACCCTGGCCTTAAAGCTTTACATTATATTGAAAATGGTTTAGAGCAAGCAGCAGAAGAGTGGATAAATCAACTTGACTCTAATCAAATCATAGCAATGTTGGAATTGACAAATGCCGAAGAAGTTATAGATCTAATTTTAGGACAATAATGTTTATCACTGCTGCAAAAATTGCTTTAATTGAAGCCATACAAGCTGGGTTTGCAGCTATTGGCCAAGCATCTAGTAATAGTACAATTGATTTATCTCCAAGATCAGTTACTATTGAATATCCTGTTCAAGAGATTGAATGGCCAGCTGTATACGTACAATTTCGTCCTACAAGAACACAATATACTGGTTTAAGTCCAAACATAGAAACTCAAAATAGTGATGGGACTTGGCAATCTGTTCGCCATGGTTATTTTGAAGGTGCTTTTGATTTAGAAATACTCGCTATGTCTTCAGAAGAAAGAGATAGAATTTGGGACACTTTAACCAATTTAATTCTTATGAATGATATGGCAAACAGTTCTTCTGCTTTTTATCAGAGTATTGCTGCAGACCAGTTAATCGGCTTAACAATATCCCCAGGACAAATATTGCAAGTAGGCGACACTGTAAATCCAGGTACACCTTGGAGTTCTGAGGAACTTACTTATGAATCTACAATAAGAATTAATTGTATTGGTGAATTTTATGAAGATAAATATACCCAAACGCTTTTGCCAATTGATCAAATTACAATTACTGGCGAAGCTGAATACAACAACAAAATTTTAAGCACGCAGACTTATACTTATAATGCTGAATGATTGTAATGTAATTTACAGTTTTAAGCAATATAGAGTTTAGAAGGAGAATGTTATGGCGACCTATCAAGACCCAGGTGTCTATGTACAAGTAACAAATACGCCAGTTGTTTCTAGCGTTGGAAATGGTCCTATCAGCATGTGCATTGTTGGTCCAGGTCTTACTTCACTCCCACAAATAGATAATTCACTATTTTTTAAAAATTCATATTCTATCAACACACTAAGCCAATTAAACGTAACTACTTCTGGTTCTAATAGCACTCTCCCAACGCCATTAATTACAAATACTTTTAACTCTAATAGTTCTAGTCTTTCTCTTGGAACAGATTATCAATTAGGATATGCACCTTCAAATGCTAGTGCAGCTAACAATAGCAACCTTTTGGCTTCAAGCACATTTTTAGGTACTGGTGTAACAACTTTAAGCACAACAGGAACGCCATCATCTGGAACTGCAACTTTATCTTTTTATGTAAACGGTCAGCCACTTTTAACTAGCTCGGGTAACCAAGTAACTACTTCTGTAGCCTATAATGCATCAGCATCTTCCTTAAGCAATGCAATTACAAATGCAATAGCAACAGGTTATATCAATGGTTCACCAACTTCACTTGCATTGCTTAATTCTGCCGTTACTGTAACAAATGCTCTTGGTGTTTCTGCGACACCAACAATAGTCCAATTTGGTTCTCCAATTACAGCAATTTCTTCTAACTCAACAACTTGGACAATTACAGCTAATAATAATTTTGCAGCAAACCAATATGTAACTATTACAGGAATACCAAGCGCATATTCTGCTTACAACGGAAATTGGCAAATTGCAAGTGCTACGGCAACTGGTTTTACAATTACAAATAACAGCAACCCTGGTTCGGTTACTGGTTTAACAACAGCTTCAATAGCAACTCCTGGTGCTACATCTACAGTTGCTGCATCTAATAACCCACTTAATATCATTACTTTTTCAGTTAGCACTTCTGGCTATTCTTCTGGAACTTCTCTTGCTGCTACCAATACAATTACAAATGCTTCTTTAACAGCTAATTATACTTACTCTACTAATTATGGTAACAAAGTATTGTTTTTTAATAGTCCAAATGCTGTTAACCAAACATATGGTTCACCTTTAAATTCAAACACTGGACAAATCAATTCTCCAATTTCGCTTGCAGCTCAGATGGCTTTTTTAAACGGAGCTACACAAGTTTATTGCTTAGCAGTTGGTAATGGAACAACAACAACAGATACTACTGTAGCAGCATCTCCAACTGCTGCTCAGTGGCAACAAACAATTAACTATTGTTTAGGTGGAAATGGCAATATTGACACAATTGTTCCTTTGCTTGATTATAATTCAACTCCAATAAGTGGAACAATTACCATACCTTCTGCTGGGACCCCACAATCTTGGGTATCTTTCTTTAATACATACACAGGAACACAATCTTCAAATGGAACATTGCAAAGATTCTTTTTGTCAAGAGATTCTTCAACAAATACACCTAATATAACTGCAGCAACTGCGTTAATTGCTGATGCTGCTGCGTTTAATAATCAAAGAATTTCCGTATTTGCACCAAACGCTTTGCAAATGAGTACTACGAATACAACCACTAATCAGGTAATTCAAGTTCCTGGTTATTACGGAGCAGCTGCAGTAGCTGGTATTTATGCATCGCAACCTGGACCACAAGAACCGTTAACACATAAAACTGTTAATGGATTTTATGGCATTAACCCAACTTACTCAGTTAATGATTATTTAAGCATGCAAGGTAATGGCGTTTTGTGCTTAAAACAACGTTCAAATGGAACAATTTATGTCAGACATGGGCTTACAACAAATACAAGCAATTGGTTAACTGAAGAAATTTCAATTATTGGTGCTCAAGATCAACTTTATAGACTTATTAAAGCAAATCTTGTTAATTCAAATTTGATTGGTTCTGCATTAACACCAAATACAGCATCTGTTATTATATCAACTGTGCAAACAACACTTGCCAATGCTGTGATTGCAAATCTTATTCAAAGTTACTCTGGAATTCAATATCAGCAATCTTCTACTTATCCAGTAAGCGTTACTGTCCAATTCCAATATTCACCAACATTCCCGTTGAACTATATCAATGTTTCGTTTAGCATTGATCCAACTGCTGGAACAATACAATTTAGTCCAACGGTAAATTCCACCAATACATTTTCAACAGGAGCATAAATGGCTAGTTCAACATTCAGAGTTGGTGGTGGTTATACTTTCTTTTATTGGAAAGGCTCTAGCCAACCCTTAGCTTTTGTAGACGTAGTTCGTGAGACTGCGCCAAGGCCTGTTGCAGCTCCCCAGGCAATTCAACCTCTTGATGCACCATATCCTATAGAAGTTGCATTGCCAGCAGCTATTGAAGCTGGAACAATTGAAGTAACTTTCCGTGAACAGTGGAATACAGAAGTTTGGGAAAATCTTGCTGGTTTTGCTGGAGCAAACGACTTGCTTGATGTATTTAAAGCTCAGCTTGCACAAGGTGCAGTTGGAATGACAAAAGTAATTGGTCAACAAGGCTTAACACCAGTAAGAACAATTACATATAACAATTGCTACGTAGTAAACGTAATGATTGATGAAACCGTAAACATTGGTACTATGACATTCCCTAAGTCTGTTCAAATAATGTACCTAAGCAGAACCGAACACCGATCTTAAGATAGGAGAAAATGATGGCACCACGTTCCGTCACAATTCAATTAGCCCCTGGCATTGCACATGCTACTCTTCCTGACCACCGTAAAATGAGTCCTGGTGTACAGTATGAAGTAGATTGGGAAACATTCTCAAAAATTTCTTCAGCTGCTCGTCAGTCATTTATTACTGTTGCATCAGTAAATGGCTATGCTGTTCCAACATCTGGTAACAATAGCCTTCCTGCTGGCACTTCAAATGCTACGCCACAACTTGGCGTTTGGTCAATTCTAACCACAAGTTCATCTACGCCAATTTACAATACTGGTGGCCTTAATCTTTCTGGCGAAGGTTTCCAAGGTTGGACTGCTATTCAAGCTCCTGCAAGCCAAATTAGTTCTACAAACGTTCTTAACGTTACAATTACTGGCCCACAGGATGAAAGATTTACTTACGTTTACAATTCTTCTGGCTCAACAGCAATTGCTGCTGGTGACGTAGTTGTATGGGACTCTAACGGTTTTGTTGGCCGTTCTGTAGTTAAGGCACACCAAACTGTAGCTAATACAAATCTTTTTTCAGGTGTTGGTGTATTTGCTGGAGTTGCTCTTGTAGCTATCCCAGCAAACTACTACGGCTGGATTCAAATTGAAGGTGAATGTGCTACTGTTAATACAGGAAACACAACCAATATTCCTGTTGGCTCCCCTGTGTACCCAGATCCTTCCAATGCTGGCCTTGCTGCTAATAGCTCTGGAGTTTTCTTGACAACTACTGATACAACAACAGGTGCTACTATTACAAAGCCTTATGCACCATTTGGCACAACTCTTACAACAAACGGTTCTGGTGGATCAGGTAGCACTTCTGTTGCTGCTCAAATTCGTTCTTTCAGATCAAAGACACCATACCGTAGAATTCGTAACAAAAACTAGTTTTTAAATAAAAAGGTAGGGTTAAAAACCCCTGGACCAAAGGATAATGAGTGACCACAGAAGTAGATAGTCAAACTTTCCCTGATAAGTGGAAAGCACCATTTGAAGGACTACTATACCTAGGGTATCTGGAAAAAGAAATAGAAATTCCTTTTCACAAATTTACAGTTAGAACACTTACTTCTGGCGATAAAATTTCTGTTTCTATGATTACCGCAGATCTTGCAGATACCTTAGGATATGGTAGATCTTATAGAGCAGCTGTTGTTGCTGCTGGTCTTATTTTAGTAGATGGCCAAAAACTAATGGCTGCAGAAAAAGACGTAGATATTTTACGTCAAAAATATAATTATGTTATTAATTCTTGGCATGATCCGGTTATTGATATACTTTTTGAAGCTATTAATGAGCTTGAAGGAAAAGTAATTGAAGTGCTTGATGAGTTAGATATAATTAAACTTAATAAAGTCACGCCAATTTTTGAAGAACAAAAGACAGGTGATGACGACCCAAAAGATGGGAGTCAGACCCTTACGTAACCAGGCATGTTGATTTAGCATATGCTAGAGGTTTATTAACGGGTCCAGAGCTTAGCCTTGTGCAAGAACTCTGTTTGGAAACTTATTTATATAGACAAGAAATTAAATCTATAAATAATAAAACCAATGATTTTGAACAACAACTTATGATTCATCGCCCTGAAGTGTATGAAAAATACATGGAAGATAAACAAGAGCGTGAAGAAGCTGGATATGACCAAATTATATGGAAAGCTCCAGAGTCAATTGAAGAATTTGAATATATTGTTGATATTATTGAAAAAAATAACAATCTTCTTAAAGAACAAGAAAACAATATTGTTGAAAATGGAGAACAAAATTTCTCCAAAAATGAAGTCTCCGTAGAAGAAAATTTTATAAAACAATTCGAAGGAATTGACATATCTCAATTAACTGATTTCGAGGAATAAAAATGGACAATATTATGGGTCCTGAGGTTAGCTTAGGCCTTAATGTTAATCTAGATTTAGATAGATCATCGCAAGATGCTGCAACCCTCGCAGATCAAATTAAACAAATGCGTATGGATCAAGAAGCTTTCCGTGACGTAATAGCAGATACGCAAGACCGTTTACGTGAAATAACTTCTGAATACCAGGAGCAACTTTCTCTTCGTCAGCAAATGGTAGAAGCTGAACAATCACTTCGTAATATTAGTGATTCTAGAACTGATTCTTTGCGTGATCAAGTAAATGCTTATCAAGATATGGAACAATCTATGTCTCGTCTTGCACAAACAATGCAAGGTATGGGACAAATGCCATACGGAATGAGTGGCATGGGTGGTATGTCTGGATTTATGGGTGGCATGATGGGTGGTTATTATAACCCAATGTCAGGAATGATGAGTAATTTTGGTGGTTTTCCCTCAGCTTTTTCTGGAACACCTGAACAAGAAGAAGCTGTTGCTGAAGAAATGATGATGAAAGAAGAAGAAAAAGGGGCTGTCGATAGAGCACGACAAGCTGCCCAGGACTTTTTTTATTTTACTAAATTACCTCAAGATGTTGGCGAAGCTTACAAAAGTATCGGTAGCGGTTTTAATAAAGCATCATTAATATTTCCTAGAATTCGTGGGGTAAGCGCAGCTTGGAACAAATGGGGAAAAGTATTTTCTGGTTTAGGTGGTAAAACAACTGAATCTGCAACTAATACATTGCATATAGATGGGGTTGGAGATTTGCCTGCTGATCTTGTTGACGATACAACTTCCATTGGTAGTATAGCTGCTGGTGGAGGCGTGCTTTCTAGTGCTATGCGTTTTGCAGGTCCTGTTGGAATGGCATTATCTGCTGGTTTAATGGCATATAAAGTTGGTTCAGATATAGTTAGAACTGGACAGGAATATGGAACATTAACTGGTTCTGATAGCCCGATTGGTGGTTATGGCTCTAACATACAATCTTTTATGGGATCTTTTATGAATCCATTAATGCCAAGTGGTGTTTCAAAACAAATTGAGGCAACTGGATTGGCGTCTGGCTATGGATTTGGATCAAATTATCTTAATCAATATCGTAGCTTTGCTTCTGGCGCATATGAACGTTTTGGGATGAATCCACAGGAATCACAACAACTTTTCCAAGCAGCTGTTGTACAGGCAGGGGAAAGCCTTGGTTCTTTAAGTAATGCTTTGCAAGCTACTGCAAATAATGCAGCAAATGTTGGTGTTTCTTTTGCACAAGCTCAACAAAATTTACTTACTGGAACACAGATTTATTCTGGATTAGGGGTTGGCAATCCAGCTAGCGCAGCTGCTGCTATGACAATGGGCTTAACAGCTAATAATCAACAATTAGGTCAAATACTTGGTCCAGTTACTGGTTCAATAATGCAATATGGTGGTTCTTTAATTGGCCAAGCATTAACTGCTCAAGCAGCAGGCGTACCAATCACAGGGCTTTATAATTGGGCATCAAGTCATGGTGGTGTAGGTGGTGCAAATTATGCTATGGCAGAGCTTGGTGGTTTGCAAAGAATGTTATCAAATACAAATAATCCATTCACAGAACAAATGCTTTTGGGTTCTTTGGGAATTGAGATGACTCAACAACAAGCTACAGCTTTTACACAAATGTTAGAAAAAGATCCTGGGGCAATTAAAGCAGCAATGTCTGGTTCAATAAAACGGCCAGAGCTTAGCGATTATACAAGAGCTGATAGGGATAGTTCGAGAGGTTTTTACACTAACCAATCTGCTTATAACGCAGCAATGAAAAAATATAATGATGAACAAAAAGCTCTTAAGTATTCTAATCTTTTACAAGGAACACAATCTGGTAATGGAGTAAATGTTAATGGTGTAACAATTGAACTTGGCAACAAGGCAAAAGCTGCTGGATTTATTGTAAAAGCTGAAAGTTTTGCTGGGAATATAGTTGGCCTTGGATCTTCTGCTTTGCAATCTGCTACTTTGGGAATTTTATAATATAATGGTAGATGTTCCTTCTTTAGCATATTTAAATGGAATAGCTTACCCTTATAGTCCTAATTCTGTTGATTGGAATTATATTTTAAATAAAGTTTCTTTTAATACGGTTGGAGGAAGAGTTACACAAATTTTATCAATTAGAATTGGAACTATAACCTGGGAAGGTGATGCTGGCAGTAGACAAGCTTTATTTGATCTTTATACTTCTTTTAAAAATACGCAAGATTATCAAATAAATAATGAATTATCTTCTCCGCTTAATTTTCCTGCGCCAATTGGTTCTAATTTAAATATTCCGCAAATTCCTCTTTCTGTGTGGGCAAGATCTATGGAATTAGGATGGGATTACCAATCTGTTACATATCCATATCGCATGCAATTTGAAGTTGATGAAGGTTTTGGTGATATCACCCAATCTCTTACAACAACTGAAATTGATAACCTTGTTAAAAATATTGGTTGGAGCAATGGGACAAATTCTGTTGGTTCGCAAACTTCTGATTATTCTGGAGTTGGAAACAATAGTTTACTAAAAGTAAATACGTCTATTTCAAATGCATTGAGCACTATGAACAATCCCCCAATTAGCGTTCCAACTACACCAGTTAGTTGGACAAATAATCCGTCAACACAGACTACAACTTTTACAAATTCATCAACAACAACAAGTGGTAATCAAAACGCTAACCAACAATCAATTCATTCTGCACAAAGGACCAATGAATAAATGATAAGAAGCACCGTAAAATTATCTACTCCTATTATTTTTCCAGATAATGAAGATGTTTATGCAAATGGATTTGCATGGAGTCATGATTATGGTGTGATACATCAATCAGCTGCTTATACAACATTGTCAAATGGAGGTTCCCAATGGCTGGGAACGCAATCTTAACAACTCAAGGTAGTTATGGTCCTGTTGCAACTGAGCTTTGGCTACAATCTGTACAAACATCTTCAAATGTTGAATTTGATGATAACCAAGTTAAAAGAGGTATATCTTATCGGCCCATACGTCGATCTGAAATGTTTGTTGATTTTACTGCAATATGGTCGTTGCAAAGATATGCAGACATGGATGCATTTCAAGAACAAATTAGAACACACTATCAATTAATTACTGGTGGCGATTCAACACCTATGCAATTGCTTTACACAGCAAATGATTTGTTTTTTGAAGGCTGGATTGAATCTGCTCAAAAAGAATACCGTAGATTTGACAATGTATTTATAAGAAATTATAGAATGAATATTTTACTTCCTGATAAAACTTGGAAAATTGCCCAGGCAGCTCAGGAAAGTGGACTTGTAAATAATAATCTTGTTAGTATGTTTGGAGGATCTTGGTACACAATATTACCATCAGATTCAATTAGTAGCGCAGTTACAAACGCAAATCCTTTGCAAAATAAATTGCAAATTCATTCTCGTCAAGGAACTTTTCACCAACCGCAAGGCAACTTTTAATGCAATCAGGTTCAGTTATTTACACCCCACAAATTAATGTTTTGATTGATACAAAAAGTCAAGGCGTTATAGATGTTTCTTCTGATATTATTTCTTTTGAAATGAACAGAATTGTTAATGGCGTAAGCACTTTTACTGTAACGCTTAATAACAAAAATAGAAAATATAGTTTAAATCAAGGTTCAAATGCAACAGCTACAGAAAGTGGTACAAAAGCTTTAATTCAAACACTTGATAGAATAGTTGTTAATATGACTAGAACGGTTAATATACAAGTTTTTTCTGGTTATGTTACTCAAGCACCGCTTATAACTATTCTTCCAAATGCCGTTGAAATTTCTGCTAGTTGCACAATTAAAAGATTACAAAATACTTTTTGGGATTCTTCTGTACCTGAAGTAAGGGCTATTTTACCTGGCATGTACACAACGATTCAAAATGAACAAAATTATACAGACGGTGGTGCAGCGCAAGGTGTATATAATTTACTTACAAAAGTAGCTAATTGGGACCCAAATAAAATTCATATTCAGCGTTTGCCCGATAAATTTATTTCTACTGTTGCTACGCAATATACAAAAGATTCTAAACAATTAAATGATAGTTTAGCTTTGCAATTTATGTCAGCTGTTGATGCAAATGGTGCTGGTAATTCAGCACAAAGTGGCCCAGGGGCAACTGCAGCACAGGGTACAGGTACAAATTATGGTTGGGCTAGGACTGTACTTGGATATGCAAAAATGCCACAAACAACCAGCAACCAATGGCTTATGGTTCATTGGATGGCAATGGAAGAACCTAGGGATCAATGGTGGAATCCACCTTTAAATAACCCTTTAAATATAAGGCCTGGACACAAATACCAATCTTTAGATGATAGTGCGAAAGATACTGCTAAAACTTTAACAAATGGTAGTTATCAAATGATATTAAATGTTCTATCACAAAAAAACGGTTCTCCAAATGATTTTTTAAAAGCTTTGCAAGAATCTTCTTGGGATAAAAATCATTATTCTCAGTATACAACTTTACCAAATGATAATATACCTGTTTATCCATCACCTGGGTCTACTGTATCTTCAACGGCAATTGTAAATTCTATTGCTCAGACAGCAATACAAGCAGCGTTATCACAAACTGGAGTGCCATATTCATTCGCTGGTGGTTCTGCCTCTGGACCAACAGAAGGAAACACTGGTGTTGGTTTTGATTGTTCTGGGTTAACGCTTTATGCATATGCAAAAGCTGGGATAACTTTACCTCGTTATAGTGGTTCACAATTTGATGCTGGCGTTGTAATATATTCGGATGGCTCTGGCGATATTCCAGCTACAAAAAATTATAAGGTTTTGCCTCAACCTGGTGATTTAGTTTTCTATGGTCCTGGTGGTAATGAACATGTTGTAATGTGTATTGTTTCACCTACAGATACTAATGGAACTAATGGGGTGCAAGTTTCTGCTTCTCATACTGGAGCTTTAATTGGAACAGGTCCTATGTGGGGACCTTGGACAGGAATATCAAGACCTTCTGCCCTCAATGGTAATATACAATACCAATCTAGCGGAATAAGCGCACAAAACTCATCTAATACAAGCACAACCGCTTCGTCTTCAATTTTTTCTCCCGATTTATTTAATACAATATTCACTTTGCCTCAGTGGAATCCTGTTGCTCAAATAACATATGGAACTCCACGAGGTTTCATGATGGATGAACCTGTTTTAAATACAGTGAACCAGCTTAGCACAGCAGCGTTTAGAAATTTTCAATCATTGGGCAATGGTGATTTTGTTTCTTGGTTTCCAGATTATTTTGGTATTTATTCAACTCCTGCGGTATTAGATATTTATAATATTGAAATAACAGATCTTTCAATTTATCACAATGATGATTATTTAACTACTCACGTAGCTGTTGTTGGTGACCCAAACGGTAGCCTTGGCCAATCGGTTAACGTTGCCGACTGGTTGAGCACTCAAGGAATCGTTTCTGTCCAAGATACAAATATAATGAACGTTCTTTTTGGCGGAGATAGTGCAAACACATTTAATTTTGATTCGCAAGCATTTTTAAGAAAATATGGAATGCGACCATTTGTTTCTCAACAACCATTAATTCGTGATCATACTCTTGAATTTACATATGCTCTTATGACATTTATGCAAATGTGGGCACAACAATATTCTACAGAAGTTGGTTTTACTTTTATGCCTGAGCTTTACCCAGGTACAAGAATTAATTTTCCAGAAATAATTGTAGAAGGTGGAACTTTACAACTTTATGTTCAATCAGTAACACATTCTGGCTCAATGTCCAACGGTTTTACAACAAGAGCAACTGTAACAGCGCCTTCTGTAAGTACTGGAGCTAATGGTGCCAATAGGATGCTTTATCTTGGATTTTCTACTCCATAATAGATTGGGATTATAAGTGACGGTTGGTAGAGGCTTTGACAACATGTCTGTTATGAGGAAATGTACCCTTATAACTAACCCTGTTATATCAGGAAAAACAAATGGTGTCCCATATGTTATGGGATTAGATACCAATGGTTCACAATATAATATTCTTCTTACTTATCTTCCTGCAAACGTAACATTAAGTCAAATTCAACAGGGACAAAAATGGTGGATAGAAAGAAGAACTACAGAATGGACATTGTTGTATTCTGTAGGTGAATTTAATCCCTACAGTTATGCTATGTTTAATAGTACAGTTGGGTGGACACCAAACTCTAGTCCATTGACATATACCCAGGTTATATATGACAAATTAGTAAAATCAACTTCATCTACAATGGGATCAATAGCAAGCGACCCTACGACTGGCCAAATAAGCGTACCAGTTCCTGGGTTATATGACGTTACTGCTTCTGCAAGAGTTATAGCTTCAAATAGATCAAATTCTACTTCAGGGTATTATGGATCTTTTTATGACACTACAAACCAAGGACCTTCTGCTATTAACACTCCTTATGTTATTGGCATAAATAATTCTTTTGAAAATAATGGCGTAACAATACAAAATGGATCTAGCGGTAAACCAACGCAAATTACTTTTGCAAACCAAGGAACTTATAATTTACAATATTCTATTCAATTTGTCAATTCTGATTCAAACTCAGACATTGTTAATGTTTGGTTAAGAAAAAATGGAACTGATTTAGCAAATAGCAACTCTCAATATTCTGTACCTGGAACTGCTCATGGTGGCGCTAGCGCCCTTATTGGAGCAGTAAATTATGTACTTACATTAAATGCAGGAGATTATTTGCAGTTAGTTTGTGCAGTATCATCTACCACAATTAGCATACAAACATTAGCTGCCAATACAAACCCAGGCGGTCCACAAACTCCAGGTGTTATTTTAACTGCTCAAGAAGCAGGAACTCCATCTGGCTATAATGGACAATTGGGGCTTCAAATAGCACAACCTAACGTGATAAGCAACCCTAATAATATAATTCTTAATGGTCCTTGGAGCGCACCTAGCACTGGAACCAGTTCAAATGATGCCATCCCACTTACTCAAATTTCATCAACTTTAGCTTTGACCGAAGGCAACTTAAGTTTTGGGATTAATGCAGCTTGGGGAGGCAATTCTGCTGTTAATATCAGCACTTCTGACACATCAAGTACGTATCTTACAGTGGCTTATAGAGGGCCTATTACTTAATGTATTTTGACCAGCATAGCGAGGAAGTAGTGTGAAATCTTTACAAGTACAAAATGGTGATTTAGCGACAACTGCTGGACAATTAACTTTTGTTCAAGGATCAGATAAGCTTGCCCAAGCATTAACTCTTTGGTTAAAAGAACCAATGTATGGCAATCCTCCATTAGGGCCTGGTTTTACAACTCCTAATTTTGGCTCTGTTTTAGAATCATATATTGGCCAATCTAACATTGGCATTATGCAATCTCAAGTTAAAACTGAAATTCTTAGAGTTTTAGGCATTTTTCAAAAAACACAAGTTTATCAATTGCAAACGGCACAAACTATTGGTGCTCTTGGCTATTGGAATAAATCAGAAATAATTCAAAGCGTTAATTCAGTTGATGTAAGTTCTACTACAAATCAGATTACAGCTTCTGTTCAAATTCAAACATTAGCAAATGATACAGTTGATCTTAACATCACTGTTGGGCAAAATGGGATAACGGTAGTTTAAATGGCAGACAATACAACAATTTTAAACAGGCTTATTTCAGCTTTAACAAGTCAAGACCCTAGCTGGGATGTTAGTGTTGGTACAGCTGAATATAAAATCTTAGAAGCTGTCGCAAATGAACTCGCTATTGCTGCAAACAACAATACGTTGCAAAATTATAGTTTTGATGTTAACACGAAATCTGGCAACGACCTTGATGCTTTTTGTGCCCTTTTTGGTATTTATAGAAATTATGGGAAAAGAGCAACTGGAACTGCTACGTTTTCAACTTCAACAAATGGCATAGCAACTGGTGTATTAACAATTGCTTCAGGATCTACTGGGACTTTTACTGCAGCATATAATGGTGTTACTTCAGCTACTGTTTCTGCAAACTCATCTACTTTGAATTCAGATATACAAAATGCACTTGCAGGGATTACTCCAGCAGGAACTGTTGTAAATGTTGCTGGTACTAATTCTCCTTTTTCTTTAACTTTTACACCACCATTGCCTCCAGGCAGTTTAACTTTTAATTTTGCTAATGTTTCTGCAACTACTGCACCTTCATGGGTACCGACTGGTGGTGCAACTTCTACTTATGAAATTGCAATGGGCACTCAAATTTACGCACCAAGCAACGTAACTGGCACAGTGCCCATTTATTATCAAACAACTGCAGCAAGTTCTATAGCTCAAGGATCATCACAAGTACAAGTTCCAATACAAGCTGTTCTTCCAGGATCAAATGGTAATTTAACTGCAGGTGCAGTTACTTCGTTTGGAACAACTTTAGTTGGCGTTTCTCAAGTTACCAACTCAGTCCTTTCTGGGGGAACAGATCCAGAAACAGATGCACAACTAAGGCAACGTTGGAACAATACTGTTTTTAAAAACTTAGCTGGAACAGAAGACCAATTTAGAGCATTGGCTTACAGTAATTCAGATAATACTCGTGTTCAAATTTTAGGACCACAGGAACAAAATACTGAGCATTTGCAAATTCAAACACAATTAAAAATTGCAAGCAAATATACGTCAAGTTCTTTAACATCTAACAATGGTGCTGGGTATATTCAAAGTTATCATAAATTTCAACCATATGCTTCTGTTACCGTTAATGCCACCTGGACAGTTACAGGTTCTGGCTCAAGTTCTGTTATAACAATTGTTTTGCCATCTGGAACTAATTCAAATGGTATTTATCCTGGTATGAATATTGTTTCTGGAACTATTAATAATCCAACGATATATATTCCTTTAACAATGTTAGCGATTGTTAATACGATTACTTCAAATTCTGACGGTACGACAACTATCACAACTTCTCAAACTACTACAATTAGCCCAGGGGCAAACGCTACCATTCCTGCACCAATAACGTTTTGCATACCTGCAACAACAAATAGTTTATTAACAAACAATTATGACCCAACTCTTACAACAGTTCAGCAATTACAAAACAATTTAAATTATGCTTTTAATGGACCAATCATTAATGATATACAACAACTTGTTAGTTTAATCCCAATTTATAACACAGCAAACTTATATGTTACTGCAACTGGTGGAAGCTTTACTGTAACATATACTTCGCCAAACGGCACTTCTGCATCTTATACTGCTAATTACAATTCAACAGCAGCAACTTTTATAGGTAATGTCCAAACAGCATTTAATTATGTTTTAAAGCAATATGGGTATCAATGCATTGTCACACAAAATAACAATGCAAATGGCTATACACAAGCTATGTATATAGATTTTTTCACCTATTCAGCAATTGTAACTGGCGGAACACCAGTAAATGTTAGTACTGTTAATCAATATCTTTCTTTTAATTTTGCTTCATTAAATGGCACTGGCGCAAATGCATTTTGGTCAGTACCTTCTGGTTTACTTGGCACAATAAACCAATTAGCTTATTGCAATTTTAATTTTGCAAAACCATTAGATACAAACTTAACATTTATGTTCGGCAGAATTGATAGTGGATCTGTGGTAAGTTGGTCAGGCGGAACACCAGCACAAATTGGAGACACTTCTACTCTTTACCCCCCTGATATAGGTTCTTATGTTTACGGACCAAACGTTCCAGCAAATTCTTATGTAATAACAAGCGGTTATTTTGGTGGGAACTATTTTACAATAAACAATTCAATGTCTGCAGGTTTTGGTGGAGCTGGAATTCAATTATTGTTCCAGGTTACAAACCCATATACATTCTCTACTTTCATTACAACGTCAATACCTGATTCACAATATTTTTATCCTCAAGGACTTGAAGCAATTCAAGGAACCAATTCTAATGGTTTAATACAAACTGCTTCGCCTTCAACTGATTATACTTATGTAGTAACCCCTGCCATTTTTACAAATGGTACAGCATCTCCTTTAGGAAATGTTATAACTATAGCTTCATTATCAATATATTTTTCAAATGGTAATAATTATTCTTGGCTTTATCCTGGCAGCATTGTATCTTTTACGTATTATTATGTTTCTTTAGCTTCAAGAAATCAACCAGTTTACAATGCTGGCAGTTCAAGTTGGTCAATAAATAGTAATTATGTAGATATTGTTATTGATGGTATTAATGCTCAATTGATTTCTGAAGATGTAACTTTGAATGCTTCAGGTACTAATTTAACACCTGGCAGCAGTGGATTAATTACTTCTTCAAATAAATCAAATTGGGTTCTTGGCGATGGAGTAACACAACCAGTCGTTGGAGATATTTATTACATTTTTAGTCAACAACCTGTTGTACAACCTGTTTATGGAATATATCCACAGGAACTTCTTTTAAGTCAAGCTAATGGCAATCATTCTAAATTGCAAGCATATAGTGGGCCAATCGGTGGCTCTGAGCCTACAATTAAAATAGGTTTAACATCTGGCTCAACAACTGGCATTGTTCCAAAGACTCAAATGTATCCTGTATATTACAAACAAAACGTTGATATACCAGAATCTAGTGTTTTTTCTTCAATTCCAACTATTAATAATTACTCAAGATCTAGCAATATTGTTACATTAAGCCAATCTGCTGGAGTTACTGGAACTTACAACAATGTAATTATTAATTCTGATTTTTATCCAATTTATGACAATACAATAACTGCTGGTAGCCCACAAGCAATGAACGGAATTTGTATTAGACAAACTTCATATTCTTCACGAACAGAAACAGTTGGCACAACATCTGGATCAAATTTTATTACTGATACGAGTTCGTCTTTGACATTATTAGACGTTGGGCAAATAGTAACTGGTGGAACAGCTATTCCATCTAGTACTAGCATGAATACACGAATTCAATCTGTTGTTCCTGGAGTAGGTTTTACTATGAGCCAAGCTGCAACTTCAACTGGTTCTATTACCGCTACAATATATCGTTTTTGTCAAACTCCAACAATTTCTAATGGTGATCAATTATTTAACTTACAATATTATGTAGATTCAGATGTTACTTCAACTGATAATCTTATCCAACAGCAAAGACTTCTTGGCGTTAGCACCATGACGCATTTAGCTAATTTTCAACCTATAATGATAAACCTTGTTGTTGTTCTTGATGGTTCAGTTTCTGCTTCAACCGTAACGTCAAATATTAATACCAAGATGACTACATATTTAAATAGTTTGTCTTTTTATCAACCAGTACAGATTTCTTCAATTATTTCAAATGCCTTATCTATACAAGGCGTTACAAATGCTCGTATTGCAACCACAACAGATTCTAGCAGTTATTATGGAATACAGTTGGTTGCTCCTTATACTTATTACGACGCAATACAAGATATTGTTCAAGGATCAGCTAGCAATGTAGATTTTAGAGATATTATTGTTACTAAAACTTATACAGGAGATGTTTTGTTACAAGCTGATATGCTCCCACAATTGTTTAGAGTAAATGTCTATACAAGAAGCCAGAGTGATTTCTAATGGCTGGGAATATTGTTCCTGTAGTAGTTGATAGAGACTTCCTTAAAAAGGTTTCTAATTTCCCCGAAACTATATATAATCTTTACCCAACCGATAAATTATATACTCTTCTTAAAACTCTTTTAGGAGATTCCGGTACTGGGCAGCTTAACCTGGTACAAACTTCTGCTTTAATAACACAAAATCTCAACGGTATTGAATTCAGTGATTTAGATGATATTGTTGGCTCTTTGTTGAATACTTATAGATTGCCAAAAGAGCAATATAATTTAATAAACAATCCAGACCCTTACACAGACCAGCTTCCCAGATCTTCTTGGGATGCAATTGGACTTGGCGATACTGCATTCAGAGAACGGCTTTCTCTTATGCTCACAGCTATTAATAGTGGAGCAACTGTTTTAGGCGTTACTTTGTTAGCTGAAGCCATATTGGGCTGTAGAGTAAGAATTGTAGAACAATGGAAATATAATTTAAATACTAGTACGCAAAGCCCTGCACTTAATTTTAATACAAGCTCTCCAACAGAATTTGTTATTATTCCTTTTGGCGATAATATTTTAACACAAGATCAAATTAGTGCTGTTGCTGAAATGGTAGATTTACTAATGCCGAGCAATTCTATTGTTAATGTTTATTCTTCTGCCAATTCTGGCGAAATTGCAACATCGATTAGACAAACAGTTTCTGATAGTGAATGGTTTGAATTTGATAAGTATGTAACTACTGGTGCAGTAAACCCAACTGTAAATCCAATTAATCAATCTGTTTTTCCAACGCAATATTGGCTTAATCCAAGTCAAACAACAGTAGCTCCAATTTTTGCTCATAGAAGAGCTTCTGAAGAAAGTATTGACCTTTCCCCAAATGTTGCTACTGTTACAACTTTTATTTATCCTCAACCAAATGATTTGACGCAAATACAGCCAATTGGTTCTCCAGGCACTCAAAGAAACGTACAAGGTGGAACAAATTACGGCAATTGGATTTCAGTTGGATTAGCAGATAGCCCAGATAATTTTCCTGATGGAAAGTATTTTGGAGATCCAAATCATTATAGCATTTATACAACTACTACAAATCTTAGTTCCACTTCTGCTCTTTCTGCACTTACATCATTGACCGTTTCTTCTACAATCCCATCTACAACTCCAAAAATTGGCACAGGGTCTTTAACAGCTACAAGCGGAATGGTTTATTCTTTTACTTATACTGGGTATAATTCAAGTACTTTTACAGGTTGTGTTTTTTCAGGAAATCAGGCAGACACAGTTTCTAACGGTGCAGTTGTAAATATTCAATTATTTTATAATTTTGAATATGCAAGTCAATCAGATTATTTAACATATTTACAAAAAATGGTAAATAAATTAGGTGGACAATTTAATTCAACTTTATCACAATATAGATTGCCAATTTCAAATACCTATATTGTTTCAAACCCAATTCCAGCTCAAGAAATATTATTATCGCCTTTAGTTAACATTGTGGCAACAGCTTATGGAGCACTTTAATGCCTAGACCATACCATAAGAACCCATTAAAAGATTATGTAGATCCAATATCTTCTCCAGAAATGACTGTTGATGGTATTACTATTAATAAATCATATCCCTACACTGGTGCTGTTGATTCTCTTAATGTACAATCACAAACTTTTCCATCACCACAATCAACACAAGTATCTACTCCTGGTCCTACAAAGCTTAACAATAAAAAAGTAAAAAAGAATCAGCAAAATTATTGGGTATCTCCTTCTGACACTTTGGGGTCAAAAGATATAACTGCTGTGCAATTACAGTTGAAAATACCAACAAGTTCTAACTTAACATTTTTCAATTATTTATCTTTTGATTTTAGCGATGTTCCAGCTAATTGGTCTGTATATTATAAAAATCCTATATCTGGAATAATGAATCAGTTAACAGATATTAATGGTAATTATGTTGGTGGTACTACTTTAGGATTAGGTGGATACAACAATGGCAATTTTCAATGGGTACATATAGAGATACAAACCCAAGTCATTGGGACAACATTGTTGGAATTGAGATTTGATAGGAATGTCAAATTAAATTTTAGACCACAAGAAATAAATCCTTTTAATATTAACAATGGTTACCCATTTTGGTTAAGAAATGTTGATTTAAAATTAAATGCTACAAGTTGGGATCAAGTTCCTAACACAGCTGTAATTACATCAAGAAATGCTCTTGGTCTTACAGAAAACTATGTAATTACTCAAAAAGATTCCAGCCAAATTCAACACCCAATTGATCGAACTGCTGTTTTGGCGAATACATCAAGTTATTGGAAATCTAGCCCCCAACCAGTGGGTGATGCAGTTGTAAACTTATATGTTGATTTAGGCTCACAACAAACTATCGATAGCATGTACATGGACCCATTGTATTCTGGAGTGCAATGTAACCTTTATTATTCTAATGATCCTACCGTTAATGATATTTTTTATTGTAGCAGGTCGCAAACAAATCTTACACAAAAATCTTCATCATATTTAGTAACATTTAACAACGTTGGCCAACAAACATATGGCATTTTGCCACCAACAAGTTCTGGCGCAGTCTTTGGTAATGCAAATAATTATGGATTGTTAACGCCATCTACAATTGGTTTTAATAGTAGCTCAAGTTGGAGCATTGGTCTTAAATATTCACCTAACACATCTATGCCAACTGGAAGCACACAATATACATTACTTAATCAACAAGTTGGCGGAAATGATAGCATCGCTATTTATTTTAAAAATACAAACACTAATGTAACTTTTACTGCAGTAATAAATGGCAAAACAGTATCAGTAAATACAGTTGGAAAAATATCACAAGATTCTACTGGTTGGCCTTGGTATGGTATTGTTATAAATTATGACGCTTCTAATACTTCAAGCCCCATTTACTCAATTACTGTTGATAACCATTCTTCATTAACTTCTAGTAACACTGCAACTGGTTCTTCTAATTTTGCTACAGATACACCATTTACACTTGGAAATAGCGTATCTGGCTCTTCACCATCTTATGGGACAATAAAAGATTTTTGGATTCGCCAAGATGTTGCAAGCTCACAAGTTATGCAAAGTTATTTTAGCAATCCACGTTTGTTTATAAATTCTAATGGCCCTGCAACAAGTTTGCGTGGTGATTACAGAGCTTTATTGCTTGCACCATTATATAGCTCAACAATAAGAAGTAATCCTGGATCTGGTTATTACGAAACAAAAGAATGGATTCCTTTACAATCAGATATTTCTGTACGTAAAGCAACTTATAGTTTGCCAACTATATCTGCAAGATATATTAAATTAGAATTTACTAATTTGTCACCTGAAGTTTACCCTTTAACAAGTGGATCAATTGAACGCACAGTAAAACTTTTTCCAAGTTGGGTTGTTAATTATTTTAATCAAATCGAACAACAACTATTAGATACCAATTCTCAGCAATATTTTGGAATACAAACAAATTCTGCTGCTGGGACTTTGCCACCAAATAATTTTCAATCTCCTACTACGGTTACCGGAGCAGCTCAAGAACAGTTTGTTAGCCCAGTAACGCTTACTGAATTAAACGCAACTCAATTAGGGACAAGTGCAGAACCTAGCCAAAATACAATAACTTCTATTGTTGACCCAACATCTAGCTCTAGCCTTCTTTCTTCTCTAATAGGTTCAGAAAGTCCTTCTAGTGATACTGAACTTCCTTCATATTTACCTCTGCGCTTCCCTCAAACTTGTATTCACAACTACAACATAATTCAAATAAATCAAACCTGGAATAAATCATATTTTGCAGGATTGGCTGCATTGAATTTTTATAAAGTAAATCAAATAATTATTGATGATACAGAATATTATTTTGATAATTGCTCTATCACTCCATCTACTTCTGGCACTTCTGGTTCTATTTTTACGTCAACAAACATGACGTTTTCGTTTAACTCTTCAAACGCATCTCAACCACTTGGCTATAATGCAACCGCAACAGGCAATGTGTTGTATACAAATGCATTTCAATCCTATGATCAAGTTACTGGTTTGCAAATAGCTTCAATAACTAGTGATTGGGTTTCTCCAATGCCAATTGATCAGGTTATGATGACAAATAATAACCTCGGTTATTTAAATACTGGTACTAGTTTAGCGAATTCAACTTCTTATAATGTTATTACCCCTTTACCACAAATTTCTACATTTAATTTAGCAACTGGAGTTTGGCAATTTTCTCCAAATAGTTCTAACGCTACTTACGGCGTAGCAACAATTCCAATATCGCTTAGCCCTTCTGGTCTAGACACAACTAATATGCGTTGCTCAGCCATTGCCAGGATTTTTCTTCCTAATACTAATAATGGAACTTATCAGCTAAATCTTTATGGAATATTAGATAGCAACAGTTCTCCAACTTTATTAAACAGCATAACAACAAAAGTTCCTTTAAATAATTGGATTGATATACAAATTCCTTATTCTTCAATACAAAACAATATAAAAAAATTGTATGTTGAATTGTTGCAAATAGATACAACTGTTAACGAAGTATTTTATTTAACAATGTTTGCTCCGTTTTATCATCCTATTAGCTGGAGCTATGCTTTATCTTCTGGTGGCCCTTGGCTTCCAATTACAACTGCTATTAATAATCCATATGCTTTTGCTTCTTTTTCTACTAGTAGTACTAGCTTTACTTTAAAAGCTCAATCATATACAACAAACGCAAACATTAAATCTTTGCTCATAAGACCTATTTACCAACAAAATCCTTATACGCCACAAACAAGCATTGATTATTTCCCAGATCCAAGGACAAACGAAGTTATATCTAAGGTCGCTCCGTGTGATCACCCAATGTTTCATTTGAACAACAATTATTATCCAGCCAACTTAACTTTGAGTAATACAATAATTTCTAGTTAGTGCTTGACTCTCATTGGCACCATGCTATACTTCCTAGCGGAGGTTCTAATGAGTATTCAAGAAACAGTTTTTGTAGAAGAGAGCAGAACGTTGAATGGTGTTCTTCGTTTTTCTTCTCTTAACAAAAATTTTGAAAAGCTGCGTCCATTTCTGGACAAGTACGATTCACTAATCAACAACGACAAGATTGTTCAATTTGACAAAGCTTTGCGTGAGCTTGGTTTGGAAATTGAATTTGAAGGTGAATCTCAGGCTAGGTACGAAATGTTGTATCATGCTGCTTCAAATGTTTATGAAGTTGATAGCCCGTTCCTTAATGAACATAAATTATTTCCATTTCAAAATACTGGGCTTAACGTTATATGGGGTGCTTTGCAACAACCACAGCCTAGGGTTCTTGTTCAATGGGATACTGGCGCAGGAAAAACTCTTTGTAGTTGCCTGACTGCTCAAAGATTGTTCACCGAGGGAAAAATTGATATGGTGCTTGTATTTTGCAAGCGTGGGCCTAAGCGCATTGATTGGCGTGATGAATTTATTCGCATGACTCACCTATCCGTTGAAGCTATCGGTGATTGGAATAGAACCAAAAGGCATGATTTTTATAAAGGTTTCAATTCGCAAGTTCTTATCCTTAATTACGAAAAAATTCGTAATGCTACGATGAAGTCCAATGGTCGTGGTAAGCCTAAGACAGAGGATTGGAGTCGTACTGATTTGCAGCAAATCCTGGACATGATCAATGGTAAGCGTGTTTTTATTGTTATTGATGAAGCTCAAAAGATCAACACTGACACTAATCTTCTCTCTAGTGGCTTCTCTATGCTTTTGGAGCGATCTGAAACTACTATGTGCCTTGGGCTTACAGCTACACCTTATAAAACTTCTCCACTTAATATCAGAAATATTTTTAACGTTCTCGTACCTGATCTTAATGGGGTATCTGATCTTACGCCTAATGAATTCAAATATGAATATGGCAAAGAGTTTGAGATTTTTCGTAACAAATGGGTAGAAAATATCTATGTAAAGGAATGGGATCAATCAAAGCTTCCTATACTTGGTAAGCGCCATGAAAAGTGGACTCATATTGCCATGAAAAGCGATCCTGATATTGCTAGACAATTCCCAGAGTCTATGGCAAAGAAAATTCCTTTTGAACTCTCTGGCCCAGAGAAAGATATTTATGAACGTGCTGAAGAAATCGTAAAAAATTCTTATAACCCAAGTATGGGTAGTGCAGCATGGGGTATGGTTGATTTTCTTCGTGTTCTTTGCAATACCCCTGAAGCTATGTACAATTCTGATAGCTTTGTGGCGAAAGAATTGGTAAATGAATTTGGCAAAGATTATCGAACTGAAGATTCATCTAAGTATCAGTTGATTGAAGCATCTATTGACACTTTGATTGAAGCTGATGAGAAGGTTGTTTTATTTAGCTATTGGACCAACAACACTCTATTTCCTTATCTAAGGGCACTGAAGGCTAAGTACAACGGTAACTTTCCTATTCAGGCTATCTGGGGCGTTGGTATGAGTGATGATGAGCAGCAAGATGCCATCAAGACGTTTAATGGCCACAAGGGAGCTGCTATCCTTCTTTCCTCTGATGCTGGCCAAGAAGGTCTTAACCTTTACGCTCCTTACCTTTGGCATATTGAAGTACCCAGGTCATATTCTGAATATAAACAACGCAAAGATAGGATTAACAGAGGGGATTCTGTTTCTAAAGGAATCACACATACTTGGATTTATCGTCCAGTAGCTAAGGGAACCATCGAAGAAAGAACTGATAGAAAAGTTCTTTTGCGTAGAGCGGAAGCAGAAGCAATTCGTGGGGTAGTTGATGAAAATGTTAGCTTGGAAGAAGAAATTACTGTTCAAAGCCTTCTATTTGGCTAAGGATCAAACTGCAATTATATATATAATTAGTTATTTACTATTTTTTTTATTTTTATCATTTATCAATTCAATCATCAATAAATAATCATCAGTAATCGTTATGTTATATATATAATTGCAGTGGAAGGGGTTTTGTAATTACAGCACCTTTTTCAGCTACGTGTCAAAGTTTCTAAGCACTTTTTTTATAAGAAAATCATAAGAAACAGAATTTTTGTAAAACCAGCTAAGAATCGCTATATAATATATAGCAAGTTAATCATTGAGATTGGAGTGATGCTATGGACTAACACACGTTTTATTGGACAAGTGTTAGGAGAGAACACTGCGACTTGTTTTCGCTAAGGTAACTGTTCTTTTAGCGTTTGTGTTTACCACCCTGATAGGGATCACAGCTATAAGCACAGCCAACAACCCAGAACAGAATGTCAAAAGTCATTCTTATTCCAAAGTAATTTTATTGAGTTCGGTACATAGAAATAATCTTCATGTACCTTGGCATGTAATAAAAGCACCGCCTGCTGTAGATACAACTACAACAATAGTTGCTTCTACTACTACAAGTACTACCGTGGTAACAACAACCACAACAACAGAACCGACAACAACGGTAAATACTTCAATAGTTACACCTGAAGAAGAAGCAGCTTGGCAAAAAGTTGCAATTTGTGAAGAGGGTGGTGACTGGAGTTACCAGGGAAGTGTTTACTCAGGTGGTCTGGGTATGTTAAACTCAACGTGGGTAGCCTACGGAGGTTTGCAATTTGCCCCCAATGCAGGCTTAGCTACAATAGATCAGCAAATAATTATTGCTGAAAAAATACAACCAAATCCTCCTGACCAGAATGGCTGTTCAGGATCATGGTAAGGAGTAATATGAAAACGGAAGATAAAATTTTTAACTACATCAAGTCAAATCAAGAACATTCAACTTTGGTAGGCAAGATGATTATGGTTAGCCATGCTGATAAAGAAGATGATTATGATGAAATCATGGAATTCAGTAAGTGGATGGCTAGCTTTATGAAAAAAGTAGAAAATTTTAACAAAAACAACAAGTAGATAAAAAAAGAAGTAAATATAGTATATACTTGAACTTAGTAAATGGGAGATGAATCCACGGCATCTTCCCAAATACAACCTAATGACCTAAGGTTGTAGGGGGATACGGTTGGGTTGAGCTTTTCGCATCTTAGCTCCCCAACCGTATTTCCCAAAAAAAATAAAAAAGTAAAAAAATAGTGGAAAGCATGCTATAGTAGTTACATCAGAAAAACTTTAGTGGAAAGTGAAAAAAATGAGTAAAAGAATTTGGACAGCTGAAATGTTCAGAGAAAAAAATGAGATGCGAAAGGCAAATAGAGCAAAAGATGCTATTGCCTATCGTAATGGACGTAGACTTCGCAAAGATCTTACGCACAACGGCTGTTTTGGAAATTTTGATTCCAAACAATATAATGAAGTAGCAATTGGAACTTCTGGGCATAGGGGTTAAATGTGAAATATTTTCTTATTCCTTATATTGTTTTAAATGTTATAGTGATAATTGAGTTAGCTGCAATCATTTATGTAACAACAAAAGATTCTTCTAAAATTATAAAAGAAACTAAATCAAAGAAAAATCGAAAACGGGAAACTTTTAACGGTTTCTATGTTGATAGGTAAATGATTGCCTCTGTAGCTCAGTTGGTTAGAGCAGGGGACTTTTAATCCCAAGGTCGTGAGTTCGAGTCTCACCGGAGGCACTTGTAATAAAATAATGCGGAGCCATCGTCTAATGGTTAGGACACGAGTTTTTCACACTCGAAATCGGAGTTCGATTCTCCGTGGCTCTACTTATTCGGGGATGGTGTAATTGGCAACACGTCTGACTTTGGATCAGAAGAGTCTAGGTTCGATCCCTAGTCCCCGAGCCAAAATAGAAGGAATTTAATATTTCATCATATGTAAATGACGGAATATCAATTGACAGGCTTTTAAAAGAAATTGATAAGTGTGATGTGGTATGCTCTAATTGCCACAGAATTAGAACACACAATAGAAGATCATTGCGAACGTAGTGTGTAATATAAAATAATAAGGAGAGTAATATGAAGAAGTATGGAGTAATTGGAGCATTGATTGCGGTTGCTTTAACAATGGCAGCTTGTTCTTCAGGAACAAATAATTCGTCTAGCAGCAACAATATTCAAAGTAAAGTAAGCGCAACGCAACAATGGAAAAATGCTCATGGTCAGGACGTTCAAACGTTAGTTAATGATTTGAATCAAATGCAGACCGATGCGAATAATAATGCAAGTAATGCACAAATTGGAGCAGACTGTGCTACACTTAGAAATGATGCACAACAACTTCAATCAGATGGCCCTTACCCAGATCCAACAAAGGGAGCTATTCTTGCATCTGTGCTTAGTAGTCTTGTAAGTGGTTCACAAGCTTGTGTTTCTGCAGTTGCTACAGACGATCCTAGTTTAATGCAGCAAGCTATCCAAGATTTTGAAAATGCTATGAACTCACTTAACACAGCTGCTTCAACAGCATGAAATAGAAAATAAAATGAAAAATATTAATAGTAAAGTAATTGCAATCGCAGTGCCATTGCTTGTTATTACAACAGCATTGATTGTAATTATGCTCGGGCATTTAATTCATGCACAATGGGTTGGTGAACAAAGTGGAAATCCAGATCCTGGCTATGTTCAAAAAACTTATGGTCTTATTACAGATGCACCGCATGCTACTGCAGAGTTGTTTTATAGCACCATAGAAAGCGTTATTCTTCTTTCACTTGGTTATTTCTTGGGTAAGCGTGCCCTTAAGAAACAACATGATGAGCTTGACAAGGAACACGGCTATACTCACGATTAATAAAAATTTGCAAATTCCAATAATCCATGATACAGTTTTCATTGCTGAGGGCAGTAACCCATCGGGAAGTACTCGGACAAGTTTCTGCACAAGGACACTCCTGAGGGGTGAGCGGTTCTCCGCAAACTCCAAGACTGGGGATGAGTGCATATTGGAACGTAGTGGCAGATAGAGTGATCAACTATCTAAGCCACGGCCAAGACCAAGTAAGAGGCATCTGAAAAGTCTTACGGCAGAGAACCGATGGGCCTGCTTTCAGCAATGAAAATTGTGATTGGAAAAGGTAAAAAAAGAATATGCCGATGTGGTGGAATTGGTATACACGATTCACTTAAAATGAATTGCCTTCGGGCTTGTGGGTTCGAGTCCCACCATCGGCACTTTAGCCTCTGTGGTGAAATTGGTATACACGTCAGGTTTAGGTCCTGGTTTTCGAAAGGAAGTAAGGGTTCGAGTCCCTTCAGAGGCACGTAAAATTAAAATTTGATTTGAATAGAAGTAGGGGATAGGATTAAAAGAAGTTGTGGTATGGTATCCACAATCAGAGTGCAGCTATAAGAGTAACCAATCTGATGCTGAGCACACTCGAAGAAATGGCGAAAGTCGGCATACGAGACTTGACTGGTGGAGAGACACCATGATTTTTTTAAGGAGATATTATGCCGTTTACTGAGCGTACAGGAGATATGTTTGCAGATAGTAGCCTTGATGCACTTGCTCACGGTGTAAATATTAGAGGAATAATGGGAGGAATTGCTGGAGCTTTTGCAGCAAAGTACCCAGATATGAAAGACCACTATCAAGAACTTTGTTCACAAAATGTTTTAAAACCTGGGCATATTCTTCCATGGAAAGAAGAAGGAAAGCCAATGGTATATAATTTGGCTACACAAATCGATCCTGGAGCTGATGCTAGATATGATTTAATTGACAAATCAGTAAAAAGAATGATTTCTCATGCCGAAACATATGGGGTGCAAAACATTGGTATACCTCAAATTGGTTGTGGTATTGGTGGCCTTGGATGGCGACAAGTAAGAAAAATTATTAAAAAACATGCAGATAAATCCCCTGTAAATGTTGTAGCATATACATATGCACCAACTCCAAAACAAACAAGAAATATGTGGTATAACAGATGAGTGATACGCCTACAGAAAATGAAGTAAGGTGGGCAGCTAAGACAATTATGAGTTTATCGAATACACCAGCAACAAAACAAGAAATTGATGCATTTGTTATAAATCCACAAAATAGTAGTAGGTGGATTAAAGCAATGGTAGCAAAAGCTCAACCACAAACTGGTGGTGGAAATGGAAACGCTTACACAAAAGCAGTTGACATTTTAACTGCGTATGGTATAGATTGTTATAGACAACCAAGATAGTGCATGCCTCAGTAGCTCAGTGGATTAGAGCAACAAGCTTCTACCTTGTGGGTCGGGGGTTCGAATCCCTCCTGGGGTACGATATAATAAAAAAGTAAAACAAAAGGAGTAGTAATGCAAACGTTTCTTCCATATGAATCATATGAAAAATCAGCGCAAGTTCTTGATATGCGTAGACTTGGAAAGCAACGAGTTGAAACACTTCAAATTCTTAATGCGTTGACTAATCTTGAATACGGTTGGCAAAACCATCCAGCAGTTAACATGTGGCGTGGATATGAGTTCGAACTTGTTATCTATGGAATGGCTATTTGTGAAGAATGGACGTATCGTGGCTATAAAGATACCTGTAGAGATAAAATTATGGCAATGGTAGATAATGAAACTATCCAAATTGGAATTGAAACACCACCCTGGCTAGGTTCAGAATTGTTTCACCGTAGTCATCAAAGTAATCTTCTCCGTAAGGATTTTGATTACTACAACCAGTTTTTCAACAATGTGCCAGATGACTTAGATTATATCTGGCCATAAAGGAGTAAACATGAGTGAGAGTTCGATGATCGGCAAGAAGGGTTACTACGGCAAGTGGTGCAAGTGCTGTGGATGGGATGACCACAAGCTCGTGAAGGTCAGAGAGCGTAGGCAATGGAAGAAGGAAGTCCAGGAAGCCCAGGAAGACTTGGACGCAATAGATACTTAGACAATTAAATAAGCTCGTGTAACTCAGTGGCTAGAGTACCTCGTTTACACCGAGGGAGTCGTCTGTTCGAACCAGACCACGAGCACTTGGGAGTAGTTTAAAGCTTGAGAGGCATACTAGTTAAGTCCAATCAAGTAAAATATCAGAAAAAAATTAAACCCCGCTGATGATGCAGGTGAAAACCCTGCCTCCCTGGTTCACAAAAAAAAAAAATAAAAAAATCCAAAAAAAACGACACGAAGACAAAAAATTCGTGTATATTGATATCAGTAAGCAATACAAACCAAAAAAAAGGAGTAAGTAAAAATGAGTAACGTTGAGATCAAGGATCTAGGCGAAATTTCCATGGACGATCTTCGTGACGCCCTTATCCGCAATGGTGTTGAGTGGGCACAGGAGACTATGCCTGTTCCGAGCAGCGCAACCAGGGTTGAGACTCGTCGCTCTTGGGAGATGGATGGTCGTGAGGCTACTGATGATGAGATTGACCTGTTTGTTGAGATGCCATTCATTCTCGGTTCTTCGGTCACCCCTGTTGAGCCTCGTGAGATCACTCAGAGTGAGGTCGATGAGATCGCATACGAGCTGACTTCTGTGAACAAGACCAAGGACATTCTTGAGGGTCGTGTTGCAAAGATCCGCTCCACTGTTTTCGATGCATTCAACTTCATGGCTGCACAGGACAACATTGCTGACCCTGAGTTCGTCCCCAACGCTTTTATTTCTGAGAAGTACGGTGTCAAGCTGTGCCGTGAAGTTTCGGGTGGCAAGCCGTTTGTTGACATGGATCTTGCTCGTGAGGTTCTTGGTGACCGTTTCGACAAGATCGTTAACCGCATTGAGTCAATCAAGGTCATCACTGGTCCTGATGGTTCGGCCATCTCGGAAGAGGCAAACGTTGAGTTCGAGATCAACGAGAAGGCTCTTGAGACTCAGGTTGCTCTTGGCAACATCACTTTGGATGAGCTGGCTAAGGCAACTTCTACCACCAAGCGTGTTGCCAAATTCATCACTAGGAAGATCTAATGATTCCCTCGGAGAAAGATCGAAGATTTACACAGTCAATGGCTGCTGCATTCTTCGATCTTTCTCCAGGGGCTTTTAGAATGAAAGAAAATGCTGGTTATTTTGTCAGTGTAGATGGTGAAGATCTTACGCCTGTAAGGTCATATACAGATGACATTAACGAAGATAATGTTAAAAATAAGCATCGTAAATATTCTTTATACGACATAAGAAGAATTGCCCATGCATTAAGAGCTAATGGAAAAATGTCAGATCGACAATTAAGAATAGTTGTTATGAGGTTAGATGCTTTTTCAGAGCCATTGTTTATAAGAAATAGAAAAAATTTATACAAAAAATATAAGGTATAAAATGACTGGTAAAAAAATAGCTTTTGTTGGAGCGCCAGGAACAGACATTTCAATTTTGCAAATGCGTGCAATTGATATGCTTGATGGAGTTCCAAAAGAAAAAATCAAAAATAATTTGCCATCATCAATTTATAATAAAATTGATGATTCATATCTAGATCAATTTAAAAATAGCTTTGAATTTGATTTGAGTACTGTTTTTGCAAGAAGAGTTAATGTTCTATCTCTTAATAAAGATTTATACATTGTCTCTGATGAATGGGCTTTGAATGAGCTTGCGATTAATATGGTAAGAATGAAAAGCATCCAAGAAAAGATTAATTCAAGTAACCAAATCCTGGGATCAGATGGAAATCCATTTTTTACAGAAGACCATGGCAATCTTATAATCATCCAATCAGTTTTCCAAGTTTTAATTAATCAAGTAGCTATAGAAAAAGATTTTTGGGATTTTTTGTATTATGTGCCAATTACAGATGAGTCACCTGATATACTGAACGAAGAAGGTATCCTTCCAAAACAAAAGTTGTATCAAAAAGAAATTGATCTTGCCATTAGAAATCTGATTGGACAACTAAAGTTGGAAGTGGTAATGTTACCTTCAGTAACAGAAGAAGCTTTCAAAAAAATTGAAGCTGAGTCAATAAAGTGGAGACAGTAAAATGAACAACGCATTTAACAACAAAGAGTTGCTTCGTAATCAGGAAATGTACAGGGCGCAAGCAATTGTCCAAGTTGCAGAAAAGGATGGTAAGGACATTGCCAGGACCTTGCGTGACTATGGTGTTGCTCAATCAATCATCAATGAACTTGGCATGGAAGTTGCTCCGATTACTCCAAAAAACAAGAAAGTAACAACACAGCATAAGCTGAATGATTGGGCGAAGGCTCATTTTGGAGAAATTATCAAGGGTGGGTTTCAGATTGTTGAAGACACCGGATTGTCTTACGCAACAGCAAATAACTTTATTCAGTCACGCAAAGATTTGTTCACCAGAATTAAGAAGGGTGAATACCTGGTCAACGAGATTGATGAAAAGCGCCTCGTTTCATAATATGCAAAATAAAAACTATGAAATTGTTTATGCAATGTGTTGTAGACCATGGCCAGTAGCTAAATTTTGCATAATACAAAAATGTGGTATTTGCAATCAAATACCTATTGTGAACAACCAATATACGATACAAGATTATAGGCTTTGGAAAGCATCGCAAAAATATGAAGGATGAGTTTTTTGTTTAGCGAAATGTACAACAACCAAGATATGATAAGCCAATATTATGATGGTAACCTTGATCAGCTAATTTATAAAAAGCATAAGTCCGTATCTATTGAAATTGATTTCACTGGCCAAGATCTTTATTTAATTTCTAAAGCTTGCATGGAATTGGACGTAACTTTTAGTGAATTTTTTAATATGGTTATCGATAACTTTATTGAAGAATATAAAGAAAAGCAGATTGATTTCTAGTGCCAAAAGAGCCTGAAACGTTATTAATTTTTGATGGTCATAATGTGGCTTTGCGCGCATATCATGCCCTTAGCAAACAAACAGAGCTGTTGAAAAATAAAAATGGTGAAGGCACCTGGGGAGTCTATGGTTTTTTTACTACCCTTGTTCATTTTGTAAATAGATATAATCCAAATAAAGTTGTAATAACTTTTGATTGGGGTCAAAGCGAAAAACGATTAGCAATATTTCCTGAATATAAAGGGAATCGTAAATTTAATGACCCAAATGAAGTTGCTAAAAGACAAGAATCTAGAAGGCAAGTAGATGTTTTAATACGTTTACTTGAAATATTTAACATATCTGTTTTACGTGAACCAAATGTAGAAGCTGATGATATTATTGCTAAGTTAGTCAATACACACGATTGCAATATTGTTATTGTAAGTGGTGACCATGATTTAAGGCAACTTGTATCAAATAAAGTAACAATTGTTAAGCCATCAATAGGTATTAAGCAAGAAGATATATATGATTTACAAAGGGTTACTGAGCTTTATGGGATAGAACCAAATCGTTTGCCAGAAGCCTGGGCATTATCAGGCGACGAGTCAGATAATATACCTGGCGTTTATGGAATCGGTGAGAAAACCGCAATAGAATTAATTCACAAATATGGCTCTTTGGACAAAGTTTTGCTAAGCAATGATAAAAAAATAATTGGGCAAGAAGAAAATGCAAGAATAGGTTATAAACTTATAGTCTTAAATGGTTCATATTGCACAATTGACATGCCTGACATAAAATTTAATCCAATACGTCCTGGAAATTTAAAAGCAGATATTGTATTAGAATTTTTAGAAGAGCTTGGGTTCAATAGTATAAAAACTAAATGGGTAACTGGTACATTATGGAATGGCAATGAATTGAGTGTAGGAAAAAAGTTTAATAACTTAAAGTATTACAATGAAAACAAATATGCTTGAAAACTGT